TGGTGCTGGTAGTGGGACTTGAACCCACACGGTATTGCTACCAACAGATTTTGAGTCTGCCACGTCTGCCAATTCCATCATACCAGCATCTTGGATTAAAGTCTCGCATTTCAGGCAGCGAAACACCTAATGGTACGCCAGATGGGGCTTGAACCCACGACTCACGGCTTAAAAGGCCGTTACTCTACCAACTGAGTTACTGGCGTATATCTGGTGGAGCCACGGGGACTCGAACCCCGGACTTCCTGCTTGCAAAGCAGACACTCTACCAACTGAGTTATGACCCCATAAATCAAGTATTAAGTAAAGCGGCGTTTCCTTATTTAAGTCTGACTAACTGCCGTAAAAAATCCAGACCCTTAATACTTGAGTGGAGCTGCTGAAGGGACTCGAACCCCCAACCTACGCATTACAAGTGCGTTGCACTACCTATTGTGCTACAGCAGCATATAGCATAGTATTTAGTCATTCATGTGGTCTAACTAAACTCCTGATGTTTGACAACCGAATCGAACGGTACTTTAACCACACCACACCCACCCCAAGAATTACATCAGATTTTAAACTACGCTACATTTAATTGGCACTATATAGTTCCCACACCGCTCTCCCGTTCTATTGCAAATTTCGGTGGGAGGCTGGTTGATCATACCATACTGGTTGCGGGGACTGGACTCGAACCAGTGATTTCCAACTTATGAGGATGGCGAGATGACCAACTTCTCTACCCCGCAGTATTTAGCAGATGGTGGTTTATTGCTACATGATTAGATACCACAAAACTTTCATGTCCTATATATCCATCTGCTCTATATCAACACCTATCCAATCAACCTTAATAGTATCTTGGCGTGTGTAGGATCATTCAATGTAAATCCAAAATCTTCATAAACTCTATCTCGCAAAAATGGTAATGTATAATGTTCATAAAACACGATTTCGTACTGGCGAGGAATTTTGCTTAGAAATTCTTCAATACTATGAGGAAAATAGTTTTCACGAACTTCTCTATCCCAATTCTCAACATACCGATATGTCAGTAAGTAATGTAAAAAATCTTTATTGTTTACCAACAGGCCATTATACGCCTCAAACTCTGATACTTTATTTGGGTTTTCATGCTGAAGAACCTTTGCTAACTGGATAGAATTTGTCGGATGACAGGAACGCTTGGAATAAAACATATCACGAATTGCAATATATGTAGCACCACTATTAAAAATATTTCCATAATCCCATTCAATGTCAGATGAATACGCATGAATTTCATGAAATACAGACGAAGCATTAAGAATAGTATTATGCAAATCTGATTTTGGATTAGTTGACAGATAATCAGCATTAGGAACATTCTGTTTGGCAATATCAATCATTTCCTGACTAATATCATATCCAATCAATTTCATGCTTGGACAAATTTCTCCAACTATCTTCAACAATGATCCATCTGCACATCCATAATCATAAATTGTATCAATGCCGCCATCAATTTTGTCCAAGAACCAAATCTTATCCAACATACTCTTTCTCATTCCGTCATTATAAACATTCATATTTGCAATCGGAGTCATTCTACATCTACCTTTTATTTTGTTTTACGCCGTACAGTTTCTCTCTGCATTAACCGACACGGCATCACATCGGAATGATATTACATTTTAGTGTCTATCCACAGTCATAAGGCTTAACGATAACCCATACGGCACATCTCAAGTTTAGCTGACCCAACTGAACATTTGCTCTCAAAACGGCTCTGGTGACGCATACGGGAGTCGAACCCGTGTTACTGCCGTGAAAGGGCGGTGTCTTAACCACTTGACCAATGCGCCATTTGTATTTGTTGTTATTAGGCGTTTTCTTTTGTCAGGTCTTTGTCCTCCTGACATTATCTATTATAGTTGTATTTATTGTTATTATCAAGGGCTTTTTGAAAATTTCTCAAAAATTTTTTGGTGGGGAAAGAAGGACTCGAACCATCTCCCTTTGGGCTTCAACCAAATGCTCTACTCGTTAAGCTATCTCCCCGTATCGGAGGGAGGTTGTTGGCCTCCCATCCCATCATAAACAATCTGTAAGTGCCGTACCCGGACGAATCTCAATACACTCCTGTTCAGGAATAACAATAGGCTGCTTATTCTTAAAGTCATACGCCGAATGTCTATTCTTCATCTTACGTTCAATTTTCATAAACTTATGTAAAGAAACAGAATCTCCCCGGCTAACAGCAGCCACAATAGAATCCTCATATGCAGCCACTACCTCAGATATATCCTTTTTTGTTTTTCCTGTACGTACAGCAATATCAGCAATCAAGTCATTTCTATTCATAGCACACCTCATAATTTGATTGCATATTCTATGGTCTTACCCTTTTCTGCTTCCAATACAAGGAATGTTGCACCAGCGTTTGACGTTCTATGAATAGATATGGAATAATCATCAACCCCAATAATGCTTGGTACATTGACCACTTCTTTGTTAATGCCTACTGTCTCGCTACAAACGTGATGTTTATGTCCAGCGATCAAAAAATCTAATTGGACATTATAAATATGAGAAAAGTCTTTGATAGCCTGTTCCATATTCTTTACTTCGCCATGAATACCCATCACATTAAACCCAACAATATTTGAATAAATATATCCAGTAGGATTTTTGACAAAAGTAAAGTTAGGATTGTTAGCAAGACGAGTGCTGATCATAGCGTCTACTACAAGACCCATATTCTCTTTTGTAAACGTACCCTTTGGCTGTCCAAGCATACGAAGTTCAGTATGATTTCCGTTAGTCATCTGAAACTCAACTTCAACATACTTTGTCAACTCATTCAACCAATTAGTAATAAAATCAGCATAACGAACTGTCCCCTCAACAACTCCATATCTAAGTTGCATCAGTTGCTTGACTCTCAATAAGCCATCCTCAAAATCTCCCATTGAATATACATATATCTTTGAAAATCCTTCTTTTCGTACAATGCCAACGACTTGCTCAAGCAAATTCCACATCCTACTTTCAAAGATTTCTGGACTATAGGCATTAATTATCTCATTACCCAACCCCCGAATTTCAAACTCAGTTCCATAATGTTCATCGCCGAACACAAGAATACCAGCCCGATCAGACGGCTCTGCATGAATTGCCTCTGGTATACTCAATGGCTTCAACTCATTGATTGCCTGACAAATATGCTCAACAATCAATTCATCACGTGCGTTTTCACGCAACCAACGATTTAATTCCAACTTCTCAGTTTGGAGTTTTGTACGCTCCTTTTTCAACTCTCGAAGCTGGTTAGTAACTTTTGATGTAGCGGTCGTAGAACTCTCTTCAGGATTTTTAATCCAACCAGCTTGCAAATACTCATAAAATAATTTTGAGCCTTTGCGAATTGTATCACGGTGTTCATTCTCACCCGTGTACTCAGAGCGTAAATCGGCTATATCCTGCCATTCAATAGCAGGATCATCCAAACGAGCAAGGAGTAAATCAAACTGTCGGCTTAAAAATTCTGCCTGTTCTATGTCTACCACTCCCTTCTGGATGATTTTTCATCCAAAATATTTACTCTGTATCTTCAGACTCCTTGCCTTTAGAATCTGCGTCCGGGGCATAATCGGCACAGTCCTCCATAGTCAAGGTAATCAAAAGGTCTTTCTTTGCACTATCATGAAACTTCATAAGAGGCTTTAACTTCTCACAAACAAGATAGTGGTCACAATTATCACAAATAAAGTTCTTAATCATATCAGCATACCTCTTTCATAATTGTATTTATGGTTATATCAATCAAGTAAATCTGCCATTGCAGCAGTTTCACTTCGCTCTGTCTTAACCAATTTGACAAAGCCGAATTTCGGATGGCCTTTAAGACGGTCAACAGCAATCATAAGCCCATTATTTTCTGTAAATACCTTATGATCTGTCTGTTTATAATCACCATTAAGCCATAGTGCAGAACCTTCGCCCACACGACCAAGAAGCAGTTGAACGTGTTCCTTAGTCATATTTTCTGCCTCGCTGCACATAATAATGGTATTCTTTATGTCACGGCCTCGAATGAATCCCAAATGCTCTACCTCAATCTGCTGGTTGCTAATCAATCTCTCTAATCCATCTCTACCACCAACATGATCTGCAAGAGGCATAGCAAAAGGAAGTAACTTATCAAAAGCATCTCCGGGTAAAAATCCAAGAGGCTTAGAGTTCTTAACCTCTACATTATTCCGAACCCACATAATCTTATCAAACTTACCTTGCATTACCAAATCCAATGCAACAGATGACATAAGATAATCTTTGCCAGTTCCAAACTTGCCAACAAGAATTTTCACTGTAATATCTTGATTGTATAGCATATCAATAGCCAACCGCTGTTGCGGATTTCTTGGCCTAACATTGCCAGTATAATCATTCTTGATCACCTTATATCCAACCAGAGCATACTTTGTTCCATCCCAGCGGTAGAAATCTTTCGCAACTCCATCTGTGTCATAAACAATAATATGTTCATTTTGGCGGCAACCAAAAATATTATTGGTTAAATCACTATAAAAAGTAGGCAACCGTTCATCATCAGAAGTTATCTCCTGAAATCCACGGTATTCATCCATATAATCAACCACCCTTACACAATATCGTCAAGCGAACAATCCTCTCCGATGATATAATCACAAAAGCCCTTCTCTTTAGCTTCATCAGCAAAAAGATACCACTCAACACGCAACTTGCTATCATATTCATCAGAAGTAATTTTACTGCGAGAAAGCACATACTCTTTAATTCGTTGCTCAATTCGCTTATTAAACTCCATCTGATCCTGTGCCTTTGCACCAGAATTGACAACAAAATTTGTACCATCGTGCATAAGGAACTTAGCTGTCTTAGAAGCATAACGCTTGTGTCCAGCGAGGCCAATCAAGAATCCCATAGAATACTGATAGCCAAGATTGATTGTATAAACAGGTGTCTTACTCTCAAGAATCACATCCACCAGTTCAAATCCCGGATCAATCGAACCTCCATTAGACGATACATACAGTAAAATTGGTTTGCGTTCTTCCACAGGAATATCCTTATCATCCGCATTATATTGTAAAATATGGCGAACAATCGAATCAATAATGCACTCGTCAATGTCATCAGATAAGTACAATTTCCTACTACGTAAATTACGCAGATAGAAAACTTCATCGACCCCCCAATTTTTGGCGATTACACCATCATCCACATCAAAGTCAAAGTCGTAAAATCCCTTAGTCATATTGTCCCTCCAATCAATGACGATATTTGCGCTTGCGTTCACGCTCTTTATCAATCTGCTCACAAATAGAAGCAGCACGTGCATTAGAATCCATGATCAGACGCAGATATTTTTCTGCTTCTGGCAGATAATAATGATGACGCTTACTTTTCTGAACACAAGTACGGACAATCTCTGCCCTTGGGTACACTTCACGCACCCGCTGCGACTCAGGTTTTGTAATAGGAATCAATTTTCTCAGTCCTTTTCATATAAATTTGAGGATTTAAGAAAGTGCTGTAATACAGTCATTTTCGTTCTTATCCCTTCTGCACACTTAGTAGAAATCAAAAACCTCTATAATACAGCACTTTCTAAGGGTTTGCAAAAGTATTTTATGGACTTCAAACTCCACAAAATCAAAATCCGCTAATTCTATCCTTGTATTCAATTATCTTACGATATATCTCAATCCTTTTTGACTTTGAAATATTCAAGTTTCCATTTATAAATGAACTAAAATGTCTCGGAACATAATTTACATGATTTGCAAACCAAGCAACTTGCAATCCATATTCATCAAGAAAGTCTTTAACGTACTTTCTGAAATTATCTTGATCATCATAAGGCATGGACGCTAACTCCTTTCTGAATGTATAGTCATAAATCTGAATTTCCCCATTCTTACACTCACTCAAAAGAGGAATTGGTGTACTACTATCCTGAAGAACATTATATACGCTACGCTTCATTCGATAGTTTTCTCCATCCATCATGAGCAAAAACAAATGTCGTTCTATATCGCTATAGTCCTCTTCAAGATGAAAGAGAATATGATGAATAGTCTTATCTGAAATTGCAATCTGCTGAACATCTGCAATCCACTTATTTCTTAAATCAATAGTACGTTCTCTTTTTTCCTTACTTGAATAATTTTCATCACCCCAAACGCCTTTCGTATCTTCACGAAGTTGTCTTGCGCTATCTACGATCCTTGTTTCTTGCAACTTGCTATACTTTCCATCCACTTCACTTTCATCTACCAGAATATAAGACATTAATTTCTTGCGCTTTCTTGGCATCTTAAACTTGTTAATACAAGATTCTAAATAATCCATGCTTGTTGCGTACTTTACATATGACATTCTTCCACGTTCAACACAAATACTCTCATCATTCTCTTTAATTGCTCTAACTTCTTTATAACTTCCAACTACACACTTTTTGACAAATTCATCATCTTCTTCACGATATATGTAATAATCATCCCGATACCCTTTGTATCCATCAATATATTTAAAGAACATTGGTCTGACGTGTCTATTCTTATTATCTCTTACATCGTACTTTTTCTTTAAACACTGTAACTCGAACGTATTGTCTGCCGGATTTTCTCTTTTTGCTGAATCAATTTCCAGATTGCTCATAACATCTAACTGAGCAATATCACAATACAAACTCATTACGGACTCAATACTTGCTCCATTATGCAATCTATCCCACAAAATAGAATTCAACTCTTGTGAAAGATTAATAATCTCACCAATTTTATTTACACTTGTTTTAATATCCAAATCAGCTTTTTCCGCATCTGTATACTTTCGCTTATGGGCTTCTCCCTCTACCAATTTAGTAGGAACGGGGAAGTTATCGTAATTTCGCTTCGCTGCCTTAATTAAAATTTGATTATCTGATAGCAACATAGTATCGCTGTCAAAATCTGCACCTGACAATCGTTCCAGTATATTTTCTTCAATACTGTTCAAATATACAATCTCATTTGTGGGATTCATGTAACGTATGATCTCATCACGTAATACATTTTTGGTTAAAAGAACATTACCCATTGTTACGTGTGGGCTTCTACACCCAAGCAGTTCTACCCCATCATTAAAACGAACTGAATGAACTGTTTTCTTTTCAATAACAGAAGTTCCATCAAACGTACCAATCGCTTGTTTTAACATCTCAATAGGATTACCACATAATGTACTATAGTTTCCTTGAATGAGAATATGTCCACATCTTAAATTCTTAATAAAGGCTTTGATTAAATCATTACAAAACTCGACATACATTTTAGTTTTTGTAAATTTATCAGTAATACCAAGCATTGTATAGATTACATCATTCTTTGAAGCCATGCTTTCAGTATAATGAATCTGATCAGGAGAACGATACGCATAGCTAATTTGAAATCTAAGAGCAGCAGGATCAGTTTTAATTAATCTTGCAAAATCCAGAGATGGTTTAACCAGTGCTTCAACTTCCTCATATGTCATCTGGAGCGTATTCAACAACTGATAATGTGTCTGTACCATCCTACCATTAAAAAAGTGTGTCGGCTTTTCATATTTTACAACACCAAACGTAGGCTCCAAAATATCTAACCACTCATCTAATGTTCCAAATTTGACATACTTTATAGAACTTGGGGTAGTGATCAGTTTAATATCCTCAATTTGTGTTGCCCTTGTCTTTCCATTTAGCTGACTTACATTAGTAATCCCGTTATCAGCAAACCATTTTTGAATGTTAGAGTTAAAACAGCACGACTTAAAAAATCTACTACGCAACAAGAGCATACCATGTTCTCTGGCCTCTGGCATATTCTGCCGCTGGCGTTCTTGAAACTTCAAGAACACACTCCGATCCATCAACGATTGTCCATCCCAAATGCTGTTTGAAATCTCAACATCTTCAATGTTGGTTACAAGCCTTCCATCAACAAAACGAGTAGCAGCAGCTTTATCATGGAATACACTCTTGTAATCATCGACCACCAAAATGTTTTCTGGACGAAGTTGAATTGTATCTACAATACTACTCAGCGTGAGTGCAATATAAGGCTCCAGCGCAGCCAGATCAATGTCTTGTCCCTCTTTCACCTTAATTCCACACATTTCCCACTTGTGCATTTTAGGATACAACCGCTCATCTATAAACAGACATTTACCAACACGACTCGATCCGGCGCTGCGCTTAAATCTCACATACTTAATACCGTCACAGTAAAATCCGTTTTTGTACAATTCTTCTCGAATATTCGCAACACTGTTAATTGTCTGAATATTGCTGTTGGCCTTATATGTTTTACCATCAAATTGAAACGCTGTACCATACACACTTTCTGGAATAGCATTTTCTACAGGGGAACCAACCTCAACTCCTGCCAACTCTCCATCTGCAAAAGCCACACAATCATGGAATACTAAATCATCATAAGTATACTTATGTAAAATGTAAAATGTCTTATCGCCTTTTTGAACCTTGTTATATTGTTTATTGCTATACTTAAATGTCACATTAATGACCCTGTAAGTATAATCTTTTTTGTTTTGGTAGAACGAAAATTGTTCACTCGGACATATCTGAGCAAACACTTCTTGCATCTTAATAAGATCAAGGCTGTAATCTAATGTGTTGATAAACCGTCCAAGATTCAAAACTCCTGCTTGGCTTCTGAGCCTATATCCGATTGGCTTTCCATTTTCGTTGATCTTTTGATTAACACAATTATTCGATACAAAAATGTCCTTTCCATCAAGGGACGGTATTCTCACCCCATTCTCAAGCATTTAATCACTCCATTCAAAACAATAACTTCTCGCCTTTTGGCTGTTCAGGATAAAAGAACTCAGCAGTATTAGGTAACTGGCTCAAAAACTCATCTGGTATTTTACCCTGATACCAAAGATTGTTAGTAGTTATCTCTCTCCCATCAAAGAACCTAATCCAAAATCGTCTGCCAGAATGTCCAAGAAAATCATAATAGTTTGGATTATCTACATTTCCACCATCACGATAACATTCACCATTAATTATAATGTGTTGTTCTTTCTCGGCAACAATTTCATTCCAAAAATTCTTATAAAAACACGTTCCACTACATAACACAGCATTTGAATATTGACTCTTTTCTATTTCCTTACCGCATATCACACATTTCACTCAATCGCCCCTTTCATTTTCACAAATATCAACAATATGATCACACAACCTATCAGGAATAATAGAACGTTCAATGTGTCCTTTTAAGCCCTGTGTTCCTGTTTTTGCTCCACGTGGAGCAGCTACATGACATGGATCGCCATTATGACATGGCGGTTTAAAACGAGGGTTAGGATGATTAGTAAAAATATCTGTAGGCTTCATTCGTGTATCTCCATACTGACAATATGTAAGCGTATATCGAGGCAAGTCTTTCATAAATCTCATTTTACGAAGTCCTCCACGTGGATTCTCAATAAACCAATACTTAGGATTAAGTTCATGAATTAATTTCAATACGTGTTGATTAACATTATCACAAAACTTAGCATACTCCGAAACAGGTGCTAAATTTCCATCATCCTCTTTACGCCTATGATGAGATATAGCAGCAATGCTATATGTCGTACAATCTGGAGAAGCCCAAATTACATCAGGTCTACCAAAATTCTTCAAAATATCATCAGCGGTTATTGTACCAATATCAGCATACAAGTCGATATTCTCAAATCTTTTATCCCACTCTATACTAAAAACCTCATGCCCCCCGCTCAAAGGCTTTCCCGATTGAACGTGTTCCAGCAAACAATTCTAATACCTTCATATTTCCTCCCTATAATTGTATTTCTTGTTATTTTCTGTAAAGAATAACAGTATGCTTTGCAAAAATATCACGAATTACAGGATAAACAATATCCCAGCTTGCTCCACCAAGACCACAACCAATCATATATGGCATAGCAATAGGCTCGTTGTAAGGAATAATCTTTGCAAGGCTCGTCAACGCCTTACTCAGTGCTACAATATCAGTGTGCATCTTACCAACACCAAACCGCTCCTGTCCAAAGACATTGCAAACCACCTTTCCGTCATCTGTAGGAACCAACAAAACCTTACCAAGCAACTTCTTAGCAAAGTGATCTGCACAATACTCCTGATAGCGGCGGTATACATCAGGATATTTATTTCTGATTTGAGCAGCAACACCACGCCCCATTGCTCCATAGCAATTCACTTGATGAACAATATAAGTTTCGTTGGCCTCCAGTAAATCACCATTAATCACTCTTACCATTTTCAATTTCCTCCATAACCTTATAAAATTCGCTGCCTTTAATTTCTGTAAATGTCTCTGACGGCATTTTAATCTGATCTGCACTAAATGAACAATACACAATACCTTTATAATCAAACAATCGTGATGAACTATGCCCCATCATATAGTTGTTATACCATGCTGGCGAAGGCTTACGCACATTTTTCAAATCGACAGCACGTTTTACCCATTCTTTATTAATGAAAGAGTTTTTCTTAAAAAATCGTAACCCCTCATTTGTCTCTTTAGAACAAAGTTGTTTTGCAAATTTAACTTTATCATTTTCTGTAGGAACAATACCAATAACCGTTGAAAACGGGCAAAACAAAGTTGACTCAATTCCAAATTCTTTAAAAAAGCCATCTACAATTTTTCGATTAGGTTCAATACTATTTTGCCAAGCCCAATAATCTTCGTATAATGCCGAACCTTCATTTACTGTATAAAATTTTTCCAAAAGATGTTCTCCTTTCAAACGTGTGTCCAAATTTGATTATTCACAATTCTTGAAATAAGACCCACACTTACTCCAAAACACACAGCCAGTTCTTGACGATTACACTTTTGCCCTTTACCTTTTGGAATATAATGTTCCCGAATATAGCGCACATCATTTTCAGTTAATTTAGACATTCCATTATTACTCCCTTGATACTGACCACCCCTTGAACTCATTTCAAACTGAAACATATTATCAGTATCAATCAAATCCATTTGTGCGGCGTGTGCATAATTGTATTTCCTCGAACACCATTCCAAATTCTCAAGGTGGTTATTTTGTTTGTTGCCATCAATGTGATTAACAATCTCATCATTGAACCAGTTCGGCAAAAATGTTTCTGCTACACATCTATGTATTCGGATGTTTTTATTTCGTCCACAAATTGAAGTGCAAATTTGTAAATAATCACTTGTCCCGATATGGGGTTTATATACTCTTTTTGTTATGGCGTTCCGAATCCTGCCATATGTAGAAATCTCGAAACGCCATGACAAATCTTCTCCGTCATACCAAGCACCAGCCCATTGTTCCAGCACAATCACTCCTTTGCTCTACAATCATAACATTGCATGAAGTTGCTTAACAGACTCAGCAATGGCCTGTGCTGCTTTTAACATATCCTCGCTGCTATTATCTCGTCCCATTGAAATACGAATTGTGCAACTCGCATCATGGTCATCAAGATACAATGCCTTCAGAACATGAGAAGGATCAAGTGAACCAGCAGTACACGCAGAACCAGCGGACACACACACATCTCTTTCATTCAGCAATAACAACATAGCTTCACTCTCACAATGAGGCAGCGTAAGACTGATAATTCCCGGAACGCCGCCGTCTGTATTAACATGGTACACCACACCAAGTCTATCAAGTTCATCCAAGAATACCTTACGCAAACTCTTATAAATGCCCTCTCGATAATCCATAGTGCTTTGTTTATGCAAAAGTTCTACAGCAGCACCCATAGATGCAATACCGGGAACATTCTCTGTTCCAGCACGAAGATGATGCTCTTGACCGCCCCCTGTGATAATTGGATCAATTTTCAGCCCACGGCGTACATAAAGAACTCCAACACCCTTCATAGCATTAATTTTATGTCCAGACATTGCCATCAAATCAATATGGCTCTTGTTCACATCCAAAGGAATATGCCCCAACGCCTGAACTGCATCAGTCATAAAAATAACCCCAAATTCCTGACACAAATCGCCAATATCATCAATAAGCTGAATAGACCCGATTTCGTTGTTCACAGCCATAATCGACACCATACCCAACGAATCCTTGAACTGTTGCATCACACAATCCAGTTCCTCAATATCGACACGACCATCCTGATCTACTGGCATATAAATTACCTTGAATCCATCTGTCTCTAAGGATTGACAAGTATGAAGCACCGCATGATGCTCAATCATACTGGTAATAATTGTAGTCTTTCCAATCTTCTTCAGGTATGGAGCCATGCCACGCAACGCAAGATTGTCAGCCTCGCTTCCTCCAGCCGTAAATACAATTTCATCAGGACTTGCACCAATGTAGTTTGCAATCTGGCTACGGGCTTTTCCCACTACTTTTGCTGCACTAACTCCGGCTTGATGTAAACTACTCGGATTACCATAATCATCATGCAAAGCCCATAGTGCAGCTTCAAATGCTTCATGTGAGATTCTTGTTGTAGCTGCATTATCTAAGTAAATCAATTTCAACACTCCTTACTGGTCATTACGACCATCTCCATATTCATCAGCATATTTATGAAAATCCAACCTGTATTGATTTCGTTGAATCTCAATCTCTAATTCAATTTCCTCATCCGTAGGCAATCTGCCGGGATCAAAAAAATCACAAATTTCGTCACTTTCACACTGGTCACGCCAGATACATTCTAAGCACGAAGGCTTTTCGCTTTTATATTCCATTTCAAACATCTACTCCTATCTGATTTATATTCCTCCCTTATATTGTTGTATTTATGGTTATTTGCTCTAAAAAATATGTGAAATAAATTCACTTTCATCAACCTCTTTCCCATTATACTGCATTGTGGAGGATATGTTCAAAAGTTTCTCCGCTCTCGTCATAGCCACATACATGAGTCGTTTTTCTTCATCAGGATTCTCGCTCTTTTCATGAGGCAAAAGCCCTTGATTCACACCGGCGACAAATACAACAGGAAATTCCAGTCCCTTAGATTTATGGATTGTCATTAATTGAACAGAATTTGGATTGGTTTTCTTTTCCTTTGAAAGCCTTGTCATAAAGGCAATGAATCTTTTCGGATCGTCATAGTCTGAAGCCATTCGTTCAAGCGTATTCAAATTTTCAACACGACTATCATCATTTTCGCACAAATCTTTTGAAACATAAGAATCAAGATTTAGATAGTCACGTAAGTTTTTAATAATGTCAGCAACGGTCTTATACTTCTCGTCACCTACAGTTTTAATAGTAGCATATATATTATTGACGGCGTTCTTGTACCGCCAATTTGCTTTACTTACTGTAAACATTGCACAGTACATAGAAATCTTTTCTCTACGTGCAAGCCGCCGTACTTCCTGAATAAAGGCTTGACCAAGCCATCTATTAGGTCGGTTATATATGTATTCAAAAGCCTCATCATCATTCATATCACAAATAAGTCTGAGATAACACAGCACAGTCTTAATCTCTCGGCGGTCAATGAACGACAGTCCATCAACGATAGAGTAAGGAATATTGTGCCGATAAAGAGATGCTTCAAAATTTTGTAGTTGTGCATTTGTCCTTGTCAATATTGCAATATCTTTGTACTCATACCCAGCTTCCGAATACTCTTTAATCTTTGCCGCTATACTATCTGCTTCTGCTGTTTCATTCAGATACCTTTCATACACTGGCTTCTCAAACTTACCCTTATCAGAAATACTTTCTACATAATGAGGATGCTTGGATTCTGGAATACATCTTGCAAAGAGGTTTGCTGCCTCAACAATATCTTGGCTGCTGCGATAGTTCTTATTTAAATGGATAATTTTCGCTTCAGGCCAGTCTTGGTCAAACCCAAGCACATACTTATTGTCACTACCACGCCACATAAAAATGTTCTGAAGAGGATCATCCACGACAAACACATTCTTATATTTACTTCCAATCAGACGTAGGATTTCATACTGTACTGCATTGGTGTCCTGCATCTCATCTGCCAAGATAAACTGATACTGCTCCTGACAATAAGCCAACCCCTTTTCATTTGAACTTAAAATTTCATAACACTTTACCAGCATATCATCAAAATCTAACTGATTATGTGCGCTTTTATATTTTTCATACTGACTATAAATTTTGCCATACCTTGTGGTTTTATCTGGCTTTTTCATCTGATTCTTCTGAATAGAAATAAAACTTAGAACATCTGCAATTTCTTGTCCATCAGGCTCTTTTTCACCAAATGTATGCTGAATGACTTCCTCAATGATTTTTACCTTTTTCCAATCCTGATCCAGAATTTCAAATTCATCTTTGTTAAATTTTCTAATAATACGATACCCAAAAGAATGAAAAGTCTCAATATTTATGCGTGAAGCATATTCAGGTATCATTTCTTTCAGCCGTTTCATCATGTTCTCTTTTGCCTTTTTGCTGAAAGTGATCGCTAAAATATTCGTTGGCTCAACATCATGATCATTAATCAAACTCACAATTCGATTAACCAACACTCTTGTTTTACCAGAGCCAGCAGATGCAATGACATTACAACATCCAGTGTAAAAGTCTACCGCTTCTTGCTGAACCTTACTTAGATTCATTTTCATGTCCTCCTATGCCATATTCAATTTCATAACCATATTTTTCTTGCAATTTTTCCTGATAATCTTTGTTTTTCGCTGACGGTAACGCTGGTAAAATGTCCTCAGAGTCATATGGCAGCGTTATGTCAGACAATCTCTTAAATTGTTCTATATAATTACTTACCAACTTCGGATTCTTTGCAAATCTATTTTCAGCATTTGTGTCCATGATTTGCTTGAACACGATACCAATTTCTCTCTGCCGTTGAGTTATGGTTTTATCCGCAAAACTTTTTAAAATGCTTTTACATTGCTTTTCGTCTACTCGCCAAAGTTCAAACGCTCTGCATACAAAAATAATCCCGTTCTCTCGCATCAACCTTGTTAATTCGGTATTATACCTTAATGCCTTTTTCCCATACCACTTTTCACTGTCATAGGTTATTTTCGCTTTTTTGCTTGCCTGTTCTACTAACTTGGCATACAATTCCATTTCTTCGTCAGTTGCTCTACGAACTTGCGCTGGCTCAATAATTACATGACCATTATTGATTTCCGCTGTTTTTGGCATAATACCAATCATATGTGTTTCATTGTAGATTACACAGTTCATAGCTGAAAGATATTTGATACATCTCCGAATGTAATCATCAATTCTGTTATCGGCTTTATTAAAATACTCAGTCAATACATTCTGATCAAAGTCCAAATCCGTATGTGCTGCATCTTGATTGTATTTCATATTATTGTAGTTTGAATTAACAAGGTTCGTAATATGAGCCAAGTCCAGAGAGGTAATCACAGCCATCCGATCTTTCTTGGCCTTACTATCCTTGCCATACACAACCTGATATAAAATCAGCGGAGCGAGATACTGATAAATGCCTTTATGTATCTTAGAATCATACAGCGACTTCGGATACTTGTAGACTTCCAACACCTTATACTTCTTAGTTTCAGGATCATACTCATAATCACAGTATCTTGCCAATGTATCCAAGAACATACTCTGGTGCTTACCGCTGGCGAATTTCTCTTTATGATGGTATGATCTCCGCTGCGCCTCAGAGCATACTTTGTCAACCAAAGAACTCTCGTTATATGTTCCACGTTTCAATTTTACTTCTTTGCTTTCGATTTTCCTCACCTCCCTCTAAAAAGACTCCCTTAGTTGCCCTCCAGAAAAAATGCCCGAAAACCTCTGTGTTACAAAGAGTTTCAAAGGTTTTGCCTATGTACTTTTTTGCCATAATTAAATATATATAATATTATGCCAAAGTGGTACATACAGAAAACCCGTCAAACACACTGTATTCAAACAGTTTCCAGCCACTTTCTCTGGAGGGCAACTGAATGAAATTGCTTATACACAGACCTTTTGATATATTATTCTTGTGGACTTGCGCCAGCAAGGACACAACAATGGGCGTTGCCGTAGGCAAAAGCACATTGCCCTACTCTCACCGCTTACAGTCCATGTGACTCCACAAAAGCATCCATCTGAGCCTGACTCCGCTTAATATAATGGTAGGTGGTTTTAATGTCGTTATGCTTGAGAAGCTGCGACACCATTACCTCATCCTGCGTGTTCGTGCTGCTTGAAATCATATGATAAGGATTGGTCTTTCTCAAAGAGTGTGTTCCCATGTGCATATCAATTCCCAATGCTTTAGTTGCCCTCTGAAGCATCCGCCTCATCCCATCAACACTCATCGGCTCATCAGGCTTTTTAGAGTTCGGAAACAACCAATCAGACATTCTATACTCATCAAGGCTATTAAAATACATAGCCAGAGCATCCCTTGCTTTACTGTTCAACAGCACAATAGACTTCTTGCCTGTTTTTTGCTCATGCTCAAATGTCACGTGTGTTTTAAAAGAGCCATCAGGATTCAATACATCATATACGTGCAAGTGTAAAATATCCCCCGCCCTCCGGCTCATATTCAAAGAAAACACAAAATAAGCATAGTCCCGGATATTGACGTTCTTGTGTCCTTTTCTGGTCAGGAAGAATTGCTTGAACCGCTCCACATCCTCCAGTAGATAAATAGGATCGGTAGGATTATGGTTGCAATGCTGTTGTTCATTGTATTCCTGATCCATAATAGGAGCAGCTACCTTAACAGCCGGAGAATGAATTTTTGCGGCTTTGGCCTCCATAAACTGCTGAACCCAAGGAGCAAGTGCTACCTGAAACTCACCATCAGTCAACTTCATATTTTGTGTCATCGTAAAAACCTCCAGTTTTATTATTCTGTTCATTTTGCGAACATGATTGAAAAACTCTGTGTTTAAGTCCTTTCTCTATTATCTATTATACGCTTCGGAACTCTATTTGTCAACAGATTTTTGTATTTCTTGTTATAGTTTTTCGAGGCAATTACAGGGTCATCGTAATACCTATTTATATATAGGAGTTTTGGAGAGGTTTCGGCAGCGAGATTGATGTTTTGGTGATCTGCGTGGTCGGCTGAAAGGTGCTGGAGTATAGGAGTTTTCACGATGACATTTACGATGACATTTTGGGGTTAGTGGGCTGATTTGCGGTTTGGATGTTGAGTAGATGTACTCTGGCGGCTGGGCGTTTTCAAATTCCCGAAAAAGTGTAAAGTACCCCCCACATGATCCGCACACTTCCGGCAGCACAAAAGCCCCTTGTTTTAAGGCGGTTTTGTTCGGCATACTCCAAAAACCGAACAAAAGCAAGAGCAGCCAAAAGCAAACAAAACCGGGACTTCATGCGGGATCAGGCCAGAGCCAGAGCCGCCAGCTTCCCGCCGTCTATTTCTGCCAGTGTTGCGGCCTTGCTTTTGATCCCCGTTTCAATCGAACAAAAGGCGGGGTTTTCGTTGTTCTGCTATCCCGTCCACATTCCAGATCAGCAGCCAGCCCACGCCAGCGCACACAACGCCAGCACACGCCAGCCTTCAGGCCAGCCGCCAGCCGTCCACATGATCCCGCCAGCATAACCAGAAATACAACCACAATTTGCACAAAAACAACCCCTTTTATTTGTGCAATATTTCAATCAAAAAACACTTGCATTTCTGGCTATTGTGTGGTACAATATAGACAGTTAAGGGAGGGAACACAAAAACAAGCCTTCCCAAAAGTCAAAAAACAATAACCACAAATACAATTAAGGCGCAAACCGGGAGGTAACACAATGACAAGAGACATGATGAAGCGGATCAAAAAGAATAAAGAAAGCGCTGCCTTGCTTGTGCGGTATGCAAACCCCAAAAGTAAAAGCAAGCCCACGGAAGAAGAAGTGCTTGAAATTCTCTATAGACATATTCCCTATTGTGGAACACGTCCGGCTATTAAGTCCTTCACCGTTTCCAGATTCAACCGTAACAAAATTATTAAATGCGCTTATTTTGTGGTAGAACTGGACAACAGCAAAACATATGAGATCAGCGCATATCAAGATTTAAAGGGCAGAACGCCAGAACAAAAGGAAGAGGACAAAACCGCAGAATATCCTTCCGGCCTGTTTACCATCTTTCATACTGAAATTAAAGCCCCTGAAAAAGAGCCGGAACAGATCACAGAAAAGGAAACGGCAGAAAACCCGGAAAATGAAAGCGTAAAAATTCACGGCCTTTACAGTCTGGCAAATTGCGCTTGTCTTGAAGTCCATATTGAAGAAGGCTATGATCCCTTCATTATGTGGCGGCTGTCTATTGTGGACAGTGAAAAGCCGCAAAAATGGCACAAGGCGAAAATATACGACACGGCAAAAGGGCGGCAATATTTCAAGTATGGCAAAATCAGAATTTATCTTGATGAGGTTATAAGAGTATAAACGGCGGCAGCACTGGCACAAATAACAAGAAATACAATCAATTTTAAATGCTGGCCTATCGGCAACACGGGGAGAAAGTGAAGGTTTATTATGAAACTGAAAGCGACAAAAAAAGCTATTAGAAATAGCGGCTATAACGTTTTGAAGATCGGTTATTGCAACGCTCAAAACCTTTTGAGACATAAAAGCCCCTTCGCCTATTCAGAGCGGCGGGAAGGTTGGGCTTGTGACTACTACCAGATCAATAATACCATTATTTCAACGGGTTATGATCCTATCGGGATAAAAGTTGATTATGATTTAATCCGGGAATATGACAAAAAGGCCGAAGCAATTTGGCGGGACTACTCCCGCACATATAAGGATCAGGAAGCCGCCGTCAATGCCTTGTTAGATGATTTTATCAAGAAGGCGGCATAATAACAACAAATACAAAAGCGGCGGTTTTCTGAAGGGTTTTCCCGCTACAAATAAAGCCCTATCCCGTGAAATTATAAACCCATTCTTTCAAAATATGGAGGTTTTCAAAATGACAAATCAAAACTTGACTTTTAACACGCTTGATTCTTATTTCTTGAACACTGGCAGCATGAAGTTAAATATCGGCTATTTGCGAGACAGTATCACGGCATATTTTGACGTAACAGAGCGGCACACAAACGGCGGCAACGGCAAAAGCCTTTTGCAAGTCAATCTTGAAAATATGCGCCGTTCTATTAAATCCCTTGTTTGGGAAGCGTTTCAGTCTATGACTAATGACTATTTAGAGAATGAGACAGGAAGCCGGAAGTATACTTGCACAAGTGAACAATTAAAAAAGTATTTGAAACAATACGGCTTTACACTTGATGAGGCATTAAAACCCGTTATGGATGAGATCAACGCATGGCGGGAAAATCTGAAAAATGGGAAGGGGCTTTAACCATGAAAAAGGCAGATATAAGGCAAGCATTTAAGGCTATTAAAAACGCAAAAGAAAAGGAAGATTTTTTAAAAGTCCACAATATCAAATTTACACATGATAGCCTTCAACGCTTGATTATTTGGTGTAGTGATGGAATATTAACACTTTATCCCACATTTTAAAAGGAGGAAAAAAGAATGTTTCAAAAAGTATTTAATGATATTCTTTCAAATTTGGAATATGAAAATATTCCTTTTGAGGTTGTGACAGAGAACGGGAAAAGCGTGATCCGCATTGATTGCGGGAACAAAATCGGGAAAATCATTTTTGACGATACGGAAAAACGGGAGGCAAAATAAAATGACTATTAACAAGGCAAAAGCCAGCGCATACAACACGGTAACAACGGCGGCAGTATATGACTATATGCGGCAGTATTTAGCGGAAATTTCCCGCATGATAGAGCCGGAAGAGGACGGGACAGGAAACGCATACAAGGCAAAACTTCAGCAGATGGAAGGAGTAAACCGCCAGACATTAAAAACTTGTGCGGCAGAATTAGAAACGGTTGTAAAGCGGCTGAAATATGCTATTGAAGGGCAATATTGACAAGCTGGAAAAATCAAGTGATCCACAACGGGGAGAAGCCCGGAAATATTCAGGTTATGCTTTTATGGCCTCCCCATTGTGGCAGCTTGACAGGCGGCAGCAGATAGGGCAAAAACCGGAAGGAGTTTTTACAATGACATTTTACACAACATTCACCACGGCAGACGGAATAAAAGCGGCTTATATCTACCAGACGAAGCGGCAGTTGATAGCAGCAGATCAGAACGGCACTTTTAAGGCTATGCAAGAGGTAAAACACAATAAAGCCGAAGCCGGAATAAAGGCAATAAAGGCACACTTACAAAATAACGGCTACAAGGTTTTAAGGCCAGTAAAAGCGGATCGGTATTCAGGCGGTGACTTCCTTTTACCATTGCCCGGAAAAGAATATTTGCAAAAACGTTGCTATTATTGAGCATTAAAAAAGAGGCGGGGAAAATGAAAGTAAATCGTGATTTTGAAATTAACGGCGCAAAATTTCATTTGAATGATGGTAAAGGAATTTTCTGTAAATCAAAATATATACTTATGTATTATATTGAAGATTTTGGTTGGGTTGAAATAACTGGATCAGTAAACAACAAAAAAGAAGCGGTTAAACTTGCACAAGAATTTCTTAAATATAGATAATGGGGGCTGGAAAAATGACTGATTATGTAGCTATCGGTTTTGACGTTGCGGGTTATGTTAGAGCGTTTACCACTGGCACATTAAACGCTTGCAAGGCAGCAGCCAGAACGTACAAGCGGAAAAAGAACGGTATGCGGGTTTATCCCGTTGTGAAGGTTATGACGTGGGAAGAATGGGAGGCAATGAAAAAGAATTAGCAATGGATCAGAACAACATATAACAAGAAATACAATATAGACAAAATAGCCGCTTGTAATTTGGCGGCTATGACGGGCAGAAAATAGTTGCATTTCTGGTTATTGTGTGGTACAATAAGAACATAGAATAACAGCAGCGGAAAACAGGCAAGAGACAAAAACAAGCCTATAACAACAAATACAATCTTTTGGAGGTTTTGAAAATGAAAGTTTACGCTAAACAGATTAACCCGGAATATCAGGAAAGTTATTTATTTGATGACGATGGAATGGGAACGGAATATATTAACGTATGTGGAAACAAGGATTTTCAGAGCCGCACAAGCAAACTTTTTGATAGGGTAAAAGAGTGTTTAGACAATGGAGAATTAGCGGAGGCCATAGAGGATATTAAAACAGGCGGTTATTATTCCAGCTTTTATGAAAATGTTACACAGGCCATAAATGATCTTTTGTGGCGGGAGGACGGAAAGCCCTATGGTACAAGGCAAATCGGAAAATTGAAACAGCTTGTTTTGAAGTATAGTGATTGCCGAAGCAACGAAGAGGATCAAATTTTGGTTGACGTTCTTTCTATTGTAACAGCGGAAAAATGGGACTATAGGCAGATTAACGGTTGTTGCCAAAGTGACTGGAATTATGTTTATTATCCTGTTCAGTATTGGACGAAAGAAGGGCTTGATGCTTTTGAAACAATGTATTTTAACACTGGATCGGAATGGGTTATTCACGATGAGGAAACAGAGCCAGAAAGCCCGGAAGATATTAGCGGCTATTCAGTGTATTGCATTAGTTGGAATGATGAGGGGATCAAGAAAGAGTTAGCAGAAGCGGCAGGAGTAGAGCCAGAAGAAATTATTATGTATGCTTATGATCATTCTGTTAGTGTTCCAGTTTATAGAATAGCTTAACATGGAGGGTAGAAAAATGAAACAATGGCATACTATCACATTTTCGGCAAATTTGGATCAGGATGATATAAGGGCAATGAATAAATGCTTTTATGACGCTATGAAGGAAAGTATGGAAATTTCAGAATGTGCAGACTTGATGATCAGAACAGAGTATGAGGAAAGCCGGAAAGAAAAGGCGGCAGCGGACTTCATAGAAGCTATTAAGACATTAGCAAGCAAGCCGGAAAATCTGGAAAATTTACAGTTTTATCTTGAACAGCATTTTCCCGCATGGATGAAAAAATTTGCTTATGATCCAGACAGTTTAGCGGCAGAAATGAAAGAGTTTGCAAACATGGAAATTTAGTAAGCTGGAAAAACAATGAAGGAGGCGGCAATTCTGGTATTGATCAAGCGGATAAATAAAGGCTTGTTTGTCCGCTTGAATGAGTATCAGAAAGACGGGAGGCAGAAAAAATGCAGAGACAGGATAAAGAAAACCTAATCATTATATTTCAATTCATGCAGCACAATGATCCTAATGGTGATTATTGGACATATATAGAGGATATAGAGGCAGGAGAAATTAGCTTGACAGAAACAGTAACGGTATTGATCAGAGTATTAGCACAATGGAAAAGTGACTTGCATAGCCGGAAAAATCCCCTCTATGCGAAAATGACAACATATCAATTAGTTTTGGCAGCTATGGCATAAACACATATAGGAGGCCGGAAAAATGGCATACACAAACGTACAAAGGACAACACAGACAAAACAAGCGGTTTTTATGGGATGCAGGACACAGGCCAGATGGAAAGCCCATTATAAGCGCATTAGAGCAGCAATCAGAACGGCGGCAGGCTGGACAACGGCAATTATGTTTTTTCTGGTTTTGGGAAAAGCCGGGGCTTCAGATTGCGGCGCACCTATGGAAGAAATTTTCCCTTCAACATTTATCTATATGGGAATTGCAATTATATCTTTCCATGTATGGGAAGCGTTTGGCGGCAATCGTACATATAACAATAAATACAATAGGAAGGTGGAAAAATGATTTATATTATTGGCGGCGAAAAGTGTATTGAATTAAGTATGGAAAGTGATCATTGTAAATCGTTCTTTTACAAGGGAAGATATTTTGTGAAACTATCAGACTACAATGCAGACGATTAAGGAGGCCGGAAAAATGATAACGATTGAAAAAGTTATTAGTTGGACAATTCCTCTATTTGGTAACAAGCGGATTTTTGCCTATGGAAAGTTGCTTGTTAGTGATGGAAAAACAAGGCGGTTTGTAACAACAAAAGAGGATAGCAACGGATCATATATCACATTCAATAGAAAGCGGTATAGGATCAGGAACAACGGCGGTTTATACAATCCACTTTTGCAAGTGGAAGCGTATTAAGGAGGTTAAGAAAATGGTTAATTGTTTAGGAAAATGGACGCATACTCCAGATCAACCAGCAAATTGTGATATGGATATTATTGCAAATATGATTATGGAGGATGGATATAAACCAAAAACAGATTTGGAAAATCTAATAATTATGGTTTTGCTTTTATTTGAAAGTGAAACAGAAGATTCTTCGTCAGAATTTTTTCCAACATATGATTTTGAAACAATGGCAATAAATGCTGATGGATTAAAAAGATTTGTTTATGCAAGTGGAGGCTGGAAAGAGTTTGATTATTACGCATAATATCATTTTTAAGGAGGTAACGGAAAATGCTTGATAAGTTTGAAGCGGCGGCATTAGAGGCCATTCAGAAAGCAATGCAAGCGGTAACAGGCAGCGGAAAGCTGGAAACACGTATTCTCAACGCAGAGTACAATATGGGGAAGTTTGCGGCATTAGTGGAAATTCTGGAAGGCATGAACACAGAGCGGTTTGTATCAGTTGTAGATCAAACAGCGGCAGACAGAGACAGGGTTACAAAATTCATTGAACAGATTTACAGTATCAGAACAGAAAAGACACATGGAAGTGTAGGTCAAAATATTATTGCAGGACTATACGGGAGGTAACGGAAAAATGAGGGTTAAATATCTGCCAGTTGCGGAAGGACGGCGATTGCACATAGAGGCCTTTCCTAACTTTTCTGCCAGTGGATCAATAAAGGGAATGAAAGACAAGTTTTATGGTAAAAATGCCTTGCTTGTGAAATGCGGCAGCTACATTTACAATGTTGGAAATTCAGACTATGGCAGGACGATTTACTATAGCAGAGCGCATTAAGGGAGGGTTATAAAATGGCACGTTATCAGGCAGTTATCAATACAGACGGTTACAAGCTAATGCCTTGTAGCAAAAAGAATTGGGAAGCCGGAACAGTCAATGATTTTATGCTTGCTATTAACGGCTGGAAAAGTACAGAGCGCAGCCTTCAGGAAGTCCGCTGGAGAATTGAAATGCTTTTTAAACACGCACATTATCATTGCGGCAATTCTCATTGGGAAAAATGGTTTGCACAGAGAAAGAACAAGATTAAATATCATGATCGGTTGTGTGAATTGGATCGTCTGGATGATATTTCTGTTCCGGGTTTTGCACAAGGCTATGTGGATATTGGTGCTTTACTGGAAAAACTGAAAGCAGAAGGAAAAATCCTTATTCCTTTTAGTATGGGATATGACATAAGGCAGAGTGGCGACAAGCGGTATAAAGGTTGCTACATGGAAATTTGCAGAGTGGCATAGGAGGAAATATGAACGAACAAATTAAGCTATCAATCAATCACGAAAAGTTAAAAGAGTGTGGATTGAGTTTTGAAAGTTGGAGCGATATGTATTATTACATTAAGTCATTAGTGGAGTGGTTAGAAAGCCATAACAAGAATTACAATAAGGCGCAGTATTACAAGATTGTAACGATAAAGGAAATTCTTGAAAGCATTGATTGTGGCGTTTGATAACGCAAAAGGAGAATTGAAAAATGGAAAGCAAAATGACAATCCGGCAGCTTCGTAATGCGGTATGTAATGGAGAGTTGATTGTACGGGACAACAATATCATTATGCAATCAACGCATGACAATAGTGGAAAATCCCGTGTTGAGTTGACAAATGTAATGTGTTCTTATGATGCTATACTTTCTTTGCCAGTTGAGAAACTTAACTATGATGCTGGAAAATTCATTGCAATAATTGATATTCCAGCAGCGACATTGATCGGAATGACACGATAAAATAGTTGCAGAAATGCAAGAAAGGATGGTAAAGCAAGATGAAGTTGAAAGAGTTGGATACCATGTTGGAAAATCAGCGGACAATTTGTTACAAGAAAGACGGCAATTCAATCACGTATCACAATAAGGATATGCGGCTTGTAGAAGGTTGTCTGTATTGTGGAGAGCCAGAGGCAGAAAGCCAGTGGAATAGCTATTGTATGCTTTATGTACGCTATCCAGATCAGAAAGTGGCAATGGAAATTGGTACAGTCAATGCGGACTACAATGTAGAAGAAGCGGTTGGCGTGGTCAAGAAAAACGGAATTGAAACACAGGACACATTTATTGAATGTGTCAAGCGGAAAATTGAGGCGCAGGATCATATTCAGTTGACATGGATTGAGTATTTAAAATATATCCGTCCTACTTTGATTGACGCTTGTTGGGAAAGTCGGAAAGCCTTTGCAGAAAAGCGTGAACAGATCAGACAGGAGCGAAAAGCACAGAGGGATGCAGAGGATCAAAAGTATGTGGCAGAGCATAACGCAGAAATGGAAAAGCAGATTGCGGCGGCATATGAGGTTATCCGTAATGGCGGTACACTTGAAAATTCTGATGTGTCAATCTATGAAAGCCGTTATAATTCCCATACCTACAAGATCGTCAATTATCTGTTCCGGCAGCATGGTATAAATTGTCCGATTAAGACTCAAGGTTGGATCAATGAAAGACTTTCACAAGTTACTGTCACTCCAGAAGGCACCGTCAATGTGCGGTTTTGGAAAACAAAGAATGGAAAGTGTTCGGAAAAAGTTTTTGATTGTTTGTTCGAGTTGGTAAGGATCGTAAGAGCGGAAAATCAGAAAGAAACACAGAAATAGACCAGTTTTAGTAAGCCGGAAAACAACAACAAATACAACATAAATTATTAGGAGGAAATAAAAATGACACGTTTTAATATTCAGTGGACGGCAAAGACTCTGACTAATCAGATGAACAAGGGCAAGGTAAACTTCGACAATGCGGTGCAGCGTGGGCTTGTGTGGGACAATGGGAAAAAGAGCCTTCTCATTCACAGTATGCTTTATGGTTATGCCATTCCCGCTATGTACTTTACACGGGATGAGAACGGAGTGTATGACAGTCTGGACGGAAAGCAGCGCAGCAATGCCATTAGTGGATTTTTGAATGGGGATTATGCACTGGCTACTGACTTCCCCGCCGTGACAGATGATGATGGAAACACAGAGGACTTCAGCGGCATGACGTTTGAACAGTTGCCGGAGTGGGCGCAGGATAGGATTAAGGATTATAACCTTACTATTTACTACTATGAAGATATGACGGAAGATGAGGTACGGGAGTTTTTCAGGCGGCTTAACAATGGCAAACCTCTGTCCTCTATCGAGTTGACCAGAGTAAACACGGCAAATCTGAAAGTATTTCAGGAATTGGCTGGACATGACACAATTCAGGCAGTTGTTACAGAGGCCGGAAAAAAGCGGTTCACTGATGAAATGATCGCTATGCAGTTGTACCATATTGTCACAGTGGAAAATCCTGATTTTGGTACAAAGTCTTTCCGTGAGTGGGCGCAGGACGTTCAGATTGACAATGAGGTTATTAGCCGCCTCGATTCTGGCCTGAACGCTTACAAGGAATTTCTGGATAGTTTGGATAGCAAGAATGACAAACAGCTTATTAAGACTATTAAGGCAAGAACGCATTTTATTAGCGCAGTTTACTATTGCTATCTGGCGGTTGAAGCGGAAAAGTCTCAGGATGAAATCAACAATACTTTGGCAGACTTCTTTAGCGGAAATCCCTCTACCTCTGATGACTACAATAAGACCGTAACTTCTGGCAGCGCAAAGCCCGCCTCTGTTCAGATGCGCCGTGACATTATGAAAGCCCTTGTTGGTGAGGACACAAATTGCGAGAATGGCACGTATGATTGTGAGAGTTGCGTGAACAACGGCACGTGTAATAGGCAGGACGAAGGCGAAGAGGATCAGGCCGAGTAAATCATACTGGAAAAATCATAAGCTGACCTATCGGCTATACGGGGATGGAGGAAAACAAGATGTATCAAAACATTATTTCTCCCGATATTGTTTCATTCCGCAGATATTTTGTCATTGGAGAGTATAACACTTTGGATGAGGCAAAGGCAAAGCTGGATGTAGATGTGGAAAATTGGAAGTCAAACAACAAAGTCTACTACAAAAGGAATTATCCTTTTGCGTGGGCGACAATCAAAGGCTAACAGCCAGAAAGGAAAGCGGTTATGAACACAACAATAAGAAAAGAGTTTGTGGACACCTTTAATAAGTTGACACACAAGTTATCTCCGTGGGAAGTTTGGAAAGACTTTGTGGTTATGTGTTCGTGTTCTTTCTCTAATGCGCTGGATAAAAGCCATTATGATGAACGGGAAAAGTTGTATATGGATACAATCAAAAAGTATGACAAAGAGGATCAGGCGGCTTTCCCGAAGTTGTTGGCTTATACAGTAATGGCTTTAGAGGAAAATCCTGATCAAGATTTTCTTGGGACTATCTATACTGAACTTGGCCTTGTCAACAAGCAACACAAACAGATTTTCACTCCCTATAATGTGAGTCGCCTTATGGCAGAAATCACGATGGAGAATGTAGCGCAGGAGGTCAAGGAGAAAGGGTACATAACGCTCAATGATGATTGTTGCGGCGCAGGATCGACACTGATTGCCGGAGTCAATACAATTAAGAGCATACTGGAAAAACAGAGGTTGAACTTCCAGAATCACTTGCTTGTAGCGGCGCAGGATATTGATTTGACTGTTGGACTTATGTGCTACATTCAGTTATCCTTGCTTGGTGTAGCGGCCTATATCAAGATTGACGATGCAATCTCAAAGCCTATGGCAGTAGATGACACACTGGAAAATTATTGGTTCACTCCAATGTACTTTTCCGAAGTATGGAAAACTCGCAGGATGATCAAACAGGTGGAGCAGCTTTTCAAGGAGGATAAATAAGATGGTGTACAAACGTGATTATAATTGTCTGGTAAAGCGAGTTGACAAGTTGATGCGCCAGCTTGGAGCAGAGCAGGATCGGTATGGAGCATATCACTTTGATACTGATTGTGGAAAGATGCGAGTCAAGGTTGATGAGTTTAGACCAAAGTGTGAGCGTATATGGGTATATACGTGCGTGGAAAATCCTGAACTGGCAAAGCAGCAGTTTCATCGTACAGAAATTTTTAAGTACATGACGCAGGATTTGAACACGTTTAATGGTAAGTATAATGCGTTTCATGAGAGTGTAGATATTCTGTATCACTGGCTTTATGAATATGTAATGGCTTGCCTCCCTGATGGAAAGAAGGTTGAGTATTGATGGAAAAAACAATTTATGGTGGTAAGCCTAATAATCCAGTCGGCTATTGTTGTTTGCATTGTGGCCTGTTGACAGTCAAGGAAATGAAGCGGAAAAATTGTCTTGGGAAACAGTGCCGACACCTGAAGCGGTTTGAGAATCATGAATATTGGCGGCAGCGTAGGATTGCTAAAGAGAGAAAAAACATTGCCAGAACAGAAATTAGGGCTTGACAATAACCACAAATACAAGTATAATAAAGATATAGAATAATCTGATTGTGTAGGTGATTTACAATGTTTGCAGTTTGTTTGCTTGTTCTGCTGGGTATCTGGATTATTCCAAAGATCAGAGAGAGTAAAGGCAATGCTGCATGGGAGAAAACCTCAACAGAGGAAAAGTGGAAGTTTTATCTTGATGCTTTGCATAAAATGAATTGGGACACTTTTCAATTCGGAAGTTACAATCTGAAAGATTGGCATTACGATGAAGTGATTGGATTTTTGGATAGGCTTGAATCTGGAGTATTTCCCATTGATGATTGGAAGATTACAAAAGTCGATGGAGAAATTAAGCATACGGGAAAAATCACATTTGATTTGGATAATGTGGAAAACTACATCTTGGATTGTCATGAGATGTATATTGATCCTACACTGGAAAAACTGTTTGATAAAGATTGTCGTGAAGATTTTCGTAATGGAATTGTGCTGATTGATCGGCAGCGCATGACAGTAGCGGAAGCCAGAGAATATTGCTATCAGAAAGTTACTGCAAAAATGGAGCAGATTTATAAATTTAAAGCGGAAAAATAATTACAAAGGAATGATTAAACGCCGTGGATAATATCAAAGAGGTCAGATATTTTGAATGTACGTGTAGTAAGTGTGGAAAGGTTGTTAAAAACAAACGTGGTTGGGCTGATTTACATATAAATGGCTGGAAACAGATTGGAGAAATGTTGCTGTGCCAAAACTGCTATGCTCCCTATGCCAATCTTAATCCGCAGATAGGAGATAAGGTCAAGTGTCTGCTTACAACAGATACATGGCATAGAACAGAATTTGGAAAAACATATACAGTATGTGCGTTGGTAAAAAACGATCCCGGAACAATTTATATTGATGTTGGGGACGGATGGCAGCGGAAGTTACTTCGTGGTGAATATCTAATGGCCTAAAAGGAGCAAACAGATATGAACGATTTAACACTTGGTCTTATCTATGCTGTAAAGCATAGTGAAAAGTCTGCAAAAGAATCTATCATTGGTTTTCTTTCTGAATATACTGGAACACCAAAGCAGTATTATTCTGATAACGAACTGGTACGGATAATTCGAGATTCTTTTGTGGACTATTTGAAAACGGCAGATAATCCAGCGTTTGAGGTATGGCAATACTTCGATGCGAAGCGACAAAAGGAAAACTTCAAAGATGTATTTCCAGAACAGCATAAGAAATATGCAGAACGTGATAATTGTATGGACATTGATACAGAAGCAATTCTTTCTGCGTTTCGTTTGGCTGGTGTTCAAAAAGATGGTAAATACATAAATGGATTTAAAGAAAATTGGAGGAATTAGAGTGGACATTAGAGAAGTCTTGAGCCGCCCGGAATATCAATTCATTCAGACGAACCCTCATCTTGGGGGGTCGATGCTGTTTGCAACATTTGGTGGTAGTCATGCGTATGGTACAAACAAACCTACGTCTGATATTGATATACGTGGATGTGCGCTAAATTCTAAGCGTGATTTGCTTGGAAGAACAAACTTTGAGCAAATGATTGATAACGAAACTGATACCACGATTTATGCGTTTAATAAGCTGATTGGCTTATTGGAAAATTGTAATCCTAACACAATCGAAATGCTATTTTGCAGACCTGACAGTTATGTGTTCTTTCATCCTATTGGAAAAATGCTGATTGAGAAGCGAGATATGTTTCTTTCGCAGAAGGCAGTTCAGTCTTTTGGCGGCTATGCTAATCAGCAGCTTCGGCGGCTTGAATGTGCAGTTGCCCGTGATCGTCTGTCGCAGACAAAGAAAGAGGAACACACATTAAACTCTATGAAAAGTTCCATGAAGCATTTTGAGGAAAAGTATACAGAGTTTGATAAGGGCAGCATTGTTCTTTATACAGCAGAAAGCGCACGTGAGGATTGTGATACGGAAATTTTTGCAGATATTAACCTAACGCATTATCCAGCCCGTGAGTTTAACTGCATTATGAATGAGTTGAGCAATGTACTTGGTACATACGAAAAGTTAAATCATCGAAACCATAAGAAAGATGAAGAACATTTAAACAAACACGCTATGCACTTGATCCGTTTGTACTTGACCTGTATTGACTTGTTGGAAAATGGTGAGTTTTCTACGTATCGTGAGAAGGACATTCCGCTGCTTATGTCGATCCGTAATGGTGCGTACCAGAATGAGGACGGAACATATAAACAGGAGTTTTTTGATATGGTAAGCGACTATGAACGGCGAATGAATTATGCCAAGGAGCATACAGTTCTTCCACCGAAGCCTAATTACAAGCAGATTGAGGAATTTGTAGTGTATGTGAACGAGGAAGCTATTAAAATCGGAGGGTAAATATGGCTCATAAAGGTAAATGGGCGAGAATTTGCGGAGTCCAGAAAAATCAAGAGTGTTTTAATTGTACAAGACGGCAGGAGATCAAAGAAACAAAGACAGAGTTTATTGTTTCGTGCGATATTGGACATGGAACACGAACTTTGAAATTCTCCCGCAACCAGTCTCCATATTGTGGGGCTTGGAAGAATAGCAAATAACAATAAATACAATTTCGGAGGCTGATGCTAATGAATATTATGAGGCAACATACAGACCATCATCATGGAAATTGTCTGATAATAGATAATATTATTATGGGCGTGGTGTTTGGGTCTTACATTGTTGAAATTATTAGAAAGTACGACAATGGAACACTTTTAGATTTTCGTGCAAGAAAAGAATTTGCAGATGTTGATGATGCGATTGACTATTATAATGGCTTGGTAGATAATATCGGCAAGAGGTGAATGTAAATGGGATGGCAAGATTCTTCATCAAGAAAAATGGTTTGGAAATCTATCAATGAGGAAAATTTGAATAAGCGAAAAGTATTTATTCCTGATGCTCCAAAGCAGCTTATGCAAGTTCTGCTGGATGCAGGATATGAAGCCTATGTGGTGGGCGGCTGTGTTCGTGATTTTCTGTTGGGACAGGAACCGCATGATTGGGATATTTGTACGAACGCACTTCCAGATCAGATGAAGGAGTGTTTTGCCAACTATCGTGTTATTGAAACTGGCCTTCAGCATGGAACGCTTACAGTCATGGTTGATCATGTTGGTTATGAAATCACTACATATCGTATTGATGGAGAATATACGGATCATCGTCATCCTGATTCGGTTCAGTTTGTCGGTAGACTTCAAGAAGATTTGATGCGCCGTGATTTCACAGTCAATGCAATGGCTGCTGATATTAGTGGAAAAATCCGGGATTTTTATGATGGACAGTTTGATTTGGAGCATAAATGGATTCGCTGCGTTGGCGATCCTGATAAACGCTTTACAGAAGATCCCCTACGTATTTTTAGGGCTATGCGGTTTGAATCCAAGTTGGGTTTTGCAATCGAGGAAAAGACAGAGGATTCTATGCGTAGGCATCGGTATTTGCTCCAACATATTTCAGCAGAGCGGATTAACACTGAACTGACTGGAATTTTGATGGGAGATTGTTATTCCACATTGGCCTGTTTTCCTGATATTTTATCTGTTTGTATTCCAGAGATTAAACAGTGCATTGGGTTTCAACAGAATAATCCTCACCATAACAGAAATGTGTGGGATCATACCCTATTTGCTGTTTCTGTGGCTCCTAAAGACATTTATACTCGGCTGGCATTGTTGTATCATGACATTGGAAAACCCCTGTGTTATTCGGAAGATAGCGGCGTAGGACATTTTTATGGACACGCTGCCGTTAGTAGGGATATAGCGGAAAAATCCTTACGCAATCTGCGGTTTGATAACCAAACTATCAAGTTGGTTACTCAGCTTGTCGAAGCCCACGATAGAACGATTGAACCACGAAAGCCAGTAATTCGCCGTTGTCTGAATAAGATGGGGATGGATCAGTTTCTTCGGTTACTGGACGTTAAAGAAGCTGATTATGCGGCACAAGCGCAGATTTATGGAGATAGGTTGCACAAGGCAGAAATTCTTCAGATGACAGATGAGATTATTGCGGCGCAAATACAACAAAAGGATTGTTTTACTCTCAAAGATTTAGCTGTTAATGGAAACGATCTGATTCAGCTTGGATATAAGCCCGGGAAAAAGATAGGAATGATACTTAACCAGTTGCTTGAAATGGTGATTGATGGCATAATGGAAAATGATAAAGCAAAATTAATTGATTGGGTAAAGAATCAGAAAGGTGTATAATGGGATGACAAATTTAGAAAAGATTCAAAGTATGTCAAGTGATGAAATGGCAGACTTTTTACGAAATCACGGGAAATGTCCTTGTGAATGGTGTCCCGGAGAAGATAATCATTTCGTTAATTGTATTGAATGTTGGAAAAATTGGCTGAATGAAGGAGTAAAGTAAAACAGTTCTTTATGGAGGTATAATTATGGTTAAATGGCGATATAAATTAGAGTTTCAAGGTAAGACTTTGCGTGAGACTATTAATAATGGTGGTGAAGATTTAGAATCATGTAAGGCTACACTTCAGGCTTTGAAAAACTGTTACGATCAAATTAAGAGACTGGTTAAGGACGATTGGTGGAACTTTGAAAGCGACTATGAAAGTCTGGAGTATTACATTGAAGTGTTGGACAATCCAGATGAAAGTAAACGAGAAGATGCTTTGTTAGATGGTGGTTATAATGGGGATAATCCAGCACTTGAATGTGTAAATGATAACCTACGAGCATTTTATGACCTTTGTGATTATTATAGAATTTGGGTAGGTATATAAGGAGTATATATGAGTCAAATTGGTAATAGCACACTTCCTGAAAAACAAATTCAAAGTTGTACGGAAGAAGAAATAAAAAAATGGGATCAGTATGCACGATGGCTTGCGGATAAAATTGCATATGATGAGTTTCGTGGTATTCCACATTTCTTTATCTGGAGAGATTCTTCTACTTGTAGAAAAGGTGATTATTAATGACTAATCAAGAAAAATTTATTCTTTTGCGAAAAGGAATTGAAATAGCGAAAGAACTACAGGATAAAGCAACCGAAGCAGAGGATTTAATTTTCAAGGCATTGGATGATCTTGGTATTGATCCTGCAAAGTATAATACAGCAGCAGAAAATGCCAGCAACTTAGCAGAGGCGATTTCTTGTTACATAAGTTATGGTGAATACTCTGTTGATGGGTTAATGAAAGAAATTCGGAAGGCATATGAAGGAGTATAGCTATGGAATTATACTGTAAAAATTGTGATCATCATACAAATCATAATTTTGTAGGAAACTTTAAAGACGGAAATCGACTGCTTGGTAGATACATTTGTAAAGAATGTGGAACTGAACAGGAAGATGAACCGATAGAAGGAGAACAAATCATGAAAAATATTCCATAACTTAATACATGGCTTGGTCAGCGTATGCAAAATATGGGAGAAGCTGAACTTGCTGGATTATTTAAAGAAATTGCCGATTTTCGTAGGACTGGTATTCTAAAAGGTGAAGCATTAAGGAATTTGGCAAGAGAATTTTCAGATAATGTATCACATACAGACTATGGACAAAATATGAGATTAGTAGAGGATGAAGTTCTTTTTGAAATGAGTCGAAGATATTACAATTCTTTGATTTTTTGAGGTGATAAAGTGAGACAATTTGATGCTCATACAACATGGGAAGATGTTCAAAATATGACAGTCGAAGAGGCTATTGCTGTACTTTCGCATGATGCTGATTCAGATGGAAAAGAGTGGTCTGCCAGACCACATAAAGCAAAGGCTGCTCAAATGGCTATTGAAGCGTTAAAAAGAATTGATAATGCAAACTCATGTATTGGTTGCGTTAATTCAAAAGATAGGATGCCATGCAGATTAGATTGTCATGATTGTTCCAGATGCTATGACGATTTGTATAAGGAGGAAGAAAATGAGGTTTAGAGATATTCCGCAATTTATTAGTGATGGATCATATCAAGTCAATGTGTCGTGGGAGTATATGATGGACTGGCTTGATAGATTGATCAAAGAAGAAGGGTTACAACTAAATCCAGATTTTCAACGAGGTCATGTGTGGACAGAGGAACAGCAAATTAAGTTTTTGGAGTTTATTCTTCAAGGCGGTAAGACTGGTCGCATAATTTATTTCAATGATCCCTATTGGCACAGTTGCCGTCCTAAGACTGGATACAGTGATTTTGTATGTGTTGATGGCCTCCAGCGGATTACTGCCATTCAGCGTTTTATGAATAATGAAATCCCTGTTTTTGGTATGTACCATAGAGATTTTGAGGGAGATACGGATTTAATTCGTCATAGTATGGTGTTCAATGTAAACGATCTTAAAACGAAGAAAGAAGTTTTGCAATGGTATATTCAAATGAACGCTGGTGGTACGCCACATTCTGCTGAAGAAATCGAACGAGTAAAAAAATTGATGGAGGACTATTAAGATGACAGATAGGCGATATTATGATAAGAATTAGTGAAAACGAATTGAATCTTAGAACGATTATGGATAGTGGTCAGTGCTTTCGTATCTTTATTGTTGAAGAAAGTTACTTTGTCACTGTTTATGATGTTGTTACTATGAACAAGTATGTACGTGTTTATCATGTTAAGTCTGAAGGCGCATATTTCTTTAATTGTAGTAAGGATGAATGGGATTTTTGGAATACATATTTTGATTTGGATACTGACTATGAAAAATTTTATGCCGCAATTATGAAATCTGATGATGACTTTTTGAAGTCAGCAGCAGAATACGGGAATGGTATGAGAATATTGCGACAATCATTTTGGGAGGCTTTGATTTCATTTGTTATTTCTCAAAATAACAATATTCCAAGAATCAAAAAGTCTATTGAATTGCTTTGTGAAAAATTCGGTAAGCCTATTGAGAAATATGGAATGGTTCGGTATTCATTTCCTACTGCAAAAGATTTAGATAACATTACTTTGGATGATTTGTCTGATTTAGGCTTGGGGTATCGTGCATCGTACATTTATGGAATATGTAAACGCAATCCAGCTTTGATTATGCCTAACTATGATATGTTGTTGGCTATTCCGGGGATTGGTAAGAAGGTGGCCTCTTGCATTATGTTATTTGGGGCATATGATTTGACTCAGTTTCCGATTGATACTTGGATGAAAAAGTTGCTGAATGAAGTTTATAGTGGCACTTTTGATACTACGCCATATAAAGGCTTTGAAGGATTTGTACAACAACTTCAATTCTATTATTATCGTCATTTGAAAGGAAAATAAATATGTGTGATTTTTGTAGAAATTTCGATTTTGGTTCAGCTTCATTTGAATCAGATAAATATGGATCACGAATATTGTTAGCTGGTGGTAGCTATCGTTTTCCCGAACACCAGATGTTTAATTATTGCCCTGTATGTGGGAAATTTCGCACTGAAGTAATTCTTGAGCGAGAAAGGATAAAAAACAATGGCAATCAGTGAAGATAAGACTATATGGATAGATGGAGTTCCATATATTCAAGATTATTCTGTAATGCCTCCACGGATTATGCTCCATCCTGACTATCATCCAACGATTTGGTTTCGTATTAAGCATCTGTATTGGGGATTGTTGTGTAAAATTGATGATTTAAAAATTCGGCTACATAACAAGATATACAACTGTTGGAGGTTTATATATGAGAAAGCCACAGGTCGATAATAAATATAATCTTACAATGGCAAAAATTCGCCGTTTGAAGATTGCAGATAGGAGTAAGGTATGTGAACCTTTATTCTGGAGAAATGATGTGATTGAAGCATGGTGTATCTGTGGAAGCAGCGGGAATGATATGGACAGAAGGTTTGCCACTAACAATGAATTTTGGATTGGCATTTATGATCTGAACGCAAAAGCGTATGCTGGTAAATTTCGTGTTAGTCTAAGTTCATATGGTGGTATGTGTGGATATGAGTTTAATAAATTTTTTGATGTAAAGGATATTGATAACGAGCAAGATTTAGAGATACAAGAAAAGTTTTTGGCGAAGATAAATGAACTGATTGACTGTGGAGTTTTAGTGTTTAATACTGAGGCCGCAGAAATTGGGGGGGCAAATTAATTGACTTTGTGCAGATTCAAAATAAAGTAATAGAGTTGGCAGCATAAAGCAAAACTATTTGGAGGTAAAGAGAATGTCTAAATCTGTTGAATTGAAAAATTGTCCATTTTGCGGAGGTAAGGCTTCCCTCACAGAATTTGGTGCTGGTCATGAGGGAGATGGAGTATTTGTAACATCGTATAAGTGTGGTTGTCCTGAATGTGGAATTTTCTTTAATCGTAAATCAAGGTTCTGTATGGAAGGAACAGAAGTGAAGTTTTTAGAAAATGGGTTTGAGTATGTAACTCAGCATTGGAATAATCGTATGGGAGAATGATTTATGTATTGTAGTGGTGATTGTAAACATTTAAACAGTAAGAATCATATTTGCAAACTTACTGGAGAAAGGCTCTCTCATATGAGGTATGGTAGTAGAGGGTTTAGATACCATGTACATGAGCATGATGGAATTTGTCAACATGATAAAGAAGAAATGGAGGAAATTAAAAATGGGAAGCAAGCGTGATAGTCTTGGGGATCGGATGAAAGGCTATGAGAATGTGACACGAACGAAGTTGGTGCGCCGTATGCCTGTCATTATTCGTATTGATGGAAAAGCGTTCCACACATTTACAAAGGGGTTTGATAAGCCTTTTGATAGCCTTCTGATGGACGCAATGAATAGGACAATGAAATATCTTTGTGAAAACATTCAAGGCTGTGTACTTGGTTACACACAGTCTGATGAGATTTCGTTGCTACTGGTAGACTATCAGACTCTCACTACAGATTCTTGGTTCGATGATACTGTGCAGAAGATGTGTAGCATTTCTGCAAGTATGGCTACATTGGCTTTTAACAAGGCATGGAAAGAGGTCGTGGATGAGTGGGGCGAAAAGACTTTTGGTAGTTCATGGTTTGAGGGCGGTACAAATGAGCCTATTGATGAATTGCTGAAGAAAAAGGCAGATACATATTGTTCTAAATATGATCGTGCGTTGTTTGATAGTCGTGTGTTTAATGTTCCTAAAGAGGATGTTACCAATTATTTTGTCTGGCGGCAGCAGGACGCTACACGCAACAGTATCCAGTCGGCAGGACAGGCGTGTTTTTCACACAGAGAACTTATGAATAAGACGTGCAATATGATTCAGGATATGCTTTTCACCGAGAAAGGCATTAATTGGAATGACTATTCTACGTCCTGTAAGCGTGGTACGTGCTGTGTTAAGCGAATGGTTGACGTTCCTACAGGTAATGTATGCGGTGCTATCCAAGAGGTTGTACGCCGCCAGAAATGGCAACTTGACACAGGTATTCCTATTTTTACTCAAGAGCCTAATTACGTTAATAGTCTGGCATTTGTTGGTGACTGAACATGATTTACTGTACTGGTGATATTCATGGTGATGTGAGAACATTATTAAACTGGCTTGACAAATGCCGTATTCCTCATCAAAAGGATCAGATAGTTATTTTGCTTGGAGATGTAGGAGTAAATTATTTCGGTGATTTTCGTGATCAAGAAGCAAAGGTTATTTTGCAAGATAGCAACCGAACATATTTCTGTATTCATGGCAATCATGAGCGTAGGCCAGAAAGCCTTGCTACATATCATTCTGATGTTTGGCATGGTGGAGCGGTTTATATTGAGGACGAATACTCTAATCTTATCTTTGCACAAGATGGAGAGGTGTTTGATCTTGAGGGATTACAGACGCTTGTGCTTGGTGGTGCATATAGTGTAGATAAGTGGTATCGTCTGCAAAGTAGATACCATTGGTTTGAGGATGAGCAGATACCAGAACAACGGCGAAAGAGTATTCTGAAAAATGTAAAGCAACTTGGCAAAGTTGATCTGGTTCTGTCTCATACTTGCCCGTATCAGTGGCAACCTTTTGATTTGTTTTTGTCTGGCATAGACCAGAACAGTGTTGATAATTCTACAGAACATTGGCTTGCGGAAGTTGAAAGGAATTTGGATTATCGTTATTGGTTATTTGGACATTTTCATGATGACCGTTTAATCAACGATAAATCACAGATGCTTTTCAAAAATGTGATTGACTTAGAATTTTTGAAGGAGTGATTTAATGAATAACGTCTTTATCAAGGGGCAAATTCCTGACCTGAATTTAGATCGCAAGTTGAACTTGCACAATGGATCGCTGATTATTGTCAAACAAAGAGATACTATAACTGGCATTTATATGGTTGTATCATTCCGTGATAATAAAAACAAATACAATGGTAGTAATACCACATCGTATTGTTCGCTTGTAAATTTGGATAATGGTTCTCTTGCTTTTGAAGAGCGTTGCAGCCGTAGCACTACTGTACGTAGAGTTCTTAATCATGTTCTGCGTCTTGGGTTTTCAATGCCTTATAATCCAAACTCTAAAGAAAATGATAATCAAATGAAGGATTATGATATTGATTATTATGGAAACGGTGCATATAAACTTGAAGTTGATTTGAGGTGATAATAATGAAATTCGTTTTGGGATTTTTTGTTCTGGCGTATATCATTGTTTTCTTTAATCCGAAGTTGGTGATTTCATATAATGGTGTTCCTACTAATAACTTTTTTGCGAGAGTTTTAGGCGCACTTATAATTAGTCTTATATTGACGCTTTTTATTGGTCTGCCGATTATAGGTGTTATCTCATTGTTTATATAGGAGGACTTATGGCGTTTGTACTTGATGAAGAAGGTAATATTATTGCTTTTAATGATCCAGAAAAAAATATACAGCAAAGTTTGAATTCAATCAAACAAGCGGTTAATTATCTTGTACGGGATAACAAGGCTCTACGTGCTACATTAAATCGTTATGACAAAGAGGCTGGTATTAAGGCCAAAGAAGATGAAATTCGATCTATCCAGCAGCGGGCTATTACTGTTCTTTCTCCAAAAGAATATGAGCGAGACAAGGCTTTTCGAGATCGTCATTATCAACTTTGTAAAAATGGAAGTCGCTTTATTTATGATCTTCAAGGAACAGGCATTGGCACAGTTGTAAAGATAAAGTGTCCAATTTGCGGTGCTGAAGAAGATATAACAGATATTGAATCTTGGTAAAGGAGAATTATATGCAATATGTTTTATTTTGCATAGTAGTATTTCTCATTGGTTATGTAATATATGCTTTAACACATAATGATGGGAGTGTGTTTTGCGATCCAACTGAGTGTGCTACTTGTCCGTTTCCTCATAATGGTTGCAAACATAGAAAAGAACTGTTCTATTATGATTTGATACGAATGGACGGTCAATATATCTATGTTGAAATTGATCAGAAACTTATTCCAGTTCGAGTACGGTATGAGAACAAACTATTGTGGTTTGTAAGTTCAATGGGATCAGTAACCTCGTATGACGATATTGAAAAGGCTGGAGGAAAGTTTTTTAAAAAATTTTCAAAAACCTCTTGACAATAACCAGAAATACAACTATAATAGGTAGTGTAAGGAGCCAGCGAAAAGCTGGCAATGAATAAGTGGAAATAACCACAAATACAATAATAAAGGAGCAAGGTTATGTACATCGAAACGAGCAAAGAAATTGGCAGTAAGGTTTATTTTCTGAAACCGATCCGCAAGGTTAAGTGTAGCCTGTGCAACGGCACTGGTCACATCTCTCTTGGTAAGCCCCTGAATGTGGAGGATGGTTACGAAAGCCCCAGCGAGTTTGTTCAGTCCCTTGTTCATCAATTTGCAGAGAATTATCGGGATGCAGTTATCGGAAACATTAAGCAGTATAAGTGTCCTGAATGTGGTGGCAAGGGTATGGTGAAGGCCATGTCCCCGAAATATGAAGTCGGAGAAGGAACAGTTGTTGCAATCAATATGATTGCGAATACCAATGGGGCAAATATGATGTTCGCTGTTAGTGAAGAAGGCAATGGTTCTACTCCCCGTAAACTGACCGATGATGAGATTTGGTTGGATCGTGATAAGGCTCAGAGGAAATGCGACTTCATGAATCTTGAACGGCGGCTGGTTCCTATTGAGTGTATCCAGATTCCACAATCTTTCGCAAAGACCATTCCTTGTAACGAAAAGTTGATGCGGCGGCTGGATGAGTGGCGTAAGGCTCATAAGTTTGAGACTGAGATTTTTGTTGATGAGAAGCTGAACCTGTTTGATGGGTATACGTCTTTCTTGATGTATCGGATGCTTGGTAAGAATGATGTTCCTGTCGTGATCTGGCCTGACGAAAAGAGGCCGTGATGGATTTGGCAATCGGCAGCACATATCAAAACAAAAATGGCGATAAAATCAGGGTTTTAGATATATGCGATAGCCTTGATAATAAGCCAAAAGTGGTGCTGTATAAGAAAAACAAAGGTAAAAAAGTTCTTCAGTCGTTTCAAGAAGTGCTGTTGGAAACATTAAAAGGAAGGAATTGATAAAATGAAAACTGTCAAAAACGTTCTGCTTGCTTTGCTGGTTGTGGTAATTGTTGTCGGTGGCACATATACCGCCATCAAGTGGGATATGATTGTTGACAAGTGGCAGACAGAAGCAGATCGAGAAGTATTTAAGCAGACTACGACATACTCTGAGGCCGCTGCATCATTCTTGGCAGATAGTTATAAACAGTATAATGATGCTGAAACAGATGCAGATAGGAACACAATCATGGAGTATGTTGTGATGAGGTATCCCAATTTGGATACTGATTCTATTGATAATAGCAAGTTGCGCCAGTTTTATAATCAGTGTCTCAATCATTAAAAATAAGGAGAATTAAAAATGAAAAAGTTTAAGATTGTAGCTATTGTTCTTTGTGCAGTTCTTATGACTGGTATTTTGGCTGGTTGTATGTATGAAAGCGAAGAAACACAGTACACAGATCAGTTGAAAGATCAGATTAGTGATATGTATGGTTATCCAAATATATCCAACTTCTTTGAGTATTCTCAACTTAAAGAGATTTATGAAATGCGTGATAATCCTAATTTGGTTTGTTACTGGTATACTAAAAATGACATGAGCGGTAAATGGATTTATCAAGGAACTTGTGTTGGTTATGGTATTCCTTATAGTACATCTATTACTGCTCCAGAATCTGTTCAGAAATATAGTAAGCATTATGATTGGCAGATTTTACCCCTTGCAGAGCCAAATGGCCTTTATACCGATGGTCTGTCTACCTCTGCTACATGGATTTTAACAACTGATGCTAATGGTAATATTTCTCCGACATATGTTGAAAGCGAGATTACAATTAGCCAAGTAAAGATGGATGCTCGTCTTTGCGAGGACTGGTCTATTCCTAACAACTATTAAGGAGTAATTACAATGGATGATTTTCTGCATGAGATTCTTGAAAACACAAAGAAAATGTTTCCGGGCGCAACCAGCGTAAGGATCATGGTCACGAACGAAGATGTAAAAGTTACTGCATCTTATAATGGCGAACTGTCCGATTATTCAATGAGAAAGATTGATGGATCGTGGTGCAGTAAACGTAAGTAATTCATTCAATAGGTGATACATATGGATTTAATCGAAAAATATCTGCGTGAACATTCTATTGGCAAAGATTATCCAATTTGTAGCAGCGAATTGGCAGAGGCATTTGGCGTTCCAAGAACTATGATCCGGCATATGATTAATGCTGCTCGAAGTAATGGAAGCCCGATATGTTCTGGTCAAAAGGGTTATTATGTAGCAACTGATAAAGAGGAAATCAAAGGCACTATTGACTCATTACGTGGGCGCATTACAAAAATGGAAAAGGCTATTGCTGGCCTTGAAGCGTGTTTATAAAACAAATCTCCCTCACTACGTTTGTGGTGAGGGATGGATGTGGCAGCGTGTCGGAGCGGCTTAACGAGGCGGTCTTGAAAACCGTTGGCGACTAATAATCGTCCGTGGGTTCAAATCCCACCGCTGCCGCCATATTGGAGAATGGTGGAATTGGTAGACACACCGTACTATGGAGCGGCGAAGGTAGCGCAGCCTTCTTTGTAGGTTCGAGTCCTACTTCTCCAGCCAAAATTATTTTAGTTCTAAACGTTGATTAACTAATCTTTTCATATCGTTTTCCCAAGCGGTCTTTCTATGATTGAGTTTCCATTTGATGTATTCATTCCAGCGAACATTAGAAGCCTCCCATGACAGGCCAAAGATATGTTGAATATCCTGTGCCGATTCCACGTTTAGCATTTCATACAAAGGCATAGGGCATAACAAGAGCGCAGCAAAATGATCAGCTTCGGCCTCAAGTTCTGGATTGGACAGATTGTTGAAATTATTTTCTGCAATATGAGGTTCAGCGATATACGGAAGGTGGTTGAGTGTAACATGACCAAGTTCATGAGCCAGTGTCCAGCGAATACGTCCTAAAACATTATGATTTTCTCTGGATGAATTGAATAAAACAAGATACCGATTTTTCCCTACGTCATAGTGTGTGCAACCGCTTTTACTTTCGCATAGAGCAAAGACCTCTTGTAAAGGGCATTGATTAAGTTCTGCAAATTTATTGTATGTCATTGTTTTACAGTTATCCATCTGTTCAAAAAACAGTCGTGGATCGAGAGGAAATTTGATACTTGGCAGCTTCTTATAAAGTTGCAAAACTTGATTGCAAATATAAGCGTATCTAATCAAAGCCATCACCTCACTTGGATTATATCATAAGTAGTGTCCCATAAAACGGACTTACTGATTATCGTCTTTGAAAGCATATTCAAAACCTATGCGGAGCATCTGCATCATTTTTTGCCTGTCACCACCTACCATTTTTGATCTTGCTCTTTGGATGGATATAATGTCATCGTCACCAATTAATTCATCGGCTGGTGTAGGAATGTCAGTCAGGCCAAGGATATAGTCAACGGTCACTCCAAAGTAACGTGCAATAATTTTGATTTTATCTACGCCGGGGGTGCTTGTGGACTTCCATTTCTTGATGGTTGAGTTAGCAAACCCACAGTCATTTTCCAGTTTAGCGATTGAAATACCTTTTTTCTCGCACAGCATACGGATTCTTTCATATAGCGTAGATTCCATAGAAAATACCTCCAATTAGAAAACTATCTCATTTTTCCCTTGACAATGAGAAAACTATCTGGTATTATAAAGACCGTGGCTGAGAAAGTTATCTCATCTGCACTGATTATAAGGTAAATTATCTAAAATGTCAAGACTTTTTAGGAGGATGATTCATAATGCCTTACAGTAGCAAGCAGGAAATAAACAAGTTGGTAGAGAATTTGGGTCAGTTTGGGATGTTCAAGGTTACAACAGATAAGGGCGTTGAGTTTATGACTACAGAAATCGTTAGTAACATGGACGTTTTTCTGGAGTTTCGGCGGTTGTTTGCATCCTCTGTGTATACTAATAATGCTGTTATTGGCATTGAGTATGTGTCTAAGACTGTGGTGATTTGTAAGACTTCTACTACCACATATACTATAAAAGCAATATATGACAGAAAAGAGCCTGTCAATCGTGGTCGGCGTAAGTTTAGCCAGATTGAAGATTTGATGGATTTGGAGTACGTGGACGATAACTATGATATGTACTTTCCAGAACTGGATTTGTTGATCCTTCCTATCCATCCTGTTTTATTAGGGAAACTTACAATTACTGAACAAGCGCAGATCAAGAGCATTATTAATGTATATTTATATGGAAAAGGTCAAGCCATGCAGATGTGCAGAACTGTTTGTTTCCAAGTCCGGCTGCATGATGATCGTAACCGTATTTATGCTGGTATCTTTGATCTGGAGCGTGGTTGTTCTATAACCAGTAGGCAAATTTTTGAGGAATATATGTCTGTCGATATGCCAGATGATATTCTTGCAAAGCATCGAGCATTTCAGAACCATGCAAAAGAATTTATGAAAAACTTAGGGAAATTTGAAAATAAGGCTTGACAAATCGGCGCAAGCCGACTATAATAACAATAGATACAACAACGGAAGTGAGTGATACAAAATGCTCTGGTAAGGACGCTGGGATCAACGTCCAGCAGCAAGAAGTTAAGGCCATCTTAATCCATTGATTTTCTTTCTCCACAATAACAATAAATGCAAAAATCTTCTTGACAAGTGCGTTTAACTATGTTATTATAATAGTGTGAGGTGATTATAATGGTAGATAACTTGGTGATGGACAGATATGTTGAAGAATCCTCGCTAAAAATGAATGAAAAAAGCAAGCAACATATCAGAACTTTATTGACAAAATTCTTTGGAATGAAGCCTGACGTGGCCTATAATGACCTGACTCGACAAGATTTAATTGAAATGCTTTCTGCTTTTAATGCTACATCTATCATCACTTTTAACTCTGAAAAGAGCAAGATGAATGATTTTATGAAGTGGATGGTTGAGGAAGGCTACGGAACAGATGAGCCATTAAAAATTCTTGGTGATATTACATTTTTTGATCTTGACCGTTCCCATTTGTATGATAGGTATTATTTTCGGGACTATGAAGAACTTCATAATACGATGGATGAAGCCTTTTCAGAGCGTGGATCAGAGTTTGATACGTTCAGGTCTGCTGCTGTGTTGGTGTGGTTTGGGATTGAAATTAAATACCTTTCAAATATCCTAAAAGAAGATATTTATGAGGATGAAGGGTATGTAGTTCATCCAGAGACAAAAGAAAAAATTATGTTGCCTCCATTGGCTATGTATGTTCTTATAAACTATCGTGACTCAGACACCTATGATTCAAGTAAGTTTGGCGGCAGCGTTATGACTTATGCTAAAAGCAAGTTCTTATTCAGGAGTTATAAAAATGCTCAATTTACAACAGCGCAAATTACAAACATATCAAGTTCCGCAAATCGTGCGGCTGAAGAAATTGGCAAGACATTTCAGTGGAATAAGATTTATTTGAATGGTATATATAATAGGATGTACCAGTATGAACAAGAGCATGGTGATTTGTCAAGGTCTGACTTTGATAAGCTAAAAGTTTTCTTTGGAAAGCCAGACTTGAAACCAACTTCTCAACACAAAATGGATATGGCAAGAAAATTTGAAGAATATCAGGAATTTAAGGAGCATATGTATTCTTGAATTTCAGTTTTAAGGGGCGTGTCCTCTTAAAACTTGACTAATAACCATAAATACAACTATCGCAGAATAGTTCAATGGTAGAACGCCGTAAGGAGATGCTGGTTCGAGTCCAGCTTGTGCGAACATCATTTTTCAAAAATCAAAGTTTAGAAAGGAAGTATGTAAAATGACTACTGAGAAGATGACTGTTCACAAGGCTCTTGCTGAACTGAAGGTGCTGGATGATCGTATTCTTGCCGCCATTGGTGCTTGCAATCTTGTTACTACTAAGAAGAACAATCAGGATAAGGTACGTGGCAAGACCGTTGCAGAGTTCACCGCCGATGCCAAGTCTGCTTACGATAAGGCAACCGACCTTATTAAGCGGCGCAATGCCATTAAAGATGCTGTGAATGTGTCTAATGCTAACACTACTGTCAAGATCGGTGATCAGGAGTATACTGTGGTTCAGGCTATTGACAAGAAGAATCATGGTATGGATTTCTTCAAGAGTTTGCGTGACACTATGGTAGAGCAGCTTGCCAAAGCAAAAACCGATCTTGAGCGCAATAACGATAGCCTCCAGCAGAAGGCAGAGCAGTTTGTAACTGGCCTGATGGGTAATAAGGATGCCAAGACTAATGGAGATGAGTTTGATGCCTCTGTTCGGACTTACATTAAGTCAAACTCTATGGAGTTGATTGATCCTGTTGGACTTGAGAAGCGGATCGAGGAACTGGACAGTATGATTACGGCGTTCATGACCGAGATTGATGCTGCCCTGTCCGTCAGTAATGCTCTGACCACCATCGAGATTACTTACTAAAGCATATCTCTCTTCGCTGCATGGCGAAAACTATAAACCATGACACGCCTGAGTTTTTGGGAAAAGAGTTCTGAGGTGTAAATTAATAAAAACTCTACCCACCTTCTGAAATTACGGTTATCGTAATTTTTAATACATAATCAAATTGGAATATGATTATTATATAAAAATTATTAATTCTATCAAGTGGGAATTGCATTATGACGGTTCGCCACAGAATAGAACTTAAAAGATGACTGTAAAGTTCAAGGCTGAAAGTTGAAAGCTGAAGGCTCAATGCTAAAAGTTTAGACTTATCAAAGGTGAAAGGTTAGGCAACAAAGTTAAAAGGTAGTCAAAATCCTTGTAAATGGTTTTAGGAATTGTCATGCTTGTCCTTTAGTGATCCACAAGGCAGCTATGTAGCGAGGTTGATATAAATAGAATGTCTGATAGATACTATCGGACATTCTGTTCAAAACTTATTGTGGAATGTTGGCTTAGAAGCAGCCACCATTTAAAGAGTAGAGCGAAGCACCGCTAAGTGCGAAATGCTCAAGTTGCGTACTATATTATAAGTGCAACATGGAGTGATGTGCTGGCGGGAAAATGTGGAAGTGGAACGTCACCCCGTAACTGGTAAGGACTGACCCTCTTTTGGCGTAATAGCACACCATAATAAGTTTTGTACAGAGTGTCCGATGTAAGGAGTGATTGATTGCACAAGAAAGTAATTGCGTTTATCAATAGGTTTACATTTGGCGGCAAACTGAAAGATACAATTACAACTTTTACGCAAGGTTGCTGTTATTGGTTTGCTTATATTTTGCATAGTAGGTTTTCAAATTCTATTATCATGTATGATCCTTTAGAGAATCACTTTGTTGTAGAAATTGAAAAGCGACTTTACGATATAACAGGGGAAGTTACAGGCCAATATAACGTTGTTTGTTGGAAGAAGTACCCTGATAAAAAAGGTATTATTCGAGACTGTATTAAATTTTAAAAAAGGAGAATATAAAATGGAACTTCGTATTGATCAGAATGTTTTGGATCGGTTTCCCAACTTGAATGTTACTAAGGAAAATGATGTGGTTACGGTTAAGTTTAATGAGGGCAATAGTAATTCTGACTTTCTGTTTCCCCTGAATTTCCCGCTGCATAATCTCGATAGTCTTTCTTGGAGCAAGATTGATGAGATTGGTCGTGCTGGTAAGGCCAGAACGTTCTTTGCTCTTGGTGCAACTAAGAAGGACTATATGAAGAATGGATTTGTTGCCGAGTATCAGATTATGGACTTCGATCATGACGATCTTGCTGATGACAGCGGCAAGGCTCCTATCAGTTGGGATATGGTTGCGCTTTATAAGGATGAGATTTATATGAAGCGTAATAGTGAGTCCTCTTGTTGGGATGAGTGTGATGGACGTACATTCCTTAATGGCGAGTTCTACGATAATATGTCTGATGAACTTCGTGCCATCGTTAAGCCTGTATGGAAGTTGACCGCCAACAAGAATGGTGAGATTGTAAAGTCCAAGGATTATGTCTGGCTGAAGTCTGAAAAGGAACTGTTTGGACGAGCAATTTATTCTAATGATGGTGAAGGCCATTGGTATGCGTTGTTTATGCAGGAGGATTTTCCGTGGTTCAAACTGAATGGCGAGAATGAGCGAGACTGGCAATGGCTGCGTTCCGTTCGTGCTGGCATCACGAACTACTTCTGCTTTGTCGGCTCTGGCGGCTCTCCGGGCTACTACTTCTCCGGCTATTCCTGTGGGGTCGCTCCCGGCTTCTGTTCGTAAAGTTGATCGTTTTATCCCTCCTATCTCGTCTAAGGCGCAAGCCGGGACAGATAGGAGAGGATAAAACAAAACGTCAGAACTGAGACAAAAGGGAAAGGAAGAAGAAACTATGAGAGTTTTACTCTTGTTGCGTGGATCGGCTGGTGTTGGTAAGTCCACATATATCAAAGAGCATGGGCTTGAGCCGTATGCACTGTCAGCAGATAATATTCGTATGATGTGTCAGTCCCCGGTAATGCAAACAAACGGAACTCTTGCAATTAGCCAATCGAATGAAAGGTTAGTATGGTCGTTGTTATTCCAGATGCTTGAGGCAAGGATGCAGCGTGGAGAATTTGTAGTGATTGATGCAACAAATTCCAAGACACAAGAAATCAACCGCTATAAAGATATGGCTAAAACTTATCGGTATCGGATGTATTGTGTTGATATGACTGGTGTTCCTATGGAAGAATGTAAACGGCGTAATAAACTGAGGCCGATTTACAAGCAAGTCCCGGATGAAGTCATCGAAAAGATGTATGCTCGTTTTGAGACACAATCTATTCCGGCTGGTGTGACCGTAATTCAGCCTGACGAACTGGATAAAATTTGGTATAAGCCAAGCGATTTCTCTCATTATAAGAGGATTCATCATATTGGAGATATTCACGGATGCTATACCGTCTTGAAAGAGTATTTGAATGATGGATTCAAAGATGATGAATTATATATTTTCTGCGGTGATTATATTGATCGTGGTATTGAAAATGTAGAAGTAATCAACTTCCTGTATGAAAACATGAATCGTCCCAATGTAATATTGCTGGAAGGAAATCATGAACGCTGGCTTTGGTATTGGGCGCATGGTGGTACATCTAAATCAGCAGAGTTTGAGAAAGTTACCCGCAAGCAGCTTGAGGCTGGGGGGTTGGATTCTAAAATTGCTCGAATGTTGTATCGTAAATTTAATCAGTGTGTGTATTATACATACAATGAAAAAACTGTTTTGGTTACTCATGCTGGTTTAAGTGTAATTCCTGATAATCTGACAGAGATTGCATCTGAACAGATGATTCGTGGAGTTGGACGGTATAGTGAATACTTAGATGTTGCAAAGACATTTGATGAAATTATGCCTGAGAATACATATCAGGTGTTTGGTCATCGTAACACTGAGGATTCTCCGATTACGGTGTCAAAACGGTGTTTTGATCTGGAAGGTAACGTTGAGTTCGGCGGTAATCTTCGGGCTGTAGTTTTGGATGCAGACGGTTTTCATCCTGTAATGATCAGAAACACAGTGTTTAAAGAGCAGACTAACGAGGAAGCAGTTGTACCAACTGAATATACTGAAACAGAGCAAAACGTTATGGAAGTTGTGGATAAAATGCGTCAGAACAAATACATTTACGAAAAGAAGTATGGCGACATTTCCTCTTTCAACTTTACCCGTGAGGCTTTCTATGATAAGAAGTGGAATGAGCAGACTACTAAGGCCAGAGGTTTGTTTATTAATACAGCAAATGGAACTGTAGTTGCCCGTTCTTACCCAAAATTCTTTAATGTTAATGAGAGAGCAGAAACAAAGTTTAGTATGCTCCAGCATAAGTTGAAGTTCCCCGTTACTGCATATGTAAAAGAGAATGGATTCCTTGGCATGGTGTCATATAATCCTGATACAGATGATTTCTTTATTACCAGCAAGTCCAGTCCTGATAGCGAGTTTTCAGCATGGTTGAAGGCAATGTTCTATGAGAATGTAAATGACGTTGCTGGCCTGAAGGAATATCTGAAACGGAAGAATGTCACAATGGTATTTGAGTGTGTAGACATGGAAAATGATCCTCACATTATCAAATACGACAAATCACATTTGTTCTTGTTGGATATTGTAAAAAATCAACTTGAATATGAGAAATTGCCTTATCAGCAGCTTGTTCAGATCGGTAAAGAGTTCGGATTTGAAGTTAAGACACGTGCATATCAGTTTATGGATTGGCAGAGTTTCCGTAACTGGTATACTGAAATCATGGATGAGGAATATCTTTATGATGGCAATGTAGTTGAAGGTTTTGTTGTTGAGGACAATGCTGGGTACATGGTAAAATTCAAGTGCTATTACTATCATTTGTGGAAACATATGCGGTCTGTTGCACAGGAAGTATTCAGAAGCGGACAGTATCGCCGTATGGGATCGCTGCTTACTCCGCTTGAAAATAAGTTCTATGGCTTCTGTAAGGAAATTAGAGATCGGGAACATCCCAATCATATCATTCCGTTGCGTGATATGTTCATGCAACAGTTGATTGAAAGCAAATAACAAGAAATACAACAACGAGGTTAAAGAATGGACAGAGTTTTATTAAGCACTGGTAATAATAGCTGGGGAACTCCGCAGAAGTTCTTTGACCGCTTGAATCAAGTATTCCGTTTCACTCTTGATCCGTGTGCAGACGAAAACAATCATAAGTGCGATAAATTCTACACTGTGCAGGATGATGGCCTCTCGCAAAATTGGGGGGGGCAAGTAGTTTTCTGTAATCCACCGTACAGTCGTAGGACGAAGGATAATCCCGGACAAGAGGATTGGATTGAGAAATGTTGTTCAGAGAGTGAAAACAACAAGATCACAGCGGTCATGCTTATACCAGCAAGAACAGATACAAGGCCACAACACGAATATGTGTTTGCTCATGCAAAGTATATCTGCTTTGTTAGAGGGCGGTTAAAGTTCAACGATGGTGCTGATCCAGCACCGTTCCCAAGTGAAGTTGTTGTTTTCACTCAAGACAACTTTGACAAAGAAATCAAAGGTCTTTCAGACCTTGGGTTTTGGATTAAATTAAGGGAGTGATGTGAAATTAAATATGTTGGCAGCAAGTCTCGGATCGCCAAGCATATTGTTCCTATTATTCAGTCATACATCGACAAAACGGACGCAAACTTTTACTTAGAGCCTTTCATCGGGGGGGGCAAATGTAATTGATAAAATTTCTTGCAAGAGAAAGATTGGTTACGACATTAATCATTACTTGATTGAGTTATTCAAACATTTGGATATGATAGATGGATTGCCAGATGACATTTCAAAGCAAGAGTATAGTGATGTAAGGAAGTCGTGGCAAAATCAAGACGGTAAATATCCAGATTGGTATATCGGTGTAGTTGGCTTTCTTGCATCATATAACGGAAAGTTTTTCGGTGGTCGGGCTGGTACAGTAAGAACAAAGATTGGTACAATCAGAAACTACTATGACGAAGCAAAGCGAAACCTGATGACACAAATCCCAAATTTGTCAGGGATTGAATTTGGAGAGTTTGATTACCAGCAACTTGATATGTCTAAGTTCAAAGGCGGCGTAATCTACTGCGATATTCCATATAAGAACACAACAGGCTATCAGCAGACATTTAATCATGATGAGTTTTGGGCGTGGGCTGAACGATGTTCAAGAGACAATATCGTTTTGGTGTCAGAACAGGTATCCCCGGATGGATGGAAGTCAATCTGGTCGAAGCCAGTTAAACGAACACTGGATAATGCGTCACGGATTGACATTACGGAACAACTATATATTTTTGACAAATAACAAGAAATACAAATATTGGAGATGATAATAGCATGACACGTATGGAACGAAAAAGAGTACATAAAATTCGACTTTTAAGCATTGCTGTGATGGTTGTTGCTTTGGCCTGTATCCTTGCTTGTTGTACTGCTCCCATGCACCCTGTTCCCGCATTTGGTTGAGGGGGTACAGAATGGTAACAGTAGCTAAAACTTGGGGGGGGGGCAAGCACTACCACTTGATAAAGGTTCTTTACGAACAAACGTAATATTCAATGATGATTGTATCAAAGGAATGTCATTGATGCCTGATGAATCGGTTGACTTGATTCTGACTGATCCTCCATACAATATAAGCGTTAAAAATAATTTCCATACTTTAAAAGGTAGACATGGGATTGATTTTGGAGAATGGGATAAAGGATTTGATTTAACTGGTTGGATACCTAATGCGATTCGTATTTTAAAAAGTGGTGGAAACATTATTATTTTTAATGCTTGGAGAAATATGGGACAAATTGCAGATATGCTCGAACAAAATGGGTGTTTAATAAAAGAAATGATTCAATGGCAAAAGACAAATCCAATGCCACGGAATAGAGATAGACTTTATGTAACTACTTGTGAATTTGCAATTTGGGCTACAAAAGGAAAGGGTTGGACTTTTAATAGGCAAAGAGAAACATATGAAAATACAATTTTTGTTTATCCAATCGTTTCTGCAAAGCAAAGATTTCATCCTACGCAAAAACCGACAGCCCTAATTGAAGATTTGATAAAAATACATAGCAATGAAAAAGACATAATTTGTGATCCTTTTATGGGAAGTGGTTCAACAGCATTGGCAGCATTACATACAGGACGCAAGTTTATTGGATATGAACTTGATGAAAAGTATTATGAAGTTGCTTGTCAACGAGTAGATCAAGAAATGAAAGGGTGTTGAAATGCAGCCTATTTTCCCGGAATATATACAATTTTTGAAAAGCCATAATTGTGATGTAGATTGGTTCCATGAAAACACTTTTTGGCTTGATAACAACATTGTAAAAGCCTTCAGACGGGGGGGCAAGTAGTTTTATTATACCGTGTATCGGTTGATGATAATTTACATCTGACTTTAACTAAGCATAAGCAGAATAAAAACTTTGATGACTTTGAAACGTGGCAAGAAGCAATTCAGAGAAATCGAAATAGGCTTTACCAGATAGAACAAGAAAGTATAAATTTGTTGCAACAATATGGTTTACATACAGATCGAAGAATTATCAATACAAATTCTACTGGTAAAGATAGTATGGTGGTAACTCATCTTGCTAAAAAAGCTGAATTGAATTTTGAAACATTCTTTAATGTCACAACACTTGATGTAGCAGAAAGTAATCAAATGGCAAAGCGCAATGGGTATCAGCACATCTTTCCTGATCCTCAATACGGTGGATTTTATCAATATGTTCATAATAGCAGAATGATACCAAATAGATTTACAAGATTTTGTTGTCAATATTTCAAGGAAAGGCCAACAATAGATTATTTCAACGCAGATGACAAACTTTTGTTTATGTTTGGTATTCGTAACGGAGAAAGTAATCAGCGATCAAACTATGAGGATATTATAAAGAATCCATTATGGGGTAATCGTGATTGGATAGGGGTTTTACCTATTCGCAAGTGGTCAGAATTAGATATTTGGCTTTATATTCTTGCAGAAGATATTGAAGTAAATCCTAAATACAAATATGGATATACAAGAGTTGGATGTGGAATTGCTTGTCCGTATTATACAAAATACACATGGGTTCTTGATAAGTTCTGGTATCCATATCTTTATAATCGTTGGAGAGATATTCTTCGTAATGATTTTGTCAGTAACAATAAATGGCTGATTATGAATTGCACAATTAAAGAATATGTTACAAAAGCATGGACAGGTGGTGTCTTTCGTACAGAGCCAACAGATGAGGTCATTCAGGAATATGCAGAACATTCCGGGTTAGATATAGAAGTTGCGAAAAAGTATTTCAACCGATATTGTTCAAATGGCTGTATTAGCAAGCGAAGTCAGCCATTAAAAATAAAAGATAAAAACACTTTAGCAATGAACATGAAGATGTTTGGTCGTGATATTGAGAAATTCAAATGCAAGAAGTGTTTAATGAAAGAGTTTGGATGGACTCAAGAACAATGGAATAAACAAGTTAATGAATTCAAAAATCAAGGATGCAGACTATTTTGATTATAAGGAGAGATGCTAATGAAAATTTACTATGCTCATCATGTTTGGAAGTACGATACGCCTATAGAAAATTTTGAAATCAAGTGTATTGAACGGCAATTTAAAGATGCAGTTATTGTAAATCCTCGCACAACCATCCCGCAAGATCAACCAGAAAGCGTCATTCTTGATTACGCATATAAAGCACTCGATGACTGTGAGGCTATTGTGTTCTCTACATTTTCAGGAATGATCGGACATGGAGTATTTAATGAAATCATCTATGCTTTTAATGCTGGAAAGAAAGTATATCAGCTTGACGGAACTGAATGTATTGAAATTAGAAGTTACACAGATTTTATTGAGCATGGAATTCGTGATTTTATTTTCCGTGGTGATAACAGAATGTACGCCGTTGTAAATTCTCCATGTTGGTGATGTGATGGGATTAAGAGTTTTATCAATTTGTGGTGGTCTTGAAACTGGATTGCTGGCTTTAAAAGAATTAGGAATACCAGTTGATGAATACCATACTTATGAAATTTTTGAACCAGCTATCGAACTTAGTAAAAGGCATTTTCCTGAAATTATTCATCATGGAGATGTTATTGGAGCAGATTTTTCACAGTTTAAAGGTTTTGATCTGGTGATGGCTGGTACGTGCTGCCAGAGTTTATCGGTAGTCCGGCAAGAAAACAATCAAGTATGTTCAGGACTGAAGGGCAAATCTGGCATTTTCTTTGAGTATGCAAGAGCCGTCAAAGAAATTCAGCCAAAATGGTTCCTGTTGGAGAATGTAGTTCCAAAAAGCAAGACTGATCAGAATATTATTACCGATAACTTGGGGGGGCAAATTCCTCAGTTGATAAATTCAAATCTCTTTTCTGCACAAGACAGGGAGAGATTGTATTGGACGAATATTCATATTGGTTCGCTGCCTAAATTAAACACAACCGTCCTGAAAGATATAATGGTATCAGATGCGCCAGAGAAAGATTATTATGATAAACCATATATCTTTCATGGTGAAGATAAAAAAGTAATCGCTACATTACAAGTTAATACACATGATATGTTGAAACGAGTTTACAATCCTCAATTTAAATGTGCAACTTTGACTTGTGTGAATGGTGGTTATCAAGAAAAGAAAGTTTGGGATAATGGACGTATTCGCAAACTGACACCTGTTGAGTATGAGAGGTTACAAACATTGCCAGATAATTTTACAGAAGGATATAGTGACAATGTTCGGCGTTCACTCTGCGGCAATGGGTGGACAAAAGAGGTTATAAAGCATATTTTCAAGGGCTTATAACAATAAATACAACAAGAAAGAAGGTATAAGATGGCAAAGATTGTAGAGTTAGAAAGTGGCACTAATCCTGTTGAGGAAGTTACTGATCCAAAGCAGAAGGCAAAGAACGAGACAGAGGAAATGATTCAGCGTTTGATGAAAAAGGCATATGTGCTTGGATTGTCTGCTGGTATGAAAACCATGTGTGGTTCTATTCTTGAGAAGATGAATCAGAATAAGAATCTTAATCCTCAGAAGCAGTTGATGCTTTTACGTCAGTGGTGTAATCACAATTTGGCAATTAACAACAAACAGGACGAGAACAACGATACAGAAAGCAAGTCAGAGGAAACTACAAATAATACAGATAAAAAGGAGAATGAAAATGATGCGTAAGTCACAGAGCAATTCCACTATTTTGACCGAAAAGGCGGCGCAGTTAGACAGTCTGATGAAGGATTCTGAGAACGCAGTATCCGTGATTACCACAACGATTGATAGGCTGGCAAATGTAAATGCCCGTATCAATTCTACTCGTCAGGAGATTGAGTCCTATAAGGCCGAACTTGAGCGTTTGGATGGTTCTATGGAGCAGCAGTTCTCTCACAACGCTAAGATCATCGAGAAGTTTAAGAACTTTCTGGAGGACTAATGAATAGGGATACGTTTGAAAAAGAAATTGGCTGGATTCATTCAGAGAAAATTGCAAAGTTTGCTACATATTGTGTAAACAATCTTCCTGACTATTTCTTTACGGTTCCTGCATCGTCAAGTGGCAAGTATCATCCTTCTTATGCTCTTGGAGATGGTGGCCTTGTCCGGCATACCAAAGCTGCTGTATCCATTGCTCATGAACTGTTTAATCTTGAAATGTTCCCATTTACTAATGACGAGCAAGACTTGATTATTGTAAGCCTTATTCTTCATGATGGCTTGAAACAGGGTGATGGCAATGGAAAGAGGACAGTATTTGACCATCCTATTTTTGCAGCGAATTTTGTAAAGAGGTGCAATATTGAAAGTCAGTTGTTGACTGATGAACAGGAAGCCTTTGTAGTAAACGCCATTGAATCTCATATGGGGCAATGGAATACATCAAAGTATTCTAAAGTTGAGTTGCCAAAGCCTAAGAATAAGTTTCAGAAATATGTTCATCTGTGTGACTATCTGGCCTCACGAAAGTATTTGGAATTTAATTTTGAAGCTATTTAAAAACAGTAAAGGAGAAAAAGTAAATGAGTTATCAAGCACGATTCAGTTTTGTTGGTACTCCCGTCATTCCCAAGCAGAAGTCAGATACCAAGCGTCCTTTCTGCAAGGAGGGTGAGTATGTTGATAAGCAGACTAAAAAGAAGCGCAAGACACTTTCTATGACGTTTGGTGTTAAGGAAACGGACTCAAATATGGCATTTGTTGAGGCTTTTGATAGTGTTCAGTCCACAATTAAGACAATGGATGCCGACAATGAGAAGATGGATGTTGATTGGGATGACCGTTTCGATGAGGAAATTGTTGATAAGGTTGCCAGTTATCGTAAGTACATTGTTGATCTTGGTGAGGAATGTGGTGGTCGGCAGGAGTTCATCACCGTCTATGACATGATTCAGCACTTGCAGGAGTATCTTCCTCAGTACGATGGGCGTGTGGTGGTTACAGGCCAGTTCACTCGTGATTGGTACGCCAAGAAGAAGATGTATTTTAGCAAGTTCCGTATCCAGAATGTTTTTGCCGCCCCCGAAGAGCGCAAGAGTCGTTTGCTGATTACTGCTGATTTGTTCTATAACAAGTCCAGTCTGGATGATTCTGATTATGCAGAGAATAAGAAGATGACTCTGGATTGCTACATTGAGCAGTATATTAACAAGGATGAGGGTAGGAAGTTTGTTCCCATTCAGTGTGTGTTCTCTGGCGCAAAGTATGATCCTGAGAATGAGAAGCACAAGAAGCTGCTGGCTAACAAGATGAGTTATCTTAATGTTGCCAAGATGAAGGTTCAGAACGATCAGGATGAGATTGTTACTGTAAAGGGTGATGAGTACGTCCATATCCCTTGGGAGATTGTTCTTCTGCGTGGTGCTGAAGAAGTTGACTTTGACGAGTCTATGTTGACTGAGCGGCAGCGTGAACAAGTTGAACTTGGTATTCGCACTGTTGATGATTTCCGTCCGAAGGGAAATGTCTTTGGTGATCGGGTTGATGAATTCAGACTGAAGGATGTTATCATTTCGTCTGACGATTTCAAAGATGGATATTGTCGGCTTGCTGATGACAAGGGAGATGAGTTCGAGGAAAAGATTTATCAGCCTCCGCAGGATGAAACTATGGAAGAGGCTAAAAAGAACTCTAAGAAAGCCAAGAACACCGAGTCTAATGACGATGATCCTCCGTTTGACGAGGACAAGAAGAATGATGGTGTTGATGAAGATGACCTGTTTTAAGGGGGAGGTAGATAAATATGGCAAGGAAATTTGGACAGAAGCGTGAGATTTGCATTGACCCTTTGGCTTATAACATTGGTCTGATCGGTGAGAGTGGTATTGGTAAGTCCACTGTTATCAAGGAGGTCTGTGAGAAGTTGGCTGGTGATGAGGGCTATATTGCCCTCGACATTGGTAAGGAAGATGGACACGATGCTATTAATGGGATTGTATCTGAAAAGATTCCTGATTGGGCTAAATTCAAGGAGTTCTGTGATGACGTGATTGAAAATAAGTTGACTGATTACAAGGATTTGCGTGTTGTTGTTCTTGATACATTTGATCAGTTGCTTGAGATTGCGGAGCCTGAAGTTATCCGTATGCACAATAGGGCTAATCCTGATAAGCCAAAGATTACTTCTATTAAGGCAGCGTTCGGCGGCTTTATGGCTGGCGAGGATAAGGCAATTCAGATTGTACTTGATAAGTTGTGGGAACTGAAGGGCGTTGGTGTTTCATTTATTGCGATTGGACATACCAAGAAAAAGGATGTTGATGATCCGATTACTGGTGAGTCTTATTCTATCTTGACAACCAATATGAGCCAGCGTTATTTCAATGCCCTCAAGACCAAGTTGCATTTTCTTGGTGTCGCCTACATTGACCGTGAGATTGTCAAGCAGAAAACGGGCAAGAAGAATGTTGTTACCAAGCAGGAAGAAGTCAAGGGTAAGGTTATGAGTGAGAGCCGCCGCATTTCTTTCCGTGATGATAACTACAGTGTCGATTCTAAGTCTCGCTTTGCTGATATTGTTGATGAAATTCCTCTGGATTCTGACGCTTTTATCAAGGCAATCACTGATGCAATTATGGCTGAACACAGTAAGGGCGACAAGACTGTGGAACAGTCTAAGAAAGATTTAGAGAAGGCACGTAAGCAGAAGGAGGCCGAGGTTGCTGAGAAGCTGGAACATGATGCAGCAAACAAGGTTGACGAGGAAAAGAACGCCGAGTTGGTTAGCACCATTCAGAATAAGTTCTCTGATGTAAGTGCCGCAACTAAGAAAAAGGTAAAGGCTTTTATGGCAGAGCATGATATTCCGAATTTCAAGAACGCAGATGAAATTCCTACTGCGAACCTTGAGGCCATTGTCGCTATGCTGAATGAGGATGAATGATATGAATAGATACAGTAGTGGTAGTATTATTGGTTGGATCATCGGTATTATTCTGTTTTGTATCTTTGAGCCTGTCATTTATTTTGGCCTTGCCTATTTTGGTGGCTGGATTATGCAGATGTGTATTGGCACTACAATTACAAACGGATTAAACTTGATGTTTGACACGACACGATTCACACCAGATATTATTCCTCTGGCTTGTGGTACACTCGCAACAATCGGCAGCTTCTTTAAGACACGTGTAAGCAGTAATAGTAGCAAGTGATTCAAAGGAGGATAATCAGTTATGGCAAGGTCATGTAAATGCCATATCACGGGTGAAACCGGGACAACTGATACCTTTGTAAAGATTGGGAAGTATTACTATAAAAATCAAGAGATATATGATGCAGAGCAAAAGCAAAAGGAAACTTATAAATCTCTGATTGATTATATCTGCTATGAGTTTTTGGGATATGGGGATGGTCAGCCCTTCCCCACATCCCTTCCCAAAAAAATTAAGGAACTTTCATTCTACGATTATGAAACCATTCTGGAAACTTTTCAGAAATGTCACGATGATATTTGTTACTGGATGGAACATAAACAATTTGAAACAGAGTATGGAAAGTTATCTTACATCTTTGCAATGGTAAAAGACAAACTCTCTGATGTACGTTCTGATCGTATTCGTAGAGAAAAGCAAAGTGAGAATACAAAGAAAACCGAAATCGAATGTGGTGATTTGTCCAGCATTGGCACAAAACGCAGAGGGAAGGATATAAGCAGCTTTCTTAATGATGACGAATTATAAGGAGGAACTGGCAATGACTGAACGTGAATATTTCGATGCGGTAGAAAAGATTATTAACAAGGCACTCGCCGCTGGCATGACATTAGATGAAATCTGTGAGAAGTTAGGAATTACTACTGATGGCTGATTATCATGTTGGTGCGGGCTGTTTTGGCATATATGCAGGAACATTAAACAAGAAGGGCAATTTGTGGCAAAACAAAACTGAATGTACAGATGAAGCCATAAATGCTGTCCGTGATTACATGGTGCAAGAGTTGCTTGGTGGTCTTGATTGTACTAAAACATCGTCCAATGGCTATCAATGGACATTAAAAGATGGTCGAATTGTAGAACTCCGAGTGACAATTAAGGATGGTGATACAAATAAGTCTTAAAAATTATCCGCAGGAATTAATTAAAGGTCGAGAGAGCGCAGAGGCTACGTTTGTATTTTGCCTATGGAAGCAGCCAGATTTATTTGACGATTTTCAGAGAATTAATGTCAATGATGATCGGACGCTAAAAACTGAAGATGGTACATTTTATTTCTCGCTTGGGCGACAAATGTATAATCAAGGGTTTAGATCATTTGACAATGTTACAATTTACACATTTCTTGAAAATAAGCCTACTGTTAAAAAGCACTTTGATGAACTTGGAGGTTATGCGACAGTTAGTGAACTTTGCTCATTAGTCAATCCTGAAAACGTTGATGCTTACTATGACAAGATTGCAAAAATGAATACCTTAATGACATTACATGATAAGGGGTTCAATGTGATCGACAACATAGAAAAGTTTGCAAAGATGACTAATCAAGAAGTGTATGATTATTATGATTACATTTTGAACAGTGTAAGCATTAAGAATACACATGATATTGATGTTGAAACGTTAGAGATTGATGACAAGTTTCTAAAGGAATGTGATGAAGGGTCTGCACAGGGAATTAGCTATGGGGCGCATTGTCCGATCCTGAACTATTTGACTCTTGGTACACCTCTTGGTGATATGTATATGTTTGCTGGACATAGTGGTGTCGGCAAAACTTCTTTTGTCTTTGAGAATATGATTTTGCCAATGACAGAAGATGGTGTGAAGTGTGCGGTAATCAGCAATGAGCAGCGGTCAAAAGATTTCAAGCAGTTGTTGCTTGTTCATATTATGACAACTGAACTTGATTATTGGGGATTAACCAGAAAGAAGTTAAAAATTGGCAACTTCACAGATGAACAGTGGGAATATTTGCGTAAGGCCAAGAAAATATCTCAAGAGAAGTATGGAAACATTCAGTTTGTAAAGTTGTTCGACAATGATATGAACAAGGTCAAAAGGATCATTAAGAAACTTGCCAAGTTGGGGTATCAGGCAATAATGTTTGACACGATGAAATCTGAGGATGAGATTGATGAGGCTATGTGGCAACAACTTCTTATCCATAGTCGAAAACTGTTTCAGATTACAAGTCGGGAAAATATTTCTCTGATCTGTACTTATCAACTTGCCTTACATACTTTGAACAAGCGGTATTTGGATGCCAGTTGTCTTTCTAATGCCAAGCAAATCAAGGAAGTCTTTTCTGAGATGGTATATGCAAGGCCGCTTTGGGATGATGAATACCCCGGAGAAAAGTTTGATGTAAAAGCATACCAACTGGAGAAAGATAGTAGCGGTAAGTATACAAATGTACGAAAAACAATTCCATTGGATCGAGATAAGAAATATATTGTTGCATTTCTTGATAAAACAAGAAACGATGATGACAAAATTCAAGTCCTTTATCAATTCAATGGCAGATTCAATCGTTGGAAAGAGATTGGATATTGTTCTGTATTTAATGAACACAAGTAAATTATAAGGAGTAAAAGCAATGGAACACCTGACAAGTACACAACAAAAAATGGTAGAAGATAATCACAAACTCATTTATGGTGCTGCTCACAAATACAAAATCAATCTTGAAGAATACTATGATGTTTTGGCGATTGGATTGTGTAAAGCAGCTATGGCTTTTGATGAAACGAAAGGTCAGTTCTCAACTTTTGCATATATCACTATGCTTAATGAGTACAATGGTGTATTGAGACACAATAAGACGAGTAGTGTTATTCCTGCTCAAAATATTGTATCAATGAATATTCGTATGAGTTCAGATGATGGTGATTGTGTTGTAGAGTTTGGTGATATGTTTCCTGATAACGTGGACATTGAAAAAGATACCGCAGAAACAGATTACATACGTTTTCTATGTAAGAAAATCTGCCATCCACAAGAGCAAGAAGTTATCCAGTTGTTGGCTGATGGGTTTACACAATCTGAAATTGCAGAGAGAATTGGTGTCAGCCGTCAGCGCATTGGTCAGTTGATGAATAAAATTCGAGCGAAATTGGGGAAATATGTGGCATGAGTGTAGGTTGTTTATGTTCTCATTGTGATGCTGCTGATTGTAATAGACGCAAGGATGATAAAATTCGGTGTACTAAATACAGTCAGTGGGTAAATCCGAATGATATAGGCTGTGATGCTTATGTAGGTGCAATGTCATTTGCTGATATGTTGCCTGAAAAAATGAAAGAAATTGCAGAACTATATCATGATTTAATTATGTCAAATAACAAGTAATACAACAAGGAGTGTGTAAAATGAAGAATTGGAAGTTGCCTTTGATTGTTGCAGCGGTTGTAATCGCTGTTGTGATGTTGTGTGTCTTTTCATTCCAAGGGGTTCAGAACAAGGCTATTTCGTTGGAGGAACAGATTAACACAGCACAGTCAGAAATTAAGGTTCAAGAAAAGCGTAGAGCAGACCTGATTCCCAATTTGGTTGACTGTGTTCAGGCTTATGACGAACATGAATACCAGACCTTGATGGATGTTGTTAATGCACGTGGTAGTTCCTCTGATGAAAGTGTTCAGGAGATTCAGACTATGATTCAGGCCGTTGCAGAGGCTTATCCAGAACTCAAGAGCAATGAAAACTATCGTGAGTTGATGAATGAGTTGGCGACTACTGAGAATCTGATTGCGAACTATCGTAGTAACTTTAACAAATGGGTTAAGAGTTATAATCAATACGTAAGGAAGTTCCCGAATCGACAGGTTCTTGGGATGCTTGGATATGAAATTATTGGGTACGAATACCTTGATTATAATGTTTCTTCGGATGCTCCAACAAATCTGTTTGAGTAAAGGACATTTGCATGAAAGTTACTAAGCGAGAAATTATCTTTAGTGTTGCTATTGTAGCAGTAATGTTGATTTTTGGTATTGTATTATCAGACAAAATCAATGATAGCCTGATGAATTCATATCAAGAGTACAATACAGCATTGCAGATCAATGATGATCCTGAACTGTTCAGATATGGAATGAGAACAAATGTTGGTAATGCGTTCGTTCATGGTAATTTGGCAGCGGTTGGTTCTGTATCATATCCTGAAGTTGAAGGCCAGTATGCCACAATGACAAAAGTGACTGAGCGATATACGATGCACACCAGAACAGTAACCAGAACACGCACTGTCAATGGTAAAACACAAACTTATACCACAACTGAGAATTATTGGACATGGGATAGCATTGATAGAGATTATCTTCATGTTGATAATATTTCGTTTCTTGGTGTAGAGTTTCCATATGGAACAATAGATTATTTCCCGGAACATAGTATTACAACCATTTATCAAACATCACATTTGCGGGATGTATATTATGGTTCTGATTTGGAGTATGAAGGAACTATTTACACAGTATTGTCAGACAACACAATTTCAAATACTACTTTTTACTGCAATAGTTCTATAGAAGAAACGATTAATTTCTTAGAAGTTAAATGGCAGTTGGTTGTATTTTGGATTGTTTGGGTTCTACTAATTGGTGGCCTTGTGTATGGTTTCTATTACATTGACAATAGGTGGCTTGAGGGATAAGTAAAGTTCGATAAGAAGGGAGGGTGATATTATCGTCAATGCCTTGTCATTATCGAATTACTTAACAAACAATGTAGATGCGTGTATTACCCTTCTTGAGTGTATGGGTTTTACACAGATTACATATAGGCAGCATAAAAATGAAATCAGGTTCAGCCGTGATGAAGGTCACAATCCCACAGCCATGCGGCTCAAACTTGACACATTAAAGTTTGATGGATTTTCAATCAATGCACATGGTAATTTGTATTCTCTTGTGATGAAATATGAGAGTATGACATTTCCTGAAGCATTAAACTTTATTGCGGATGAACTTGGATTGCAAAAGAGCCAATTTAGTAGAAAGGTTAAATATCCATTTGGCGGGTTCTACAAAGGCTTAATGAAAGAAATTCAAGAGCCGGAGTATTCGATGCAAACATATGATACTTCTATTCTTGATGAGTATGCAGGAAAGTATAATCTCATGTTCTTTCGAGATGGTATTAGCTTTCAAACACAGGAATATTTTAATGTAGGTTTTGATATAGAAACTTTGCGGATCACTGTTCCAGAATATACACTGGACGGTAAATTGTGCGGGATCATGGGGAGGTTGAACGATAGCAAATGCTCAAAAGATGAACGCTGGTTGCCGATCATTCCATGCTCCCGCAGCCTTACCCTTTATGGATACCATCACAATTATGAAACAATCCAGCAAAAGAACATAGTTGTAATTGGTGAGTCTGAAAAGTTTGTCCAGCAGCTTCATTCAATGGGGAGTGGTATTGGCTTGGCAACGTGTGGCTGTGATGTAAGTGATATTCAGGCCAAGCATATTAAATCTCTCATGACAAATAAGATTATTTTGGCTTACGATGAAGGGTTGGAGGAAGATCAGATACGCTTACAAGCTGAGAAATTGATTCTTAACAATGCTGTGTTTAAGAATAAAGTAGGATATGTGTTTGATAAGGACAATGAGATTTTACCAAAAGGAAGTAAAGCAAGCCCATCTGATATGGGTAAAGAGGCGTTCACTGAATTAATACAAAGGCACGTTATTTGGTTATAGATATGAGTTTGTTTTCAAATAACAACAAATACAATCGCAAGGAGAGATGTTATGGCAAAGCGAGATAAAGACCCAAGACTTCAAGCCTTATTTGATGCTGGAAAGAATGTATATAGTATTTCAAAGTGTAATACCATTGAGGAATGTTTGTACGAAACCTTTAAATCATACATTGAGCATGATAAAGGAGTAAATGGTATTTATGGTGTTCTTGGAACGAAAATTCATGACAAGCTGGAGGAAATTATTAATGGGGAGGCTACAGTTGATGAACTCCCTGATACTCTGAATCAAGAACTTTTAGATTTGGATATGCTTGGGATTGAGTTTCCAAAAGATTTCAAGGGTAATGACAGTATCCGCAACAACTGGATTGCAGACATGAAACATTTCTGTAAGACATTCCAGCCGCCAAAGGGAAAGTTCCAGACTGAGCAACTGATTATCTATCCTTTGTCTGAGGACAGGTATATTCAGGGTTACATTGATCTTATTCGTGAAAATGCAGATGGGACTATTTCAATTTACGATTGGAAAACATCTACAGATTTCAAAGCGGCTGATCTTCTGCATCATGGGCGGCAGCTTGTTCTTTATGCTCTGGCAAAAGAGGCAGAGGGGTATACGGTGCGTGATGTGTCATGGATTATGCTGAAATACTGCGAAGTCAAATTCATGGGTAAGAAACGTGCCAACTCCAAAACCAAGACTGAAATTGTCAAGGTTCTGAACCGTGGCAAGTTGGTAAGTGAGTTGCAGCATCATATCGAAAGTGATCTGACCGAACTTGGCTATGATGAGATTGACATTGAAATCATGCTCAAGAAAGCCTTGGATGAAAACTCTCTGGATTCTCTGCCGGAGGAAGTTAGGTCTAAGTATACTATTAAGCCGTATGTTCGCCAGTATGAGATTACTGATGAACTCAAGAAAGAGACTCTGGATTATGTAAACAAATCTGCCGATTTATTTGAGTCTTTGGATAAGGATGATTCAAGTCAGTGGCCTCCAAGGTCGTTCACAAAACTCAGTAAGACAGGCAAAGAGACAGAGGATACTTTCTTCTGTAATAACCTTTGTAATTTCCGAAATACTTGTGTTCATCTCAAGCGATTTAATGATCAATGGGAGTTACGTAAAAAGGATGCAGACGAGGATGCTGATTTGTTCTGATGTTCAGAGTAATTATAGCTGGCGGTAGAGATTTTGAAGATTATGAATTTCTGAAGTTGACTATGGATCGCTTGCTTGCAGATATAACAAGTGAAATATGTGTTGTTTGTGGCATGGCGAAAGGTGCTGATCTGCTGGGAGAGCGGTATGCTAATGAGAAAGGATATAAGGTATCTCGCTTTCCAGCAGATTGGAGCAGCTTCGGTAAGTTTGCGGGATTTGTTCGTAATGAGGAAATGGCGCAAAATGCAGATGCACTTGTAGCCTTTTGGGATGGTAAAAGTCGTGGAACACAACACATGATTAAAACGGCTGAAAGATATAAGTTGAAAATTCGAGTGAAAAAATATAGTAAGTGAAATAGACGAAAGGTAGCTTTTTATGAAAATTATTGATTTTCTCGAAGCAGTAAAAAGAGTTCCCTCATGGGATAGAGAACCCGGCATTACCGATGAAAACTTAGAAGATTTGATTAATCAAGTTGATATGGATAAAAAAATTGGACGATATGACCCATATCCTATTCTTGGTAGTAGACCGCAGCAGTATATTCCCCGTGGATTGGTAATGATTCATGAAGAGCAAGTATGGAAAAATCATGGTCAGTCTCTTAGTCAGTTAGCGCAAAGAGGTGGACTAAGCTGGGCTGAGGCTCTTGCAATTATAGAAGGTAAGTCTTGGAAAGATGCAGAACATGATGAAAATACCGCCGAAGTTATTGTTAGGAAAATGGCTTCTGAGTTTATGAAAGGTTGATTATATGCAACATGATAAAATTAAGTTGACCTGTCATATTAATGGACAAAACGCATATGACAAATTCAAGAAAATTGCATCAGAATTTTATAAAGATTCTACCTATAAATTTGTAGGGCTTGAACTTGATAAAGAACCAACTGCTGATAGTGTAGAATTTTCTGTAGAATTTTGGAGTGTTAATACTGAGAGGCGGTGAAATATTGAATAGACAACTTTTTGTTGATAAATTAAAAAATGCAGTTCCAATGGATGAAGAACATATTGAAAAAGTAATTGCAGATTCTATCAATTCTACTGGTAATGATGGTATCCACCTTATTATTGCTATGGAAGAATTGTCGGAGTTACAGAAAGAAATTTCTAAGGAATTGCGTGGTAAAGGCGATAAAATAAATGTTCTTGAAGAATTGGCTGATGTTCAAATTGTTATTTACTATGTAAAAAAGATTTTAGGAATTTCTAATGAGGATATTAAAAAAGCTATTTCAGTAAAAATTGATCGTTTGTCCTCTATTGTATATAAGGAGAAATAATATGCCCGGAGATTTTATGTTAGATTTAGACTGGCCTATGTGTGGGATTGACAATCAAAAATGTCCAAGTTATTTATCAAGATGTGATTTGTGCGAAAAGAAAGAAAAAGAAAAATTAAACAAAGATGAAGATAGGGGTGAGTAAATGCAAAATTATCACCGTCATACATCATATAGCAATATTTGGGGATTTAAGGACTCGGCTGCTGTAAATGAAGATTACGCAAAACGTGCCGTTGAACTGGGTCACAAAGTAATCTCCAGTGTGGAACACGGTTTTCAGGGATACTACTTTGAAACATATGAACTTTCCAAGAAATATGATCTGAAATTTATTTTTGGTTGTGAAGCATATTGGGTCAAAGATAGGCACGAAAAGGATCGTACAAACTCTCATATTGTTTTACTTGCCAAAAACGAAAATGGGCGTAGAGCAATTAATTCTGTTTTGTCTACAGCAAGTGAAGATGGATATTATTTTCGTCCTCGTCTTGATACTGAATTGTTGTTGAGCCTTCCGGCAAATGATGTTTTTGTCACCACGGCTTGTATAGCTTTCTGGCATTACGATGACATTGAAGATATTGTTGTCAAACTTCATGAACATTTCAAAGACAACTTTATGCTTGAAATTCAGTATCATAAGACAGAAGCACAAATTCATCTTAATGAGCGTATTTTGGCACTGTCTGAGAAGTATGGTATTGAAATGATTGTTGGTATGGACAGTCATTTTATTTATCCAGAACAAGAAGCAGAGCGTAATTATATGCTTGCGACAAATCCAACCAGATACGAAGATGAAGATGGTTGGTATATGGACTATCCTGATGATGATACTACTATGAATCGCTTTTTGGAGCAGAATGTACTTACCAAAAAGCAAATTCAAAGAGCAATGGATAATACTGACCTCCTACTGAAATTTGACGATTATGACATTTTGCCAGATGGATCGCCAAACCCGATTTTCTCCAAAGATATTAAGCTACCTACTTTGTATGATGGAGAACACGTCATTGATGGTGTGTTACTTCCTAAATTAACGCAGGAGGAACGTAATAAAGAATATAGTAAACTGATCACACGGCTATTTAAGGAATATGTCAATGATGTTCCTCCAGAACAGTATGATGAGTATTTTGAGGGAGTGAAAACAGAAGTTCAAGTAATCAAAGACACTAATATGTCGGATTACTTTCTGATCGACTATTACATGGTAAAACGTGCCATTGAAAAAGGCGGCGTTCTGACAAATTCAGGCCGTGGTAGTTCAGTTGGCTATTTTACTAATACTCTCCTTGGATTCTCTAAGGTTGACCGTTTCCAAAGTCCTATCAAGTTGTACCCGGAACGATTTATCAGTAAAAGCCGTATTCTTGAAACAAAATCGCTGCCTGATATTGATTTGAATTGGGGTACACCAGAAATTGCAGCAGAGGCACAGGAAGAAATCTTGGGTAAGGATCATGCTTATCCTATGATTGCTTTTGGAACGTGTAAGAAAAAGAGTGCTTTTAAATTGTATGCACGTTCTCAGAACATGGATTTTGAACTTGCGAATACTATTTCTACACAGATAGAGAAGTATGATGAAGCCATGAAATATGCTGACGATGATGAAAAGGACGATATTAGCATTTACGATTACGTTGATGAAGAATACCATTCTTACATTGATGCAAGCAAAAAATATCAAGGTATTATTACCGATAAGAAAAAGGCTCCATGCGCTTATTTGCTGTATGCTGGGAGTATTCGTGATGAAATTGGTCTGATTAAGTGTAAGAGCGACACCACAAAGAAAGAGTATATGACCGCCGTAATTGATGGTGCGATTGCAGAGAATTATAAATTTCTCAAAAATGATATTCTCAAGGTTGATGTAGTGCTGCTAATTGATATGATTTATAAGCGTATTGGTATTAAGCCACATACAGTCAATAGGCTTATGGAATTAGTCAAGAATGATCAGGCCGTGTGGGATATTTACGCAAATGGATATACGATGGGTGTAAATCAGGTTGAAAAAGCATCTACCACCAGAAAGTCTATGAAGTATCAACCCAAGAACGTTTCTGAGTTGTCGGCATTTATTGCAGCCATTCGCCCAGCTTTTAAGTCTATGTATTCTAAGTTAGAGAATCGTGAGGACTTTTCCTACGATATTCCTGCTTTTGACAAAATTCTTCAGACTGAAGAATTGCCACAGAGTTTCATTCTATATCAAGAGCAGACCATGAATACATTAAACTATGCCGGATTTCCTATTGATGAGTGCTATGGCATTATTAAAGCTATTGCAAAAAAGCATCCTGAGAAAGTGCGTCCTTTAAAAGAAAGGTTCATTAATGGTTTCCGGGATAAGATTATACAGGATGAGGGAGTATCAGCAGAAAAGGCAGAAGAAGATAGTGCAAGGGTATGGCAGATTATTTCTGACTCCTGCGGATACGGATTCAATTCAGCCCATGCTTATTGTATGGCACTGGATAGTCTTTATAATGCTTACCTCAAAGCCCACTATCCATATGAGTTCTACGAAGTGTTACTTCAAACATATTCAGACAAGGGGAAGAAAGATAAGGTCGCAGAACTCAAACAAGAAATGAGCAAGGCATTTGGTATTCGTGAGGGTGATTATCGGTTTGGCCTTGATAACAGAAAGTTCGTTGCTGATCCAGATAATCACACAATCTATCCTTCGCTGTTGTCTATTAAGGGCTTGAGCCAAGGGTGTGCCAATGATCTGTATTCACTTGGCAAAAAGAAGTTTAAGAATTTCTATGAACTCTGGAAGGAACTCAAAAAGAAAAAGAGCCTGAATAGTGCAAAGATTAATACTCTTATCGAGATTGGCTATTTTGATGAGTTTGGTTCGATTGGTAAAATCAAAAGATTTGTCGAAATCCTTGATAAGCTATATGAACGTTCACAATTTAGTAAGTCTGATCCTCCGAAGGAATTTATCTCTTATATCATGAAATATTCTGAGGCCACAGACAAACAGTATCGAAAATTCGATTATGATGCAGCACTCAATGAAATTTGGAATGACTTAGATGATACTGAGATTTCATTTAATGAACGTTTGAAGTATGAACTCAACAACATTGGCTATGTCAAAACCATAATGCCTGATATGTTACCTGATTACGCCTTTGTGCAGGAGTATGAATGTAAATATAAGAATCCTAAACTGACGCTATATCGACTTTGTGATGGTTCTACAGAGGTTGTTAAGGTGCGCCGAAAAAAGTATGATGAAGCACCAATCAATGTTGGGGACATTATCAAAACGCTGGAATGTTCAGATGAAGGCCGTTGGTCTAAGGACGAAAATGGTGACTGGCAGCAGAGCCAGACAGATCATGAATGTATCTTGAAGAAATGGTCTTTCGTTAGGGATAATACTATTGAGGGAGGGGAACCAGCATGAAATGTCCTTACGGAAACGAACGTTGTCTGTGCGCTGATTGCACAGACAACGCAAAGTACGATGGTTGTGAGAAGGAATATTGTATTCATTGCTATGAGTGCGAAGATGCTCAAAAAGCTATTCATGACGTATACTTTTGTACTGGACATAGGAGGATAGAAAGTGAGAACTAAAGACGAACTGTTCATGCTTGGGGAAGTTTCCACTTTACTTCAATATCTTTTTATGAGCGAAAAGCATACTATAATATTTAATAATGGGCTTACTGATTTACAAATCAGAATGGATGAAAATTTCAATATTTGGTGTAGGAATTTGCAATTTCCTGATATTCCTGAATCTGATTTTTCTAAGCAGATGACAACATTATATATGCTTGGTGTCATTCAAATTCTTCAAAATACACCTCCAGTTGAATTTAAAAATGCGTTTGCAAATCGTTGGGAGAAAATCAAACAAATCACCTTGGCTAATCTTGCTTTAAATAGAAAGTAGGTTAAAATGCAATGGTGAGATTTAAAACGAAAGAGATTGATAGTTATTATGCTGCCAATTCAATTTTGAATTTCATTGATTATGCCGAATCTAATTTGCATAACATTGGCAGATATAATGGCTCATTATCATTATACCGCAAATGTTTGTATATTAGACGGGAAGATTCACTGTTTTATAAGTATGGAGAAGATAATACTGGCGATATTCAAAAATTAAAACAATTCATGCGTAGATGTTACCGTGAAATTAATCTGTGGAAGAAGGTATTTTGAAATGATTTATACCACATATTTTGCAAAACTGAAATCGTTACCTAAAGATATTGTGCCAATTAGCATTTGTGGCAAGGCTCCGAATAACTACAATGGCCTCCAGTATAAAAAACTTGCACCAAAATATGATTTCTTTATGAAATGGAAAGAGAATCATGATAACGACTATTATATCTGTTGTTTTGATAATCAAGTTCTTTCTGTGCTTAATCCTACACAGGTAGTTGCTGATTTAACTGCAATGGCAGCAGGACGTGATGTTGCTTTAGTATGCTATGAAAGGCCCAGAGATTTTTGCCATAGACATTTGGTAGCAGAATGGTTGCAAAAGAATGGCTATAATGTCCAAGAATGGAGTGCCTAAATGGGAGAAAATAAAAGTAGTGTTTTATACTATAATGGTAGGCCACTTAATATAAGTGAAATGCCTCCCATAACGTTTGATTCATGTGTAGATGGTGGTGATATAATCGGCACTTTTCCACAAAATAGAAATTGTTCATTTACAGCAACATTCAAACATTTAAAAATGAGCCGCAAGAAATTTGTTCATAATCTAATAAAACAAGGTTATTCTAAAAAAGTGGCTAAACAGTTGGCGTGGTATTGTAATGGAAAAGGGATTCCTTATGGTGCTGCTAACAATTTAATAGCTTTGGGTTTATCTGTGAGGTGATTGGAATTTTAGAACTATACAAATATACTGATAAAGAAATTGACCAGCTTGTTAGGTCTATTGTAATTCTTACTGATACCAGAGAACAGAAGAACCAACATATTCTTGATTGGTTTGATAAAAAGAAAATTCCCCATAAGACAAAAGCATTGTCAAATGGAGATTATAGTTTTTATGTTCCTGCTAATCCTGATCTGAATATTGATAGAGATTTGTTCTTTGATAAAGAAATTATGGTAGAACGTAAAGGATCACTGGAGGAACTAAGCGGCAATCTTTCACAGCAGCGGGCAAGGTTTGAGGAAGAGATGGCTACATATCCGGGCAAGAAGTATTTGTTAGTTGAGAACGCAAATTATCAAGATATTATCACGGGGAACTATGATACAAAGTTTTCAGCAAAAGCATATCTTGCAAGCCTTCATACATTTAACCATCGTTATGATCTTCAGATGATGTTCATGCCTGATCCACAGTATTCAGGATACTTTCTGTACGGAGTGTTCACATATTTTCTCAGAAAAATTTTGCGGTAACTGCTTGACAATAACAAGAAATGCAACTATACTAATAATAGATGGGGGGGTTCCTTGGATACTCCATCTACCAAAAAGCATATAACAACAAATACAACAACGAAAGGAGATTGCATGAACAGTTCAATAATTGTTGACCTTGTACGAAAACTCAATGAGTGTCGTGATGCTTATTATAATCGTTCTGATCCGCTTATCCCTGACTCAGAATATGATTTCTTATTTGATAAGTTAAAGCGGCTTGAGAATGAGACAGGGATTATCCTAAGTAATTCACCTACACAGACTGTTGGATATGAAGTCAAGAGCAAGTTGACAAAGGTACAACACGACATTCCTTTACTCTCGCTTGACAAAACTAAAGACGAAAATGAACTAAAGAAATTCGCAAAAGAAAATCCATGTCTGTTAATGTTCAAGTATGATGGCCTAACAGTAGAGTTGATTTATGATGGCGGTGAGTTAATTCAGGCTTCAACCCGTGGTGATGGGTATGTTGGAGAAGATATTACTCATAATGCGAAAACATTCAAAAACATTCCTTTAAATATTCCATATAGGGGATTTCTTAGGGTTGTTGGTGAAGCTATCATTCATGAAAGCGATTTTAAGGCAATCAACGACAATCTTCCTGCTGGTGAAAAACCATATGCAAATGCCCGTAATTTGGCAGCAGGATCGGTTAGGCAGCTTGATAGCGGTATTTGTGCAGAGCGTAATATTGCTTGGATGCTTTGGGATGTACTCGAAGGACTGGATGATGTAATTCCCATTAGCGACTCCAGAGAAGCAAAAATGAATTATTGTGTAAATATAGGATTTGAAGCACCTGATTTTCTTCCTTTTACATTAGAAGTTCATCAAAATAATCTTTCAGAGATGATTGAGTCATTAAAGGCCAGCGCAAAAAATAAAGGTATTCCCATTGATGGCCTTGTTATGAAATATGACAGTATCTCTTATTCAAAACAGAAAGGCGGTACTTCTCATCATAACAATGATGGTATTGCCTTTAAATTTGAAGATGAAACCGCAGATACAGTGTTGAGGGATATTGAATGGTCGCTTGGTAGAACGGGGCAGCTTACTCCTGTGGCAATTTTCGATCCTGTTGATCTGGATGGGACAGTAGTAACAAGAGCCAGCGTACATAATTTGAGTTACATCAAGGACTTTGATCTGCGTATTGGCGATAACATTAGGGTTTATAAAGCCAATATGATTATTCCTCAGATATTGAAAAATCTCTCTGCTGAGAACAGGACAGACAATATTTGTGTGGAATATCCTCATGTTTGTCTTGTGTGTGGATATGGCCTTGTTGTTGAGAAGGTAAACAATACAGAAACATTGTATTGTAAGAATCCTCATTGTGCTGGAAAGAAATTAGGTGCATTTGAACACTTTGTAAGTAAACCAGCTATGAATATTGATGGACTGTCTGAAGCAACGCTGGAGCGTTTTATCTCAAATGGATGGCTGAATGATTTTTCAGACTTGTACCGTCTTGATCAGCATAAAAATGAGATTGTCCGAATGGATGGCTTCGGTACACGTTCCTATGAAAAATTGTGGGATGCTATTCAAGCATCAAGAAATGTTTCATTTGATAAGTTCCTTGTTTCTTTGGGTATTCCTAATGTTGGTAAGACAGCATCTAAGGCCATTGCAAAGTATTGTGAATATGATATTGCAAGGTTTGAAGATTTAGTAGGAAATGATTTCGATTGGACTGTTCTTGATGATTTTGGAGAAGTAATGTCTAATAGTATCAAAGAATGGTTCGAGGACTCTTTGAATGTTGCTCTGTTTGCAAAACTTCTTGATTACATTACGATTTCAAAGCCTGAGATTACAGTTGTCAAAAGCAATCCATTCAAAGACAAAATTGTTGTTGCAACTGGTACACTACATAACTTTACCAGAGATGGTATTACTAAAAAGTTAGAGGAACTTGGAGCAAAGGTTGCTGGTTCGGTTTCTAAGAAAACAGATTACCTCATTGCTGGCGAAAAAGCAGGATCAAAAATGGCAAAAGCGCAACAACTCGGCGTAATGGTTTTGACTGAACAAAAATTCATGGAGATGATTAGTTGAAAATTTTACATCGGCTCTTAGGATATTGCCCTATATGTGGACGTTGGTTTCAATTCAGCACCAAGCAGCGTACCCCAAACACTGTTAAAGACGAATATATTGTATGCTGCAAGTCTTGCTATGAAAAAATCGAAGCATATAGAGATGAATTACTTAGGGATTTACATAAAGATCAGAGGATTAAATCAAGAATGATGAAATAAAAGGCGAGGACGTGCGCTAAAACACACGTCCTCATCAAGTAAATTATTTCTTTTTCTCCGTATCAGCAACGGGTGTTGATTCAGGCTCGTCAAGGGAAATCCCTAATTTCTGAGCAATTTCCTCATTGCTCATTCCAGCCTCTTTTGCTTTTGAAATAAGGGCTTTCAGGCCAGCAGCTTTTGATGCACGTGGCTTTGGATTGAGAATGGTATTTTTCTTTGCCTCTAATTTTTGAATAGCGTCCTTATGTCCAGCAATCTTTTTGTCAATCTCGGCAATACGTTCTTCTGCTGGGCGGCGAACTAACTTGCGCTGTTTGTTTTCGGCTTCTGCCATTATAGATCACTCCTTATCTCAAAATATGGCATTTGAATTATAACACACTTCTTTTAATTTGTAAATATGAAAGGTGAAAAATTTAATGGGAGAATACACTTATACCAATGAGGACTTGATTAAAATGCAATCACGTCCTTTTAATACAAAGCTGCAAGTAACAACTGCAAAGTTCCTTGAGTTTTGTCAAAAGACTGAATATAATGTTTCCCTCTCATTTTCGGGGGGGCAGATAGTTCAGTTTTGTTAGATATGTTTGCAAAGTTTTGGTCATTGCATCGTGAACAGCATGGTAATAAACCCTTGCTTGTTATTTATGCAAATACAAGCAACGAATTTGCGTCTATGCCAAAACACGTTAAATTCTTTTGCGAATATATTGAAAACAAATATGATATAAAAATTGATTTGCACATTGTACGAAGCAAGATTACTTTCTTTGATGTTGTAAAAACTGAAGGGTATCCAGTGGCAAGCAAGAAAGTTGCTCGAATGATCCGTGACGTAAAGGAATTTCTTGATGAAAGAGGTTTGAAATATGAGGACGATATTGAACCGTATCTTGATCAGGGAATTGAAACAGCAAACTATTTGCGCTCTATTAACTGTCCTGCGACTATCGTATTAAGACTTTCTGGATACACCAGAGATAACAACATCTCAAAAACATGGTCAATTCCAAAGAAATGGAGATTTTTAATCAATGCGCCATTTCCAATTAGTGAACATTGTTGTGATATTCTTAAAAAGCAGCCGATTAAACTTGTTCAAAAGGAAGTAAAAGCTAATCCTATTTATGGGACTTTAGCCGAAGATAGTCAAATGCGGCGAAATGCTTACTTAAAAACAGGCTGCAATGCTTTTAAAGATGGTCATGGTAAGTCAACTCCTATGGGATTTTGGACTCGACAGGATATATTAAGATACCTACATGATTTTAATATTCCCATTGCACCTCCATATGGCGAGATAGTTCAACTTGAAAATGGTAAATTTGAGTTTACCAAAGAACATAATACAGGATGTAAATTATGCTTGTTTGGTTGTCATTTAGAGAAAGAGCCAAATCGTATTCAGCGTTTAGCTGATATTGAGCCAAACACTTATAAGTTCGTGATGAAAAGTCGTGAGGAAGGTGGTCTTGGTTATCGTGAAGTAATGGATTATTTAGGAATACCTTATGAAAACAAAGGAGATACATGAAAAGAGTTTTAACAGTTACAATCGCTTTTTAGCTTTAATATTTGGCATTGTGGTGGGTCTGATAACGACTCAAGAAAACAAGGTCGAAGAAGTGCAACCGATTCAATCAAGTGAGAAATGTCAATTAGTTCATATTGATTCAACTATTCCTGTAATAGAACCTTTCTATACCACAATAGCAAATCATATTACAGAGAACGAACGTGAAACGCTTGCACGACTTGTATATCTGGAGGCCAGAGGACAATCTTATCTTGGTCAAAAGGCGGTTGTAGAAGTTGTATTGAATAGAGTATTGAGTGATGAATTCCCTAACACGATTGACGATGTAATATATCAAAAGAATCAGTTTTCTCCTGCAAAATACATTGAAACAACTACTCCAACTCAAATTCAATATGACGTAGTTGATGAAGTTTTATCTGAGATTTATCCAGTTTTGAATACAAATGTGCTGTTCTTTTCAACGAAACAATATAATGATTTGCTCTATAAAAAGATTGGTGATCATTATTTTTGTTATTCTACAAAATCTTATGAAAAACAGAAAGGAAACTAACAACAATGAAGCGCAATAATTATCCCAAGCGTAAAAACTCCGAGCAGATGGATGAGCCAAAGAAAGTCGTTAAGATCAGTTGCATGGAGTGCGGGAGTTCTCATGGAACTATGCGAAAGATTAACGATCATGGCAAGAGAGGGTATCTTTGTGAGTATTGTTTTGCCGACTATCAGGCTGACAATGAATCCTAATAACAATAAATACAACAATATAGGAGGCTGATTTATGAAAGTTGTTTCCCCGGCATTTGATATTCTTACACCTATTGATGGTATTGAAATTTTGAAAACCATTGAGACAGTAGGCCGCACTTGCTATAAGAGTGAAGATAAAATCACTGATGATTCTTGTGTTAATTTTGTACAGGGCATTATCAATCGTGGACATGAGGCTGTAATTGAACACTACAACATTACTGTTCGGCTGACAAATGATCGAGGCGTTTCCCATGAGGAAGTACGTCACCGTATTGCCAGTTATGCTCAAGAGTCTACACGGTATTGTAATTATGCCAAGGATAAATTCGGTAATGAGATTACATATATCGACATTCGGGGCGGCATGGAACTCGATCCAAAGGTTAGCAAGTTGGATGTTGTCATTCAGTCTCAAATCTATGATGAGTGGGTAGAGGCTTGTTTAGATGCAGAGAAGCATTACAACAAAATGATTTCGCTTGGTGCTACACCTCAGATTGCTCGAAGCGTTCTCAACAACTCTACCAAGACCGAAATTTGCATCACTATGAATATCAGGGAGTGGAGGCATTTCTTTGACTTACGTTGTTCTCCCGCAGCACATCCGCAGATGAGAGAGATTGCCATTATGCTCCTGAAGGCGTTTAAGACGATGATTCCTGTTGTCTTTGATGATCTGTACAAAAAGTATGTGACAGATGCCAAGACGGAGTAACAGATATATTGAGTGTGGGGATTACTACAAAATTGAATTGTATTATCCCCGCACCAATAGGGTATGTGATTACGCTCTTATTTCCAAAAGTGATAAAGAGATAGCAGAAAAAATTTTTTGGAGAAAGACAGAATATGGCTATGCCAGAGGCAAAAATCCATCAACAGGCAAAGATGTTTTATTACATAAACACATTACTCAAACAACAAAAGAAACAGTAATTGATCACATCAATAGAAACAAACTTGATTGTCGCCGTTCAAACATGAGGATTGCTGATAGTCAAATCAATTCTTTGAACAGAAATCCTCCAAGAAACTCTTTGACTGGATATAAAGGTGTTTCGTTTGATGTGAGAAGTGGTAAATACAAGGCGTACATTAAAATTGATAGAAAGCAATTTAATCTTGGACTATTTGACACTCCAGAAAGAGCATATCAAGAACGAATGGATTTTGAAAGCAAATTAATGTATTGCCTAAGTAAAAATTGTAAGGGGGCATGAAATGAAAGTAATTTTGATTTCCGGGAAGGCTCGACATGGCAAGGATACTCTTGCAGGAATGTTTAAAGATTATCTTGAAGATGAGGGTTATCGTGTGCTGATTGCACATTATGGCGATTTGGTTAAGTACGTCTGTGAGAAATTCTTTGATTGGGATGGCAATAAAGACGAGGCTGGCAGAACTCTTTTACAGTATGTAGGTACAGATATTGTTCGTAAACAGAATGAAGATTTTTGGGCGAACTTTATCAAAGACATTCTGACGATGTTTAGCCATGAATGGGACTATGTTCTTATTCCTGATACAAGGTTTGTTAATGAGGTAGAGTGTTTCAATGGGGACTTTGATTCAAGTCTTGTACGTATCTACCGTCCAAACTACGACTCTGGCCTGACACCGCAGCAGTTATCACATCCTTCCGAAACTGCTCTTGATGATTATAAGTATGATTGTTACGTAGTTAATGATGGCGGTCTGCAAGACCTAAGAAATAAAGTCCCGGAAATTTTAAAGACTATCGGAGGTCTAAATGCGGGATAAGAGAATCATTCTGTGTGATGCAGATGATACTATTGAGAATCTGTGTCAGATATGGGTAACATATCTCAATAGAATGTATGGAACGACTGTACATAGTAGTGAGATTGTTGATTGGAATGTAAGTCTATTTTTTCCATCACTGACAAAAGAACAGGTTTATGATCCGATTTTCAATAAGAATTTTTGGAAAGAAATCAATCCTATTGATGGCTGTTATAAGGTTCTTGAAGAAATTAACAAGCGAGATGAATTGTATATCATCACAGCAACCAACTATCAAACTTGTGATACAAAGATTGAAAGAATACTTGAAATGTATCCGTTTCTCAAATGGTCGCAATTCATTATTACAGAAAGAAAGCAATTAGTGTATGGTGACTGGTTGATTGATGATGGGGTACACAACTTTGATGGCGGTGTTTATAAAGGAATTTTAATGAGTCAACCTCATAACAAAAACTTTAATGCTGAAGAAAATGGTCTTATTCGAGTTCATGGATGGGATGAAATCAGCAAAATTCTACTTTAACAAATTGGGAGGAACATTATGAATTATATGGAAATGACAGGAGATTTGTTTGCTGTCCCACAGGGTTATTACCTTGCTCATTGTATCTCTGGTGACTTCTCTCTTGGTGCCGGAATTGCAAAACAGTTCGATGAAGTTTATAATATGCGCTTTAAGTTGTTTAGGGACTATCCTTTTGAAGCAAATGAAAAGTATGGATATGTAGGCAAGGCTCTCTTAGTGGACAATGTATTTAATCTTGTTACTAAGCCAAGACATTATCATCGTCCTGATTATGATACATTGCTTGATACCATCATTGATATGAGGGATCAATGTGAAAATCTAAATATTACTAAGTTGGCAATGCCTAAGATCGGTTCTGGCCTTGACAGGCTGGATTGGGAGAAAGTCAAAGAAATCATTCAGGATGTGTTTGATGACTCTGATATTGAAATCTTGATTTGTAGTCTGTAAAGAGGAATTGCCATGACAGAGTATAAACCCCGATATTTAGTCATGGTTACTGCGTCTGCAAACAATAATAAGTATTATCGTCAAATTCCTAATGGTGATACATGGATTGCTGAATACGGTAGAGTAGGCAGCAATCCGCAGCGCAGAACTTATCCTATGAGTCAATGGGAGTCAAAGTACAAAGAGAAAATTAAAAAAGGATACGTTGATCAGACCGATTTAGCAGAAGATTTAATGCAAGTAGAAAAGTCAAAGCAAAATAACAAGTATAAGGAAATTGAGAATAGGTCTATTGCTGAGATTGTAGAACGTCTACAAAACATGGCACGAAAAGCCATTAGTGATAACTATACTATCTCATCGAATAAAGTTACACAAGCAATGGTCGATGAAGCACAAAACATTCTAACAAGTTTGCTTGATGTGAAAGATGTTAGTAAGTTTAACGATATTCTATTAAAGTTGTTTACCACAATTCCACGTAAAATGAGTAATGTAAAATCGTTTCTCGCAATATCTGAAAATGATTTTGCAAGTATCATTGATAAAGAACAGAACTTGCTTGATGTTATGAGTGGTCAGGTTGTTCAACATCAAGTTATTGATGAAACTCCTGAAGAAGTCAAAAAGCAAGATTGTACCATTCTTGAACAACTTGGTCTTGAATTTGATGAATGTGACAACAAGGATATTGCAATTATTAAAACTGCTTTAGGTTCTTGTTCTGATAAATTTTATCGTGCATGGAAAGTCAAAAATCTTAGAACACAGAAACGATATGATCAGTTCATTAAAGACAACAATATCAAGAATACTAAATTACTCTTTCATGGGAGTCGCAATGAGAATTGGTGGTCAATTATTAATAGCGGCTTAGTCTTAAAACCTACCAATGCTGTTATTACTGGCAAGATGTTTGGCTATGGAATTTACTACGCTCCTAAAGCAAGAAAGTCTTTAGGTTATACGAGCCTTTCAGGTAGCTATTGGGCGAAAGGAAATTCCAATTCAGGCTTTATGGCTCTTATGGATGTAGCATATGGCAAGCCTTATGATGTACATTCATTTGATAGTAAATATTATAATTTCAATTACGATGAACTGCAACGTGTTTGTAAAGGAGCAAATTGTTTACACGCACACGAAGGAAGTATGCTTCGTAACGATGAAATTATAGTATATAAAGAAGATCAGTGTACTATTCGGTATCTGATTGAACTGAAAAATTAGAATGAAGAGGTGGTTCAATGACTGTAATAAAGCGTGATGGCAGAGAAGTTGAGTTTGACAAAACAAAAATTAGTGATGCAATTTGCAAAGCGATTGTAGAGGTTGATGGCTCTTTGGCAGATGATACAAAGCAACTTGCATATGATATTGCTGATCGTATTGAGTCAAAAAATAAAGGTATTAATTTGACAGTTGAGCAGATTCAAGATATGGTTGAAATTCAACTTATGCTTAGTTATCGCAAAGACATTGCAAAGGCATATATCTTGTATCGAAATGAAAGAACTAAAATCCGTGATAGGAATAGCAATCTTGTCAAGAAAATCATGGTACGTGCTGATTCCAAAGTCAATTTTCACTCAAATGCGAATGTCGATGAATCCTCATTCTCTGGACGTGAAAAAGAGGCTTCAGCCGATATTGGCAAAATGATCGCACTGGACTTTGATGGCCTGTCTCAAGATGTTGCCAATGCTCATAAGGAGATGTTGGTATATCAGCACGATCTTGAAAAGGCAATCTATGGTATTCATAACTGTCTTAATCTGAACTTCCAAGAGATTTTTACCTATGGTTTTAGGACACGCAATGGCGATGTAAGACCGCCTTCCTCTTTTAGCACAGCTTGTCAGTTGTATGCTGTAGCGTTCCAGTGTCAAAGTCAAGTACAGTTTGGCGGTGTTGGTAGTATTCATACCGACCTTGATCTTGCACCATTCGTAAAACTTAGTTTTTATAAACATTTTGCAGATGGCATTGTGTACTTGGATCATTATAGTAGAGAAGATGCAGACTGGATTTTAGATCAGTGGAAGAACAGTAAGCGGTCTATTGATGATCCGTATTTTAAGAAGTCGTTTAATGAGACTGTTTATCAGTATGCTATAGATATGTTGGAGCGTGAGGGTAAACAGGCCGCACAGGGGCTTTACCACAATCTGAATACACTTGAATCCAGACAGGGTTCACAGGTTCCCTTTACAAGTATCAATCTTGGACGTGATACCAGTTTTGAGGGACGGTTGGTAACTAAGTGGATCATGGAGGCCAGCATTGACGGCATTGGACAGCATCACCTTACAAGTATCTTCCCCATTAGCATTTTCCAGTATAAGCAAGGCACTAATGCTAATGTTGGTGATCCAAACTATGATCTCAAGCAGCTTGCTCTTAAATCTATGAGTAAGCGTATTTATCCTAACTGGTGTAACTGCGACTGGTCACAGGCTCATGAGGATGAGAATAATCCTGATACATACTTTGCTACGATGGGTTGTCGCACATTGATTGGGTATGATCGGCATGGTCTTGGTTATATTCGTCAAGGACGTGGTAATAACGTTCCTAACACAATTATTCTTCCTAAGTTGGGTATTGAGTTTGGTATTTGTCTTGGCAAGCGTGATAAGCCTGATTTGGATGGGTTCTGGAAGGCTTTTGAGGAAACCTTAAAGCTGACAGAACGTGGGCTTTTGGAGCGTTTTGAAATCATGATACGGCAATCTCCTAAGTCTGCGCCATTTATGTATCAGAACAATACAATTCAGGATGCAAGGAATTGTGAAAAGGACGTGTTTAATGCGCTGAAACACAATACACTGGCGATTGGATATATTGGTATTGCTGAAATGTGTCAAGCACTTTTTGGTAAGAATCATGTTCATGATGCAGACGTTCATGCTTTTGCCCTGTCTGTTGTTAAGCGTATTAATGAGTATGCTGCTGAAGCATCAGAGCGCAATAATCTAAACTTCTCTTGCTATGCTACTCCTGCCGAGGGTCTTTGCCGCACAGCATTGATGGGACTCCGTGATCAGTATGGCATTATTGAAAATGTCACATCACATGAATACCTGACAAATTCTCATCATGTTCCTGTTTGGGAAAAGGTGTCTATCCAGCAGAAGTTGGAGTGTGAGGCTCCGTTCTGTAAGTATCCTACTGGCGGCTGTATTACTTATGTTGAATTGGATAGTACATTTGTAAAGAATACAAAAGCTGTTGAGGATATTATTGATTATGCGTTTAAGGTTCTTGATATTCCGTATCTGGCCTTTAACTTTCCTATTGATAGTTGTTTGAATTGTGGCTATCAGGGCGAGTTCAATGATAGGTGTCCTCAGTGTGGCAGCGAAAACATTCAGCAGCTTCGCCGTGTGACAGGGTATCTTACGACAGACTATCGTAATTTCAATGATGGCAAACAACGTGAAGTGCTTGAACGTGAGCAGCACAGCAAATATACTCCACAAATTAATCATGACGGATCAGATGAATCTTAATTTAAGATACGCTGGTATTGAATATGACGATGTAGCAAATGGTATTGGCTTGGGGGCAGTATTTTTTACTCAAGGCTGTCCCCACCAATGTCCAGAGTGCCAAAATCCCCAAACGTGGAGTAAGGATGGTGGCATGAAATTCACTGATTCAGTATTAGATCAACTAATTCAATACTACTATGATGTTCCATATGCCAGCAGATTAACACTTTCAGGTGGTGATCCATTAGCAAATCCTGAATTAACTTTTAATGTAATTCTCAAATTCAAATCTGTTTTTCCATATAAAAAGATTTGGTTATATACGGGTTACAATTTTGAAGATTTTGCTTTTAATGTTCCTACAACGGACAACGAACGTTTAATTCAAAAAATTGTTCGGCTATGCAATGTAATTGTCGATGGCGAATTTAAAATTGACAAAAGAGATATTACATTGCAATTTATAGGTTCAAGCAATCAAAGAATTATTGATGTGCAAAAATCTTTAAAAGCCAATCAAACAGTTTTATGGAATGACATGAATGGAGGCAATACTTGAAATATATTCTTGAAGTCCAATTTGAAACAGATGACCTTGATCCAGAAGAAAGTGAACTGGTTGAGGATATTCGTCATGATGTAGAAGATGTAATTGCAAATTATTCTATAACAGACAATCCAAAAGTAAAAATTAGGGAGGGTAACTAATGCTTGTTGTAAATCTTTTTGGTGCGCCCGGAGCAGGAAAGTCTACTGGTGCAGCGTATATCTTCTCGCAACTCAAGATGGCTGGTATTAATGCAGAACTGGTTACGGAATTTGCCAAGGATAAAGTTTGGGAAGAGAGCAAGGCCGTGTTCCAGAATCAAGCCTATATCTTTGGTAAACAGTATTTCCGTATCAGTCGCCTTCAGGATAAGGTTGATGTTGTAGTGACTGACTCCCCCATCATTCTGTCACCTTTCTATGCTAACGATCCTGTGCTTGGTGATGAGTTTGATACCCTTTGTACTAAGGTGTTTAACTCTTATGACTCAATGAATGTGTTTGTCAACCGTGTTAAACCTTACAATCCCGTTGGACGCTTCCAGACAGAAAGCGAGAGCGACCAGTTGGCGGCTGATCTGTTTGCGTTCCTGAATAAGCATGGTATCGTTTGCCGTCACTATGATGGTAGTCTTGATGGGTATAAAGTTCTCATTGCAGATATTATGGAGAGGCTTAAATGTCCCGGTAGAAGCTATGGCATATAACAATAAATACAACTGCGGAGGATTGAATGGAGTATATTGATTGCAAGTCTATTGCTCAGAAATGGAAAGATGAAATTAAAGCACATGGTATAAAAGCTAAATTTTATGTACTTCAAGTTGGTGATAATCCTGCATCAACCGCCTATATAAAAGGCAAGATTAAGGATGCTCAAGAGGTTGGGTTTGAATGTGTACATGTTCATATTCCAGCTACAACACGTGAACAGGTCTATCATGAAGTCAGTATGAAACTTGAAGAACTGAAATACAGCATGGAAGCAGACGGTGTTATTCTCCAGTTGCCTTTACCCTTTAGCCTGACGATGGATGATTTTAAAGATCATATGAATCCTGATAAAGATGTAGACGGGTTCTTAACTGATTCTCCTTTCGCCCCTTGTACACCTGACGGTATCATGCAAATGCTACAGTATGTTTATGCCACTCCTTTACGGATCGCAAGCAACTTGAGGAACTTGCTAAGAAAGCAGACATTTTTGTAAGCGCAGTTGGTAAACCAGATTTTATAAGCAGCAGTCTTTTCAAAGAAGGAGCAGTAGTTATTGATGTAGGCATTAACCGTACTGAAGATAAATTGTGCGGAGATATATCTATTGACAAAACCAACACAAAAAATATCTTGATAACTCCTGTTCCGGGCGGTGTTGGCCTTTTAACAAGAGCAATGCTCATGCAGCACATTCTTAGAGCATATGAAAAATATCACATTTGGAGGGCTATATGAATAAGTTTGAACGTGTATCTGAAACAGAATATAACAAGGTATTAACAAGTGATTGTACTGCCAAAAACGGTGTAATTTGTGTTGCACCTTATGAGAATATTAAACTTCCACATAGAGCCACAGTGCGGAGTGCTGGGTATGATTTCTTTTCTCCTATCTCTTTTAAATTAAAGCCGGGACAGACTATTAAGGTTCCTACATTTGTCAAGGCTCAATTAAGCCACGGCAGAGTTCTCATGCTTTATCCCCGTAGCAGCTATGGGTTTAAATATCGGATGCAACTTGACAATACTGTTGGTGTCGTTGACGGTGACTATTATAACAATGAAAGTAATGAGGGGCATATTTTCATTAAGATCACAAATGATAGCAAGACAGGCAAGACACTTGAGGTTAATGTTGGAGATGCTTTTGCACAAGGCATTATCATGGGATATGATGTTACAGACAACGATGACGCTACCGCTATCCGAACTGGTGGAATAGGTTCAACATCGGTATGAATAATTTTCAATACATAACAGAAACCTATAAATCAAACTGTTTCATTGAGGCCGCTAAAGCAAAACTCTTTGGCGGCTCCAATGTAAAAATATATTTCTGCAAGCCAAGATTTCATAATGGCAAATTTCAAATGTGTCATTTTATGTGGACTGATGGAGTGCATGATTATGATTTTTCGGATCACGAAGAAGATGAATTGCCGTGGTATAGGTGTTTTCTATTCGATGGTCAGATTAGACAGTTTGAGAAAGGTTTTGCTGAACGATATACAAAATATAGGAACAGAAAGAAGGTAAGACATGACGCTTGAAGATGCAATCCAGCATTGCTATGAATCCATTGATCGCATGAAAGGTGATGGAACTTGCTTAGAGTGTATTGCTGAACATGAACAACTTGTTAAATGGCTCGAAGAATTAAATGAGCATCATATGATTCAAGTTGGCAAAGAAATATGTTGTCTGAGAAAGACCAACGATAGCTTTGAATTAGTGACAGCAGCCATTACCTCTGTACGTATTGGAAAGAATGGTATAACGGCGACTACAAATAAGTTTAAAGGTACACTGGACGTAAATGAAATTATTTCAAATACAAAAATCTTATATAAAACTCCACGTATGATCCTTGTTCAAGAATTTTTCTTTGATGCTTATGGTCTGAAGGAAAAAGCACAGAGATGGATTGAAAATCGTGGTTGGGAATATCAGGAGGCATAATGAAAACAAATCATAAATTTTGTATATGGCTCATTAGTATTGTCGTTGCTATAAGCATTTGCTGGCAATTACTTGAAGTGTTAATTTATGGTGAAATTCAACCAAGAATTGTTGATGATATTATTGGCTTACTTTGGATTGGTGCAATATGTTTTGCTTATAAATTCAAAGAAATTGAATTGAAACGAATGTGGAAGAAATGTAAAGAAGTCCATATAAATAATCCTTGGTGGTTAAGAAAACCTGTTCCTCCTGAAACTTATACTGAAGGATATATAAGTGATCGTATTTGGTTGCAATCTGAACGTGAACTTGGGAATAAAGGTGGATTTACCAAAACGTGATTGATGATAGGAATAAATTGTAAAGAGGTGATTGATTTATAGATGAAGCAGTAGCATTATCACGTCAAATCCCATTTTGGGAGAAATACACTTTGTCGATTGATGAAGCAGCAGCTTATTTCAGAATTGGCAGAGACAAATTATACAAAATCGTTTCTGAAAATAAAGACGCAGATTTCATTTTGTGGAATGGAACGAGAGCGCAAATTAAACGTAAGAAATTTGAAAACTACATTGATAAGTTAAATATCTTGTAATTTGCCTTGAATCAAGACTCTCGATGTGGTATAATTGAAGTAACCACATCAGGGTCTTTTTTCGGATAAGAAAGGAGTGTACAATGTCCGAAAAAAGAACTGAAACAAAACGGCGTGATTCAAAAGGCAGAGTTTTAAGGAACGGTGAAACTCAACGATCTGATGGAATGTATATGTATCGCTTTAACGATGCAGGAGGTGTTAGACGTACAATTTATAGTTGGCGGCTTGTAGAAACTGATAAATTACCGCCACACAAACGGGCTTGTGAACCCTTGCGAGAGATTGAAAAACAACTTACACGTGATACGGATGATGGGATTCAAAGTTTTGTAGCAAACAAGAAAACGCTTAATGACTTCTATGAAAAGTACATGAGCATGAAGAAAGAATTGAAACCCTCTACACGATTTACCTATGCAAACACTTATGACAACTGGATCAGAGATGAACTTGGTTTTCGTCCAATCGGTTCAATCAAGTACAGTGATATTAAGCAATTCTATCTTTCTTTGTATTTTGATAAGGAAATGAAACCTAACACGATCCATGCTGTCAATACCATTTTACACCCTATTTTTACTCTGGCAGTACGTGATGGGTATATCAGGTCTAATCCAGCTTATCAAGTTTATGCGGAACTCAAAAAGCAGAATGGATGGGGACAGGATAAACGCCACGCATTGACAGAACAGCAGCAAGAAGTATTTGTCGATTTCCTTCGTAATTCATCCGTGTATCACAAATGGCTTGGGCTGATCACATTTTTACTTGGAACTGGTTGTCGTATAGGTGAGGCTATTGGCTTACGGTGGGAGGACTGTGACTTTCAAGAGAACATCATTTCTATTAATCACAGTGTTTCTTATACTGAAGTCGAAAAAGGTAAAGGACGCAGGTTCTATATATCTACTCCAAAAACCGATGCTGGCACAAGAGACATTCCTATGTTCAAGGAAGTGAAACGTGCCTTGCTGAATGAACGTCTTAGACAAATGCAGACAGGATTCAGTCAGCAGGAAATTGACGGTTACTCTGGCTTTGTTTTTGTCGGCAACAGGGGAACTATCCATCATCCTACCAGTATCAATCAAACTCTCAAGCGGATTATCAATGCCTATAACACTATGGAAGTTGACCGGGCGAAAAAAGAAAGGCGAGAGCCTATTTTGCTCCCGCACTTTTCAGTCCACAATTTACGTCATACATTCTGCACACGCATTTGCGAAAACGAAACTAACCTGAAGATCATTCAAGAAATCATGGGTCATGCCAATATTTCTACTACGATGGATGTATACAACGAAGCCACTATGGAGCAGAAGAAAAAGTGTTTTGCCAACCTTGAAGGCAAGATTAAGATTGGTTGAATTTACACCAAAACCTACACCATTTCAACCTAATTTCTCAGGACGATGTAGGACATGGTAGGAGAATAAAATGTTTCTTCAACCAAAATCACAAAAATGCCTACAAAATAGGGCTGTTTAGAAACTTATCGGCAGTTATAGAACGGCAAAGAATATCTTCTTAAATCTGGAAGATATGCAAACGATTTTCCAAAACGGGCTTGAAGTATTACAATAATCGTAGAAAACAGCACAAAACAAGGCAATTTAGGACAATGACAGTTCAAATGCCAGATATGACATTTTGAATCTTACACCAGTTTTACACCAAATGAAAAAAGACTCGATGTGGTTTTCAAATTTCTTACTATCCGTAAAAAAATAGGGGTACAGGCTATAAACCTGTACCCCTAAATTTATTTAAATCAAGAAATCTTCGTCTTTTTCATGTTGCTCATAAACACGCTTAATATTTGCGATTGCCATTACTGCCCGGTTATTTTTATAACCCGGATGACTTTCACAAAAATCTTCATATTCATCAATATCATGTAACACATCTACAAAATATTCATGTGTATAACAATCGTCACCTTTCATAAGATCAGCATTAAAACGCAAAATACGCTGCCTATGTAAATTTGCATCACGCTCATCGTCTACACGGATATGCTCATCCAACCGTTTACGTGTCTCATGTTGCCCTTTTTCTAAAGTATCCAACTTCTTTAAAACATCCCCATTAAAGATACGTCCGATCCAACGACCAAAAGCAGACCACGGATTTACCTTAATTGGTGTTACCTCAATCAACGTCATAGCAATAGCCACAATAGCAAGAAGTGTGCCAGTATTTTCAGACAACAACTCCTTGATTTCCATAAGGCTCATTCTACACACCTCCTGTCATTATGTTTGTATCCATTGTTATTTCACTTTAGTTTCAGAAACTTTTGGAGTATTAATTACCTTGCTCATATCGCAAAGACTATCAATCAAGGCTCCAACTTCATCCATGTTTACATCATAATTGATTGTATCAGCAGAAGATTTGACCATTGCCAAAACCCATTCCTTTTTGTCTGCACCTTTTTCAAGTTTGGATTCTGCCGTCTGCATCAAGTCAATTACCATAGCCACTAACTTATTCCAATTCTTTTCCTTTGTGGCCTTTTGAACATATTCAATCAACTTAATAACCAGAGGAATGACCGCTGCAAGACCAGCCAAAATCGAAACAATGTATTGCATATATTCCATACGTTACCTCCTTAAATTCCCGGACTATCATCCGATCCAGTTTGAATAAATCCATTCGCTTTTGCTGCGGCATATTTAATTCCTTCACCATCTGCGCTTGAATTTTCAATCGTACTTTTCCGTACAATTTGACTCAATACAATACTGGCGGCTGTGCCAATAGGAGTAAATACAATAGTCCAACAAGCCAGTGCGCCAGCATAATTATATTGAATACTTTTTAAAGCAAGATAAAAGCCGCCAGCCAAGCCAGCAGCAAGAAAAATCATAATGTAAAGAGCAAGACGATTAGTAAACCCAAGATGTATGAGATGGTAAAAAAGACCTTTTCGCCTTTTCAAATGCTTTCCACCCATACAATCACCTCATTTTTATGCCTTACCCATCATCTGAGCAAACCGATAAAGAACAGTAACAAACTGTTCACGTGTCAAAATATCAGCCCACATATAATTAGGTTCACCATTAATCTGTGTACCATTACCAGCAATCAAGCCAGTGCTTGTCGCCCATTCACGTGCAGCTTTGCTATATGCGCTACTGTCATTATCCTGAAGTTCTTTTCGCATCTGATTCCAAAACTCTTTAAACTTTGCCAAATCCATATCATCATCCTCCTGCATAATATTATCAGAAATTTTTTCTACCCATTGAAGCGAAACCCAGCCAGCACCAGTAAAACCCCAACCATTCTTTTCTTGAGTAATAGTCAAAATTGCTCCATTGGGATATGCCATCAAAATTGTTCCATTAGGTTCATCACGGCAATTTAGTCCATCATCTGCAATCACTTTAGATTGATAATTAACCGTTTTACCCTGATCTAAAATTGCACTACCACCACCATTAAGAATTGTTTGAACTTCTTTACGTAAAGCGTCCATACTCTTTCCATGTTTAGGCCACCATTGACCAACATCACTATGGTTAGAGCCATATCCGGCTTTATAAGACTCGGCATGGTCGCTAATACCAGAAACAGGATAGCCAAATTTCTTTACCATATAAACATTCCAAGCAACAACCATTTTCCACATACGATCAAAAAACTGCTGGTTTTTTGCAACATCATAACCAATCATCGTACCACCAGCATATGTATGACCCGCTGGTTCACAAATTTCCCATTGGACTTTTGAATTATTCCAAGAACCTTTACTTCCAGCACCACAGCCCCAAGGACGGCTATTATATTTTAGGGTCAAAAGAATTCGTCCCTCTCCTTTATGAAAATCTCCTAAAATAGCATTTACACCCCAACCACAAGATTCTTTATTCATTAACTTATAGAACACATCTACATTTGGTTGAGCGCAACCAACAGAATGATTAACAGAACCCTTTGGGTTAATTGTACGACCACAAGTATAAGCACCATTTTCTGTTGCATATCGTACTTCTAAGTGACTTTCTACATAATTAATACATTCTTGTACTGTCATCATAATTAGTTCACCTCAATATACTCTCTGCCCCAATAAGGCTCACCTTCATCCGGCGTTTTCAATACAGCATACCAAGCCTTTCCACCGTCTTTACGAAAACGTGGATCAACAGTTTTTGCACAAAAACCAAACCCGCTTTCATCTTCTTGAGCATCTACACGGCACAATGCTTTATTGCACTCATAATTTTTCGCAGGATCACATTCATAGAATACAACCTTCTCACCAGTCGCACTATCAACAAGATAATTTCCATTTGACACAATATTGTTTAAATTAATCATAATTTCACTCCTTTAAAGCATCTGTGCAAAACGATACATTACAGTGACAAACTGTTCTCTTGTAAGAATATCGCCCCACATATAGTTAGGTTCACCATTAACAATGGTTCCATTACCAGCAATAAGACCTTTCTCAACGGCCCATTTTCTTGCTTCTAAACTATAATCATTACTATCATTATCTTGAAGTTCTTTTCGCATCTCATAAAAAAGAGCAGTAAAATCAGCTAATGTAAATTCTTCTTTTTCTTTTTGAGATTTTGCAAATTTGTCATAATAACCCTGTCCGTAATTGGCACGTTTATTCTGAGTTGCTTTTTCATTCATGCTTGCTGGTTTTTCAAATTGCAACAAGATTAAATTACTTGCTTCAACTACAGATTCACAATTTTTCAAAATATTTAATAAGCCATATTGTTTTAATTCGATCATCAAATATTCAAGTTGAGTTTCCAGATCACCAATAGACTTATGCTTAGATTTTGTATACTTTAAAAAGCCCTCCTTACGTGACCAATAAGTAAGTTGCCATAAGCCATATCCAGCCGAATCATGAACAAAATTTGTATAAGAACCATTGTCAACAGCAGCCGTATATTCTAAATCCGTCATATGCAATGTTTTTTCATAAGAGTTTTGTAAATTTGTAGGAATTAACCCACTCTCTGCATATAAATTACCCATCAGACCAGCAGCACCAGCATCGGTAAATCCCGCAGCTTTCAAGAAGTTATAAATTTTTTCCTCTACCGTTTTACCAACTAACGCCATAGTCCACCTCCTTACAGATCAGACAAACTACTTTGTTTCTGTCCAATAACCTCACCATCTTTAAAATACTTTCCAAATTCCTCATCTGCATCAATATCTTTATAAACATTGACCATATCCGCAGAATCCCAACCAATAAGAGATTGAATAACAGAATCAGGAATATTGGCTCTTGCTAATTCTGAAGTCATAAAATGCCGTAGAGAATGAAGATACACGTCTGTACCCATAATCTTGGAATAAGTTCTGGCGAAACTATTCATGCGAGAAATAGTAATCGGCTGTGTCCTATCATGAACATCAGTAAAAAGCCATTCGCTTTCAATCCCACGTTTTTGACGATCAGCAAGCCAGAGATCAAGATATGGCTTAAATGGTTTATACAACACGTAGCAAATCAACTGTTTGCCATTTCGCCCACGCCCTTTTGTCTTAATCTTCTCTGGAGTTTTGTATAAAGAGCCATAGATAATATTCTCGTCATCAAAGTAAAACACTTTAAAACGTGCAAGTTCAGCCTTACGCCGACCAGAATATGCCGCCAACGCAAGAAAACAAGCCTGTTCATATTTCTTGTGTTCAACAAGATAATCAAGGCATGATTGCACTTGCTCTTTTGTTAGAATAGTCTTTTCCCGAACAGGTTCATTAACTGGATTTTCAATTTTACGAACAACAGAACGGAAATTCGGATATTCGTCATCCAGAATATTTTCGATAAAATTAGAAATTGAAGATAATGCAGCTTTCAAATGTCGTACTCTGCTTGCCGAACATCCTTGCTGTAAGGCATAATTTTGAAACATCATAATGTCTCTCTTATTAACCTCAGTAAAAAATTTATTCTTTGCATTATCAACAACCCAACAGAAGAAGATGAGCAAATCATTCTCATATACATTAATTGTTAATTCTGACCTATCTACTGAACGAAGATATGTCATAAAATCATTTAACAACTGAATGTTTTCAGGGTTAATCTGCTCAATCTTTTCAGGTGTTGTTTCAAGACATTGATTAGTTTTCCTCCCCATTGAAATGTCTCCCTTCTGTTCTTATAAGCAAAGGGCTGTGCCAATTCAGCACAACCCTTTCAAATCAACTGGTAATGAGGTTTCTCTTCATTAAATAACCAATAGCGCAAGTAATCATCAATTACAATAGCTATTACAGATAACGCCACCCATGCAAAAAAGAATGGAAGGCATATTTGTCCCCATAAATTAAGCGGCATATTTGAATAATCCCAAATGCCAAGTTTAAGCCAGACATTCAAAATCAGGCCAGCAATCAGTTCAACACACGTAACAATGCTTGCTCCAGTAAACGCCTGTTGAACCATACCAAGTTCCCACGGTAAGTATTCATTGATTGCGCCAATTAAAACAAAGCAAATACCTCCTACAAGAGCCATCGTCCAATGACTATGACCACGCCATAGCATCTCAATACCAAAATAGGTAGTGCCACCAATTAACAGTAACACTACCATTTTAATAACATTTTTGATTTTCATTTCACACCAACCAGCTTTGCAATATACTGGAGATCGAGTAAAGGCGCATTATAAAAATCGTAATTCCAAAGCCAATGATCTGCAAAATCAGGACGCTTATATTTTTGGCACACAGGATCGTTCCAAACTTTATCCCATCTATCTTGATATGTAGGATCATATTCTTTTCGATCCAAACGCTTTATAATAGCTTGTGTCAAACGACCTCTTTCAAGACCATTACCATCATCGTTTTGCGAAAAATAATCAAAAGCATCTTGGCTTGTAACATAGCAAATAGTTCCCTTATCACAAGTAATGTGTCTATCTACAACTGAACATTCAGTTCCATAAGGAAGATTCACATTACCACATTGAGCCAATTTCTTATATCGCATTGTTACAACGTATTTGTTATAAATCTGCATTTAAACAATCTCCTTTTTATTTTTAATCAAGCACTTCTACGGAACCGCCAGAAAGAGTAGTAAGAATCTTTTGAATCTGTGCTTGTGCAGCAGCAATATTGCTTTGCATCAAAGCATTCAAATCTTCAGGCAATTCCATACCATAAACAATACCAGCCAAATCATTAATATCGGTTGTCCGATTTACCAAAACACGAAGCATATTGTTATATGTAGTGTGATAGGTAATCATAGACTGAGCAGCAACATAAATTGCCACAATATCAGACTTGCTATATGTGGTACATTCTTTGCCATCGGCATGATACGGATATTCCTCCACACCAGCCATCACAGAATAAAACATATTGGTAATGTTATTCTGATCGTAGCTATCCAAAGAGAAATGTTCGGTAGTATTGCCGCTGTTAGATGTGGTTACATCAACGCCAGCTTCGATTGCGCCATTGCAATAATTACGCATTTCATTCAACTTAGCTGTCCGCAGCAAATTCATCATCTCATCTGTTGCAGGATTATTTTCGTCAACAGGAAAGACGGTCAGATAATCAGCAACAGTAATCTTGCAATTTGTCAGTAATTCATCCACTTGTTCTTTGCACCACAAAGCAGGATAGTATTTCTGAACCATTTCTAAAGCTGTCATATTCCATCCTCCTTAAACCAAATTTGCCATAACTCTCATATAGTCAAGTTCAGCAGTACGCTCTACTTCACTATCTAATTCAAAAACGGCGACTTGCTCACAATCTGCATAAGCCTCCGAATTAGAAATAGAATAAACAACGCCACCAGCTACAATGGCCTCTGCCTCGCTTTTGGGGCATTCAATATTGGTATTAGTTTCTGTCACTTTGCGTACAAAAACTACTTTCTGGAATACACCAATTAATTTATCGCCAGACATTAACTTATACATTCGTCACCCTCCTTATCATAAAAATTTTCACGAATTTCTCTTAACAAAGAAAATGTTTCGGAATTTTTACTTCTATTTTTCATACGATAGTCCCAACGGTTAATTAACGGTACAAAACCATCCATATACCGTTGATAACGTGTACGATCCAGTTCATCCATTTTAGCTTCCCATTCTTTTGGAGAAGTATAATAGAACCATCCAATCTCATAATTCCATCTTGCTTCTAATGTGCATTTGAACTTTTTATCCCATTCAGCAAGTTCTTTTTCAAATAGGCCAACAAAATGTATGTCCATTGCATGAACAGTCTTAAAACTATCGCATCTGGCAGCGTGTGATCTCCACGATTGATATGAAATAAACACATCCTCTGGATTCATTTTACCTATATCAACCCATTCACGAAAGATTTTAAGTTTGCGCCGAATCGCCTTAATACTATTGCGGCTTAATTTCATAACCACTTTTCCAGTTGGTTCAAGGCGAACACGCATTTTCAAGAACTTAAAACTATGATTTTTGAATGGAGTAATAACGCATTTCTTTTCATTCATCTCAATTCCCAATTCTTCTGACAATTCAAATAAAGAATCACGTAATTCAGTTAAGAACTCAAGAGAATTACTTATTACATATCCATCATCCATGTATCTTGCATATCCACGAACACCAAGTTTGTCTTTCACATAATGATCAATCGGACTTGCAAAATCTAAAGCGATATTTTGAGATACTTGGCTTCCTAAACCTAATCCACGTGGATCGTCTGGATTATGTTCAACTCCGCCCATAGTTAAGAAATCGTCTATAAGCTGACAACCGATTTCCTGCAACTTTGGATCATGAATATGTTTTCGCAAACGCTCTTTGGCTTTGTCATGAGGAATAGAAGCAAAATAACCATGAAAATCAAATTGAAATATACCACCTTCCAAACCATATTTACGATAATGTTCCCGCAAGAATTGTTTCAGCCTTTCAAGAGTCATATCCATTCCCTTTGCTGGCAAACTTGCACTATTATCATAAATAAACGTTCTGGAATAGGCTTCGGTCATCAACTCATCACAATAACATTTCTGAACACTTCTATCTTGAATAACAAGAGAATTAATATCTCTCATCTTTCCATGTTCTACTGTCTTGAAATGTTTGAAACCGCCAAATTCATATTTATCATTGAGAACTCGTTCTTGCAAAGAATCGGTCTGCGTTAAGAGCATTGATTCAAAGTTTATAGTAGAGGTTTTCCAACGAACACCCGAACAGCAATTCTCGCCAGCTTCCCACATACTATCAAAAGTAAACACATCCTCAAATGCCTTATCGCAGACCGCCCTTGCTTTTTCTTCTCGTTCTCTTTTGCGTCTTTCGTATCTTTTTTGTTTTCTCTCAGCACTTGTCATATCATAAACCTGTGGAGCAAAAGCCCCTCCTTTCTGTATAGCCTTATCATTCACTGGCGAATACGTCTACGCATCAAATCCGTATTCGGTGACAGCTTCCGATACTGGTTTACTAAGCTACTTAACTATGCACCTATGAAATTTGACGGAGCAACATACTTTAGTCAGGTGTTTAAATTGCTACTAAAATATATCGCACAAACCAGTAAAGTACGTCAAACCATGCAAGAAGCGTCCAGATGCAAGTATCAGAAAAGTATTTTTGGATGCCATCAGGCAGAGCCACGGCATACATCCTCCTTCTGAAATAACGGATATTGTGTTCGCCAGTCATAAAGAAAGGTTACTAAGACTAATCCAAGTTTGCAAACTATAACAATTTTGATGCTACTGCAAACAGTTTCAAGAATCCGGGAGCGACCCCATTGGAATTGCCGGAGTTGTTGTTGTTCGGAGAGCCGTCAGTGTTGACATTGCAGAAGTTGTTCGTGTTGCCAGCATTAACGGAACGCAGCCACCAATTCGCTGGGTCTTTTAGCAGGATGTAACCGAAATAACCGCTTATTCAGCGGTATCTTCTATGTTGAATGTTTCCTCTGGAAGAATTACCTCGCTTTCTTTATCTTGATCTGCATGATTGTTGACCTTTGAATTTGTAGACTTTTGCTGATTACGTTTATAACGTTTTTTATCAGATTCAATAATCCCTTTAATCAAAGCAGCCTCAAAATTTAATAGTCTCGCCCATTCCTTGAACATAGTTGACGTTTTCTTCTTATCTCCAAGAAAATTATTTCCTTTTAAAACAAATGAAAATACGATAGTCAGCAAACTACTCATATGAAAAATCTCTGCTCTTGCTTTACTTAGAAGCCGTTCTCTTTCAATAAAGTCCACTTCGAGCATATTTTTATGAATGTAATATGAGTTGGCCTTTGTGACATATTCGTGAATATCAAGTGCAGCATTTAGAATACGTTCCACAATGTCACGTTTCCATGCTTTTGGAAATTTTTTAACTTGTTCAAGCGTGTAGGTTGCCAGTTCTTGCGCTACACGTATAAATTCAGCTTTTGATTCACTTCGTTGTGAAGCGTATACGGACATAGTAATCCTCCCATTCAATTATTAGATTATTGTCCCTATCTATATTACGCTATTAGATAACTTTCTCGTTCCGCATTATGGTAGCAGAAAATAATCGTTTTGTCAAGTACATATTGAGAAAATTTTCTAATCAATTTTTGATAGGGGGTACACCGTTCATCATCCATTATCTGTCCCGGCTTGCGCCTTAGACGAGATAATGGAGATGAACTGATTAGCTTAAACGCAGAAGCCGGGAGCGACCCCACGGGAATAGCCGGAGCTGCTGGTGCCCGGAGAGCCGTCAGTGTAGACACTGCAGAAGCCGTACGTGTCGCCAGCATAAACGGAACGCAGCCACCAATACGCTGTTGTTGTATTTGCATTATGTTTATTAAACACTTTGCTGTTACCATTCTTATAATAATCATACTGCATCTGAGAATTTTGCTCATACTGGCTGGCATATGTCCTTGCACCTTGAACTTCAAATTCAGACAATAAGAATAAGTAATCTGTTGTTGCAGTTATTGCACCTGCTGCGTTGGAACTTCCTCCTGTATTATCACTATATTTTGTAACCGACTTCATGACAGCACGAAGGTCACTTGGCAATGCAGCCATAAAACTATTTGCCGCAGGACTTGTTGGGTTCTGATTAAGAACTGTAGTCCGCATAGTACAACCATTCCAACCACCAGCATTTGTACTGTTACCAGAAGTTGAACCATTCATGGTAAATGTGCCATTCCAGTTACCATACTGTGCATCAACAAAACAAATCTGATTACCAGTCTTGCTAACTTTACCAATCTGGAAGTGAATGCGATTAGCACCTTCTTTTGCGCTATTGTGATTAAAGCCCAAAATGAAAGCCCACACATCCATATTGATAGCAGTAGACTTAACAGTACCATTCACTTTAATTTGCTTTGCATCACCAACATTCCAATAAGTTGAAGCCACACCAGCATCAGACACTTGCTTAATTTGCGCCCAAGTATACTCATTAAGAGCCTTGCCAGAAGCAGGAATAAACTCTGCATTCACAGTAAATGTTTGATTTGCTGGAGCATTATGGTTAGTTCCTGCCGCTACAGAAACAGTTACAGTCGCTGTACCAGATTTCTTATTGACATGATTGACAGTAATCACATTACCATTAATAGAAACTGTAGCAACACTGGTATCACTGGATGTAGCAGAAATTGCACCATCACCAGCACGTGTCACAGTCACAGTATCAGACAATTTACTGGTATTAAGCGTCACTGAACTCTTATTCAGACTTAAACTACCAGCCGCCTTTTTAATTGTCCAAGATACTTCCTTTGCACCTGTGCTACCATCACTCCAACAATAATCAGGCTTTGGTGTAAATGTTGCCTTATATGTACCAGCATTTGTAGCCTTAGTAACACCACCAATAGTCAACTGAGCAGTATTGTAATTGCTAAATGTCGGTGTGAGTTCAGCCCCCGTATAAGTTAAAGTGCCGCTTTGAGCAGGAACAGCAGTCAGTTTAGTTTTATTAGGGATTGCTGTAATTCTACCCGTTGTACTTTTATTAACTGCACCTTCAGTAGAAATTGGGAACAAAGCAAAGTAATAAGTAGTTCCATTTGTAAGGCCAGTTACCTCTAATGGATTGCTTGTATGTGCATTTCGAGTTGTGCTATTCAAAGCAAGCGTACCATCTTCGGGAGAAGTAGGATAACCACCAGTCTTATAAACCACCTTCGTACTTGCCCATGTTGAAAGCGTTACGCCATCCTGAACTTTAGTTGCGGCAGGATCAGTCCATTTAAGCTGAACACGCCCATTCAACTGTGCGGCAACCGCCAAACCAGAAATATCACCAGTAGGAACAGGATTAGGTGTAACTGTTACCTCGTTCGCAGGATCATCAGCATAAGTGTTTGTAGTGGAATATGGGAAGAACTTATAGTAATAAGTCACACCATCACTCAAACCACTATCACAAAAATACTGCGTCTTATATGCGTTACGGGTTTTATTGTCAATAACGACTGTACCATCACGGCGATTTGTTGGCATAGAACCCGCCTTACGAACCAGCAATGTACCAGCCCACGCAGCAAGGGTAGCATCACCAACAACCGTATCAACAGGATCAGTCCATTTCAGATATGCTTTACCCGAAGCAGCCAATGTAGCAAGGTCAGTCACAGGAGCCAGAGGAATACCACCGCCCCCACCAGAGCCACCGCTACCAGTTGGGAAAATAGAAACAATAGGCATATATAACCTCCTTTAACCAAGAAGAATAATTGTCACAGGAATATCACGTGTAGGCTTATCGCCATATGCTGTAACGGTCAAAGAACCATCTGCTTGACTACTGATACGCATATCAGCGTCTACAACATCTTCAATCTGTTCAGTTGTGATATTTTGTCCGATAGTAATAATGCCGTTCTGTTCTTCAGTAAGCCCATCAACAGAAATTGTTTGGGAATACGGAGCGTTTTCGCTCCATTCAGACATAGATAAAACGGCACTAATTGCTACACTAAGATTGGCTTTCTCACCAAGGGCGGTATCAATTTTCTCCATATTTGAATTTGAATTACCATTGATGCTTTCACGCCATTCTTTAAATTTTGTCTGGTCATCATCTGTAAGTATCAGATTATAATTTGCTGTTGTACTCAAAATAAAACACCACCCTTCTTTGAATTAACCAAGCAGAGTGATGAGAATAGGAATATCAATTTGTGGTGTATCTCCACGACAGGAGATTGTAATTGAACCATTTGCTTGAGCAGTTACAAACATTTCAGCGGCAACCACAGCTTCATACTGTGCATCACTAAACGCTTGTGGCAAAGTAACATAACCATTCTGATCAGCCATAATAGCAGACACAGATACGGTCTGTTGCCCATTCACCCAAGCACTTGCCAACAAAGTTGTATTTACTGTTTCACTTGGTTCGCAACTTTCAGCACCATCAAAAGGCAACTCTTTATATCGCTTACCACCATATCCTGTTTTATGGCGTGTACTACCATCCTCAAAAACTACTGTAATTTGTTCGCCATCCAGCAAGATAGGATTTTTAGTTGTCCAATTTGCAACAGTATCACGCCGTTGCTGAATTGCAGATACTTTTACGACTTTTTCAGCCATCCACTTCACCTCCGCTTTTAGAATAAGAAAGAGAAGGCTTTCGCCCTCCCTTAATCATTTTTTTAATTACGCATTACCACCATCAAGAATGATAGTGTCGGTATCATGTACCACAGTATCAGGCAGAGTATAAACAGTAGTTTCAGTGCCGCCAATCTTCACATTACCGTTTGTAGTAGAAGCCTCAACCTTAGTTGCGCCCTCTGCAACGCCATCCAACTTAGTCTTGTCAGTGGCAGACATAGCACCAGCAGCAGTAGTAGTGGCCTCATCCAACTCCAGACCAGCCGCACCAACCTTCAGGCCGTTGGTGTTTGTACCCAGCTTAATGGCAATAACATTAGTTGCAGAAATCTCAATGCCATCACCAGCGGTATACTCGTCAACCAAGTCCTGAACAGACAGATAAATGTGACTCTCGTTGCCATCACCGCCAACAGTATTCACAACAAAGTCAATGTACTTGTCGCCAATAGCAGCACCAGTATAGGGATCGTCAGCGGCAGCAACCACCTTAATATCAGCGGACTTCACCAGATAATCCTTCGGAATGTTAATATCAGCACCAACCACAGTGCCATCCACCGTCACCTGATAAGAGGCAATATAACCAGCATTGGCAGTAGCCTTCTTCACCACATCAACAGTGTGATCCTTAACATACAGGCCATCAGCCTTCTTCTGCAAGCCGTTATCAGCATCGGCAGACACGTTCACACCGATTGTCTTGCCAGTCGCATCAACGGTCACAGCACCATCGGCAGCAGTATAAGTAGTATCGGCAGTAGTAATCCGCACAACCTCAGTGTAAGCGGCATCAGCCAAACCCTTTGCGGACAGAATCAGAATATGAGGATCAGTAGCATCCTGCTCCAACTTGTACTGAGTATCGGTATCCTGCACCTTACCAGAAATGTAAGTATCCAGATTCTTAATCTCGTTGGCAGCGTACTCAGGCTTAGTAACAGCCTTCGCCCAATCAGGCACGTCACCAGCCAAAGCAGTAATATAAGGCAGATCGTTAAAAGCAGTAGTACCATCACCCAGCTTCAGCAAAGTAGCAGCCTTAGTACCAGCATCAGTATCAGCAGGAACCAGCACAACGATAGGCTCATTCACACCATAAACCTTATTAGCAGCCTGAAGATTAGCCAGAGTGTCACCACGAAGTTTGTACTGCACATTAATAGTCTTGTTAGCCATAATCAATTACCTCCTAATATTTTTAAATTTCACCGTCAAGAATGATGTAATCGCCATCATCTTGCTCTAATTTGTTTACATTCAGTGAATTGACTTCCATTGTGCCATCTTCACCGATAGTAACCTTGTTTTCGGAATTGCTGGATTTAACTGCGCCAGCCGTAGTTTCATCACCAATAGGAACGTCAACGGCGACACCCTCTTTGATTGACTTATCTACCTCCGCAAATTTATCCTGAACTTTCTTAAAGTTGTCATTAATTTTTCGAGCAACTTCCGCACCAGAGTCCGAATTAGCCTGTGTAGTGCCAGCCCTCAACAACTCATAAACAAAATTCATTCAATCAGTCACCGCCTCCCTTTTAAGCATACAGAATATAATCTGAACGTAATTCAGCGGTATTAAAAAGAAAGCCTTTATAGTCCTCTGGCTGTCCTACTGGAGCAAAACAACTACCAATATTGGTAGGATCGTCACCACCCGGATCATACGGAGGACTATGGACAGGATAGAATACACCCCAATAAAATCCATAAGCCATAGACATATTGCATCACCGCCTTAATAGATAAAACAAATAATACAATCGTTTACTGACGTTTTGAATTTTACTTCTCGGATTTCAGCAGTATTTGTGCCGCCAAGTGCAATGCTTGAGAAATTGCCTAATCCGTCAGTTGTAAATTCAAATCCATCCATAAGAAATTCTGTATAAGCCGCTGTTTTAATGGTGATGTGATATAACTTGTCTGCAAGTGAACTCGGCTCAACCTTTTTAACTTCTGCCAAACAACGTTCAACGACATTTTCATTTGCAGCAAAGTTGGCGTGTAATAATCCACCTTGTTTTCTTACCATTATTTCACCACCTTTTATAAATAGAGTTCTTTATGTTATTCTACAATTATCACATAATCGACCTCTTCCAAAGTCATATTGTCAAAATCACTCAGAGTTAAATCGTCCATTTCATATAACAACCGATACCTCTTTAATCCTGCGCTTGCCTCACAATCTAAATACATATCGGCAGTTATAGGTTGAATAAATTGAATTATAGTTTCTACAATATTAGCAAAGACATTAAGCACATCTTCCATTCCAGTAAACTTCTTCAGCCAAAAATCTTGTTCCGTATCAATATCAAGCCATGTTTCAAACTCAGGATCATGTAAAACATTTTTCAGCACAAGATCATCAACCATATCTGCATACAAATATGTCATTGCTTCACCACTGATATGGAACAAATAGAAAATGTCAGTTGGTGCAACATCCAAGAACATTGCAATTTCATCTACATCAATCATTTTCTTGCTTGCCATTTCAGCATCGGCAGATATATATAATTCATTTTCAAACTTATCAATGCTATATTTCAATGTATCTAATTCTTCTGCAAACATCGTCATGTCGAACTTTGCATTGCCGAGTGAAAGTGCGACATAATAATCAAGTGGAGAAGCATAAATCTCCAGAGCAGAATCACCACTAATGAAACTTTTTTCAAGAATGTCCATTTCATCAGCAGACAAAACTATTTCTGATTCACCACTTGCCATAGTCTGTTTTAACAAATCAACATCTGTATCTAAATACATTTCACTTACAATTTGCTCATGAACAATTTTAAGAATATCGTGCATGGAAACATCAATAAACATTTCTGATTCAATCTTTAACGCTTTTCTAATCTCAATATCATCCATAGTAGCAAATATATTAAGCCAATCGTACATCGAAAACGCATCTCTTTGAACCAACTGCGTGATAATAACATCAATTTCGGTGAGCCGCTGTTTCAAATAAACGTCATACAGTTCCAATTCTCTCACCTACTTTCTTCATGTTATTTAAGGAGAAACCGTTGGATTAGCCAGTGTCAGTTTTAAACTCCCTGTCTTAACCATAACAATAGTTGCAGTTTCGACGCTACGAGATTGAGATAATTGATTGAACATAAGCAAGTTGCCATCAGTGGGACTATCAAACAAAACAAAGTGTGTAATAGTTCCCCAACTCGCAGAACTCTCATCAAATTGAATTTCGCCGTCATTTGAAACGACACCATTCACAGGTTCGCCCAAATTTGTCAACTCGACACGCTGATAACCAGCAGATGCAAGCGGTTCACTAACACCAGTGCCATCAACTTGCGGCGCAGTAGAACTCAAGCCAAGATACACCTTCTTAGGCAATGTAGGACTTAACTTAGTCATAAACACATTACCCATAATACAGTTCAGAAAATATGTAGAAGTCATATACTGTTCACCCTCACTTTCCTAAAAGATAAATTTTATCTCAAAAAACTCTCATTGATATTGCGAGAAATTAAAAGAATCCCATGATTAGGGATTTCAGCTTCGCCATCTATATCTTTGATAGTAATTTGATAAATGTACTTTCCCTCCAGCCCTAATGTATCAGATGGAAGTAGATCAACAGAAGCAATATTCTTTGCGCCTGTCTCATCATCACCGATGCTGAACTTTAGAGGTTTATTTATTAATGGATCGCCAGTCTTATCAGAATAGTCCACAACAGAAAAGTCACCTATACAACCATCTGCATTGAAAGGAACATTCTTTATTGTCCAAAGCCTCCAGCGGAGGGTTTGTGACTGGCCTGACACAAACACTACCTCTGGTAATGTGTAAATATCATGTCTCATATATCACCCTCCATAATTCACAGGAAATTCACAAACAAAATCTAAAATGCAATTTCCCTTTACCTGTAATTTGTTCATCCCTTTTTTCAATGGCAACCAGTTAAAGTTGAAATACTTATACAAATTTGAATAGCTACTATCTGAAGATTTGATTTTTCCAAGAGCATTATCAATAGAAATTTTCAAAAAATAACTTTGTGGCAAATTTGTAAATTTCATTTCAATATCATCACACGACTTATTGATAATTGAAATTGTATTGCTGCCATTTAGCTGAATTTCCAACTTTGGATAATACAGTTGATTAATTGTGGAGCGACTAATTAAATTGATATTTGTCGTTCCATTACAAGGATAATGAAATTTTCGTGGGAACATATATGCGTATGGAGAATCACAAGTAACCTTTGCCGTAAACGCCCAAGGAAGCCAAGAGAGTTGTATCGGCTCAAGTTCACTAAACACACAATGATACCTAACAATTTCCAAATCGGGTTGTTCTATTTCAAGCCATTTATACTGTGTCGGCCCCGTTAGCCAGTTAGCTATTGCATCCATCTCATACCGATCAAGGTGTTCATCCATTTTCAACATGAGCGGATCAAGGCCAAACACAAGCCTAAATTCAAGAGGTTCTTCGTAAGTCCGACCATATAAAAAATTCCGTCCCACGGACGGAATTACATCGGTCTGTATTTCTCCTGCGCTGGCAAAGGGAGTAGCCTCATTGTCATTGCCATCAATATCATAAATCCGAAGTCCATATTCCTCACAAGGAACACGATTGTAAGAAAACTTCTTTGCAATAAAACCCATCTACTCACCTCGCAATCTAAAATTTTATTTTTCCGAATCTGGAACTTCTGGTTTCTTCGCTGGTTCAATATTACATTCTGCCAAATAATTCAACACCTCTTGCAGAATCATAAAGCTACCTGAAAGATTTCCTGCGTTCTGAACTCCAGTTACAGTAATACCAGTATCTAATGTTCGCATAACAGCAGCAATAGCCTGACATACATCATCTTTATTTGTAATTTCCTTCATACAAACACTCCTTTATTTATTAATAGCGTCATTAATACAAACCCAACTGCCATTGACTTTAATATGAACACGTGCAGTAATCCAAAGTCCACCACCAGCATCAATTCCTAAACCTTCACTTGCAGAAATTCTCATTCCTCTATATGAGTTAATCATAACAAGATCAGTTATGTTTACACCATCACTACCATATCCATCATACATAGAGCCATAAGAACCAAACAATATGTTTGCACCATTAACCGTACCGCCCTGAATGTATGCGCCATATATACGTGGTGAAGCAATAAGGTCTTGTGTAATTTGTGTACTTGCAATATTCTTAATTTCCTGTTGTGTCCACATATTTTGACTGAGCCAGTTAATGTCTTGGTCAACACCATCCAAACGTTGATTAAAATTATATAGACGTTGATCAATATTCCAACTCATATTTGTTATATCATTATCCAATTCAGTAAATTTACTTTGTACACCACTATTCAAATTGTTCCAGGTGATTACACCATTTGCTAAAGTAAGATTTCCTTGCATCCACACGTTACCATTTGGATCAACATAGAAATTGTAACCCTTTGTTGCATACGAATTTCTACCTACTCTAATACCAACACCTTCAAGCCACGCCTGACTATCGCCAGCAGCAGTTGAAGCAGAAAGTGTTCCCGACAAAGATGGAGACACTAATTTGCCACCAATAGTAGCATTATTGGCTCTCATATCACCATTCTTTTTAACCCAAAATGGAGCATTAGCAGGATTTTCAGCACCAGCCCAAAATGCGTATGCTGAATAATAACTTGTACCACCATTAATAGCAACACGTGTGCTACCGTTGCCAGAATACAAATAACTGGACGCAATAGTAAATCCACCGATCTCGCCTGATGTAGCAATTAACTTACCCTTTAAATAAGCATTACCGTCCATATCAAGCCAGAAATTTGCATTAGGAGAATCACCAGATGAAATGTCGGTTACTTTCTTAATGTTCCTATTGTTCACTGTACGAACACCTGAAGGCTGTCCTTTACTATCATAATAAAACAATGTATCTTTGTTCGCTCCACCTACAATGCCATAAATAGCCCCAAGGTCAATACGACCTCCAGTGCTGCCATAAAGATTAAAAGAAGCATTGTGTAATGATGCACCTTCAGCATCAACTTTAAATACAGCTACACCACCATCTTGCTTCTCACTTTCGATCACCAAAGACGTACCAGCAAGAATAGTGCCTACAATAGCAGGAGCAACGATACCAAATATACTGCCAAGATTTTTGTCAACAAACTCACCAATACCGATTGTTGCAGAGTTCCAGTTGTCATTAGTAAACATTATGGCATTATGAGCAAGCCATAACTGTTTCGGGCTATAGTCACCGCTGGCCTGAATGTATTTCCTACATCTCAATCCTGTCTGATCAATCGTCAACTCGTTATTTGTGCCAGACATAATCATATTTTTCATAGTGTCAATCGCAGAAGTCATAAAGTCCTTGACTTGAGTTTTTGCACCACTGGTAACAAAGTTGCTGTAGTTGTATTTATTAAAATCAAGCGAACTTGCGGATGAGATACTTTGATCCAACAAATCCTCAAACTTGAATGAAGCGTCATTCAATTTATAAGCATTTCCAAAATCAATCGTAAAATCTGTTAAATCATCAAAATCAACTTCAATACTTGTTACAATAGGTGTAACAACTCCTTTTTCCATTTGAAGATATACTCTTTCGCCCAATGACAACTCTTTAGCAAAATCAATGTAATCTTCTAATGCAAGGAAATTGACAACAGATGTAGAGAAAAAATAATCAGGAGATGATAACTTTTCCAAAGTCTCAAATCCATATTCAAACAACTCCCATTCAATAGACATTTTCTGATACTCTGTAACATCTTGTGTCAAATATAAAGTCGCAGATGAAGTCTTAAATTGCAAAGAAGATGCAGAACTTGAAACACTTGTACTTAATGTACCTGTCATAGCAAGGCTACCACTTGGGAACTCTGCTCCATTAAACGTCCCTTTATTCAAATACAATGAGAACACAAATGATCTGTCAGAATTAACTTGTAATGTTCCATTAACAATCTGTGCGTTTAATACTGCATTTGATGTACTTGCGCCAATCGACCCACCACGAATAATATAAAATGTCATATCATTGCCATATGGTGCTTGTGTCATAGAAGTAAGGTTTGTCAAATTGAATATAGCAGATATTCCGCTAATAGTCTTAGTATCAACGGCATATGCGTCTGTCGAAGTTGCAACAAAAGTGCTATCAGTTAATGAACCACATCTGAAATACCTATCTAAAATTTTCAATTCATCAGATGTAAAAAATGAATCAAACGCAGTTCTCTTATTAATGCTTTTCAGTTGTGATGTATAACTATCAATCTGTGACTGGATGTTTTTAAGCAAATTCTCTTGCGCTGCAATCTGAGTTTTCTTTGAAGATATTTGACTATTTATCGAATTAAGTTCTGATTGCAATGCCTGATCTACCGCTATTGCTTGATGAATAGTGGATTGCTTCGTTTCTAAAGCCAACAATTCCCCATTCATTTCTGCTAAAACGCTTTCTTCTGTTGTATATCTGCTTATTTGCATATTCTGAGCAATTATCAACTGATAATAAGGCTGCTGATAACTCTCAAATGTACTCTTCCATCGACTCCACTTTTCAATTATTTCATCAGAAAAGTATTTATTATTCATATAAGCATCAAGATTAAAAATGCGATTTAACCCCATCGGATTAACACTACGAATTGTAACACCATCCGCACCATAAACATCAAGTGCAGTTACAAGTTCATCTGTATTTTCCTCTATCTCAATCTCTTTAATAAGATTTTTTGTAGATAGATATACAGGCTTTGTATTAACAATTTCGTTAATACTACGCACATTTATCTTTCGATTATATGTATCAAAATCAAAAATACATCCATATGCTTCTTGCAAATCAGATTTAATCCAATCGTAAATATTCTTTGTACTTACGCTGAATGTACGGTATTTGCCAATCAAATCATCAGATACCGTCCCAATAGTCCATGACGGAACTTCTGACATAATAATGCCAAGTATTGAACTTTCAACTGCAAATGGGTTCCAAAAGCAATATGTTCCTTCCTCCAACGTAATATTCTTATTAGTCAGTTCATGTTCAAGAGAATATGCTTTACATGATTTTATCTTAACAACTCCATTATCTGTTTCTTCTGGATTTCTAAGAATAAACTGACCATAGCCCTGAACGTCAATTACTCTCATTCCTGTCAAGAGGTCATATTCGTCCAATTTTTCGCCGTTAATCTGTGATGGATATTCAAAAGAAATCTCTGAAATTTCATTGTAACAGAATGTTCCTTTTGGATTTAGAACATTGCTTAAATAGCCTATCGCAGAATCATCCAAATTCCTCAAGATAAACTTAGGACGTTTTGTGAAATCAATTTTTGAAAAATCAATAACCAAATGTCAGACCTCCTTTCATGATATATGAAAGGGAGGCATTGAGCCTCCCCCTTTATGGTTTCAGCGGATTACTGGTTCTTGTCTTGCCACGTTTAATAAAAGAGTCATTTAATGCAGTAATCGTATGTTGAGAAATATCCCTTGTCAGTTGACGAATTTCAGCCTCATCAAGTTTCTGAACAGTATACACCTGAATTGGAGCGGTCACTTCAATAGTATCACCGCCAGTTTGAATGATGTTCTGAGCCTGTTGACTATCATGCTTGATTTGTTCTTGCATCCGTGGAGTCATAAGGTCTGTTTCTCCTAATGCAACAAGCAATTTGCCAAACTTAGATAGCATTGTATCGTCACGGTTCAAGACCTGATACAGTCGATTTGTGTTATCTTCTGTTAAGATCGTTTCACCCTTCTCCAACTTAGCAATGACTTCATTACCTTTTAAAGTTGGATCGTCACCCACAACACCACCTTTATGATACACGGCATATTTAGACTTATATAATTCTTCGCCATTGATATACCATGTGCCATTCGGCTTACGCTCAATCTTCATACCGGGAAGTGCTTGACGTAACTGCTGTGCCAAGTTCTGCTGGTCACGCTCAAGAGCATCTAACCCAGCTTGATCATTAGCGGCTTTAAGCCCATGCCACTTAGACGAGTTTTCCTTCATTCGACTGATAATTGTACCGGGATTGTACTTGCCGCCAGAGGTATCATACTCTCCACTACCACCAACAATATAATTTGCACCACCATTAGAAGATGAACCCATACTGGCTTCATAGGCCGCAATCTGCTTTTGTATCTCAAGTATGGCATTAAGGTAACTGCCATATTGATTTACTGCTGCACTTGCGCCCTCCCACGCTTTGGTAATCTCATCATTTGTAACTGAGCCATATTCATAGTTCCAGTTAATCAAATCCTGATAAAGCGTGTCCCAATGATTGTTAATGCGGTCAATAGCAAGACGATATACTTTTTCCTCAGAAGAAATGCTATTTTCAAGAATGTCAATTTCTTTTTGCTTTTCCTTTTCATAAGCATCAGCCATATCATCAAGCATATCGCTGGCGGCATCATAAGCATGATCACTTTGATAATCAGCAAGGTCATTAATCTTATCAGACAATTCCTCCTGCAACTTGGCTTTCTTAGCTGCTGCCTCACGACTATCATCCAAATCCAAAGCGGCAATTTGCTTACGTAAATCGGCAATAGCCTCTTCCTTATCAGTAACCGCCTTAGTATACCCATCTTTTTCTTTCTCCAAATCAAGCGACTTTTTCTGCAACGAAACAATTTCTTTCATTGCGTCAACTTGATCCTCTAATGCTTTTACTTGATTTTTAACCTCCTGCTTAATCATTTCCTCGACATATTTAAGCAAGTCATTCAGTGCATCTTCTTGATTCTCAAGTGTTTTCTTTGCAGCTTCATTGGCCTCTTTAATTGCACCACTCACTTGACCAATTCCAGATTTTGCACTATCAGCCAATGCCCTCATGCGATTAATATTCTCAATGTAAGCATTAGCCTGTGCCGCAGAGATTTGTCCAGCCATTTGCATGGCATGAATCTGAGCATACACCAAATCCCACGTAGCACCAGTAACGGTTTCAGTAGCAAAAGCAAGGTTATTCAAAGACTCAATATTTCCGGCCTCTGCCGCAGTACGAATTTGAGCGACATAAGCAAGTGCTTGTTCAATCGCCATTTGCTCTGTACGGGCAGCAATAACTTTTCGTATACTTTCTTCATTGATAACAAGCATACCATTTTCATCTTTGAGATATTGGAGATACTGTACACCCCAAGAAAGGATTTCCTGTAAGGTATCAATAGTAATGAATCCGCTTTCAGCAAACTCATCAGCCGCAGCATGGAGCGTGTCATACAGCCCTGTAATCTGATCAACTGCTTCGTTTGCATTATCTACGACCTGTTGCCAAGCATTTGCAGAAGTTTCCTTAATCTTTTCAGCATAGTCCCACCATAAATCACTGAGTTTACTCACCTCATCAGAGGCATCAGAATATCCCTTTGAACGATAGAACTCTGCTTGTTCATGAATGGCATCCTGCATACGCCGATAATATTCAACTGTATCTTGAGTATACTGTACAATGCCCCTGTAATCATGGGTATCAATAGCATTACTCAGCCAGTTACCGGTTAAGGTTACAGCGTTCTCAAGTTCGCCAACAATAGTGTCATAGGCATTAACAACAGCATCGGTAATACTATCACTATACTCCCACCATTTCTGCTGCAATTCAATGATTTCAGACGATGTATCATCAAGCCCTAACTTACGATATTCTTCGGCCTGATTATGGACAGTTTCTTGCATTTGCTTATAAATAGCAACTACTTGACTTGCATAATCCATCTGTTGCTTTGAATAAGCATCAAAATCCATAATTTTGTTTATGCCAGTATTGAAGTTTTTATCGTCTAATTCAGGGACAACACGGACAACAATCTTATTTTTCTTTTCCATCAAGAACATTTCATGATTGAAATAGTTCAAGACACCATCCATTGTCTTTTTTAATTCGTCAAGAGTATCTTTAAGTTGTTCTTCTAAATTTTCAGCGGCTTTTGTAGCATCCTTAACTTGACTTGTTGTTGTCTTTGTAGTTTTGCCAGTGTCTATCACAGGCTTATATGTTTTGTTTGGATTTACTCTACCATATGCACCGCCATTATAGCCACCAGAGTATGCGGGGATAAGGCCAGTGATAAGTCCACCGCCACGCTTAATCTTTTTGGTTTCTTCAGCCGTATAAACTGTGTCACCCTTATTTAAATGAGCAATTTCAGGGCCATTTGTACCAACCAAATAAGCACGATCACCAGACTTAACAAGTTCCTCGCCTTCCTCGCCAACCAAAGCATCTCCATCTGGAGCGTTCTTTGTACCTTTGGCAAAACCAAGCCAACTTAAAATTCCACTTTTACGCTTTACATCTACATTAACTGTCACTGTTTTACCAGTTAAATTATTAATTGATGTTTGCAGACTTGAAACTTTTCCCTTTGCTGTATCAGCCGATGTTCCAAGAGCATCTAATGATGCTTGAGCATTATCCGTTCCTGTACCATCAACTTCCTCAATTCCAGTTTTTAAATCATCAAGTCCTGCCGAAGCTGGGGCGAAATCAAGCGTATCAAGGAAATCTAATGCTTCATCCAGAGATTGTGCTTGACCTTGTGCATTGACTAATGTAATACTGTCTACTTCACCAAGTTTTCCAATAAGAGTTTCTGCATCATCTTTTGTAAAGCCTAATTGCTCCATGAGAACAGATAGACTTTCCGTATTAACTTTTACCTCAAGCCCATCACCTGAAGCAAGACCCAAATTCTTTAAGCTATTTGTCAATGTATCAACATCAGCAGACGCACTCAAGAATGAAATGCCCTCAACACTCTGTAAAGTTGTAAGCAAATCATGAATCTCTTTATCCGTATAACCCAAAGAAATAAGCTGATCAGTCAACGCAGAAATATTTATCGCAGTTCCTTCAAGTGAATCAGAGGATAACCCAATTTGGTCGATTGCGTCCAACACTTCATCAACATTATAAAAGTCAACTTCTCCCCACATAGACAGTGCTTTCAGACAGGCCAAAGCAGCATCTTCAGATATGCCTAACTTTTCAGCAAGAATATCAACAGACGTAGAGTCAATATTGAATTCATAAGAACCATCGGCAAACTTTTCAATTTCAGCAATAATATTGCCGTCATCATCAAGCACTTGCCCGTTCTCTGCAATCTCATTCAGTCTTTCTAAGAACCCAGCACCAGCAGAATCAGCATCTTCAAATATATCAACATTCTTTTGCATGGCTTGATAAATTTCATCAAGGCCATCACTCCAACCCCATTCATTCAACTGATCAGAGCCAAACAAGAACTCAGCCGCAGCCCAAAATGTGTTACTGTTGACAGTTCCAGCCTCAAACTGCTCATTCAAAGCCTTAAATGCTTCTGCATAAGATTTAAAATCCTCATCCTTTTCAGGAACCGACATTGCAGCGTCATAACGAGATTTTGCCTCAGTAACCTTATCAAAACTACGTTCCATTCCTTCAAGAGCCTGATTGAGCAACAAAGCATTGTCTGTAATAAGTGCAAATCCGTCTTTGCCTTCTGCTACATTTTGCAGAATATTTGCAAGGAATTTTGCACTCATACCATCCTGATCAAGAATAGTTTTCAAGCCAGCACTCTCTTGTGCCAATTCCTCAACGTTGTCCGCTGTGATACCATCAACTGCTTTTGACATTTCAATGATAGACTTTCTGGTATCAGCAAAATCTTCTGCAACAAACAAATCTGACAACGCAGTACGAATATCATTAGCCTTAGTGGTAAAACGTTGTGCATCAAGATATGTAAGTAATGCTTCAACCGAAACTCCGTACTTTTCCGCAGCGGCTTCAAGTTCGGCATACATATCAGAAATAGCACCAGTATCACCAGTAAAGTGCATGGCCTCAGAAGTCCAAATTGCAGTTTCACCAATATCTGCAAGCAACCCTTTAATGTGTTGACCATCAACGTCAAGCCCTTCAGTATCAAGCCTAAACAAATCTTCATTTGTCCAGCCCTCTCCTGCTTTGTCGATCAATCCATTGATATAATCATATACAGTATCTCGACTTAATAATACAGCACCATCATCTGTTTGCAGAATAGGACTGAACGCAATCTCAACACCATCAAATTCTTCTGCGCCTCCAAATACTGTCGAGAATGATCCTCGTAACTCGTCTACTGTAGACCCCCAAGATTCAATAGCATCTTTATATGTTGCAAGATTTTCGTCTGTCCACTCTAATACTTGTCTGTTGTTTGTGTTAATGTTTCCAAATATCGTTTGAGACAAATCAACTCCAAGAAGTTTTGATTCATTTACAATCTTATTATATTGATTATAAATTTCTTCGTATTCTTTTAGTTTGTCACCTAAAAGTTTCTTCTCTAAGTCAGCAGCATCGACTGCATTTTTAATCTCACTTAATGAATCGACATTTGCATTAACAACTAAATCATAAACAAGTTCGATTTTTTCATCTGACAATCCATCAACATATTCCGCAAAATCTTTTAATTTTTGCTCGGCTAAAATCCAATCTGTATTTTGTACAGCATCAGAATTAAAAAATGCTTTTTTTATTTCGTCCCGTTTCGTTTTAACTTGAAGTGCTACCTGTTCTTGCTTTTGCATAGCATCAAGATATTTTGCATACTGTTCATTTTCCCTCAAAACAGCATCAACATATTCTTCAGCAGAACCAATGCTATCGTCAAAACGTGAATCGCCTTCAAGATTTGAAATAATATTTTTTCTGAATTTTTCAAACCCATCTTGCGTAGTTGGATCATTTGAAATTCTTTCAGCCAACATTAACTGAGAAGCAATGTTCTTGTTTGCTGTTTCAATCTGTTCAATAGCACCACTTAACTCATCGGAATATTCACTATACAAATTAGCAAGTTCTTCCGCAACAGGATTATCGGCACCAAATTCTTCAATAACATCGTTCATTGCACTTTCGATGAACTTATAATCAGCCATTAAGTCATCAAAAGTAGCTTTTGCCGTATCTCCACCAGTTAATTCAACACTTGGCAGGAATATTGTACCTCCACCTTTAGAGCCTGTATTATCTATACCTTCATATCCAAGTTCTTTAAGGTAGTCCATAGCTTTACCAGCTTCTTCGCCAATAGCACTAAAGAATTTACTATTCCCACCAAAATAACCAGTTTTTAAATCCTCAACAACCTGATCTTTAGCAGCGTTCGCACCAGCAACAGAAGCGTTTGTTTCAGTACGTAATGCCTCCATAGTTGCTTCAAGTATGGCGGTTTTGTAATCTCCATATTTTGCAATCAAACTATCAAGTTTACTTTCTTCCATACCAAGAGCATTTACAAGGGCATCTCTTGCGGCAGAGGCATCTTCAACGGATGCAGTTCCAGCATCTACGGCCTCGCATAAATCTAAATAAGCATTTGCAAGTTCTGCAATATTAGTTGCCTTTTCAGACGCAGCATTACCAGCATCAATAACTGCTTTTCGTGCTTCCTCCTGTGCTTGTTTCCAGTTCTTGTATGCCACAACTGCAATAGCAATAACAGCCACAACAGCCATAATTGCAGCGGTAGCGACTGTAGCAGCAGAACCAGTAGCAGTAAGTGCGCTGGTTGCACCCTTTAATGTGGTAATAAAACCACCGCCAGATTCTTTTCCTAAATCCCAAGCTGCCTTCAAATTGCCGAACATAGATGTAATCTTAGGAATAATACCAAACCCTGTTTGCAAACTATTCCAAATGCTTTGTACCAATCCAACCGTTTTATTGAAATTGAATAAAGCAATAACGTCAAGCAAAATTAACAGGGAATTACCCATTCCACCAAGAGAATTGATAACATTGTCAATAGTATGAACAAATGTAGTTCCAAAATCAATAATTGCGCCAACCAAATCATCACTAATAATCGTGCTTGACAATGACTCAAAAGATGCTTTAAATTGATTAATCTTAGCTTCCAAACTACCAAGCCATATTTCTTGTTCCTTCATGGCAGAACCAGCAGAATTTTCAGAAGCCTCAAGTGCTGCTTTTAAATCTTCCAAATTAGTTAATGTAGCAGCAAGAGCATTGCCCTGTCTTTTACCAGCGACCAACTCAAGCAATGCGGCCTGATCAATGTCGGACATTTTCTCCCAAACTTCACCAATTCCAAGGATAATATCATATGTACTCTTGAACGTCTTTTCATCTTTCATAATGTCAAAGCCGCCAAGCCCATCAACATTTGTCAGTCCCTTAATAGCATCACGTAAAGATGCTGTGCTTTCAGCCATATATTCAGTTTCAAGCCCAGCTTCCTCAAGTTCGGTCTTTGCACCACGAATACGCATGGTAACTGTTTTCCACATTGTACCAACCGTATCAGGGTCTTGGATAACATTATTAGCGGCAACTACCAGAGCGATTGATTCATCAATAGTATTGTTAGCAGCAGCAAAAGAAGCAGCCGAACGCTGGAGTGCATCACCTATGCCACCTGATGAAATAGCAAATTTATTACCAACTTCATTAAACTTATCAACAATATTAATAGCATCTCCAGCCTCAAGTCCAAAACCTTTCATTGTAGAAATCAGGCTTGTAGTTGCTTGATCAATATTATCAATGTCATCACCAACATTAGCATAAATTGTAGCCACTCGCCCAAGTTCTTCCGATTCATCTAAAGAATACCCAAGACGTGAAAATGCTGATGTTGCATTTACTAAATCTGTAACCGTACTTCCCAATTCAACAGCATTACTTTTAGCATTTTTGAGAAAAGTATTAAATTGGTTTTCTGTTCCATCAGTAACTTTTCTCAATTCAACCATTGCTGTATTAAGAGCAATTACATTAGTTACCATCTGCTTGATAGAATCAATAACTTGATAAATTACACGGCTTGCACTAAAAAATGCAGAAAAATTCTGAAATGCTTGCTTAATCTGATCTCCAAACGATTTGCAATGAACTCCCGCTTGAACAACTTTTGAATTAAATGTATCAAATTCAGAATTGAATTTCTTTAATTCAACAGGAGTAGAAATATTTGCAGCGGCAGCTTGTAATTGTTCTAATTCACGTACAAGGTCTGGTCTTGATTTAATTGCGCTATATGTAGCGGCATAATCGGAAACTTTTGACCGAGCCTTTTCAATATCGCCAGTAAACTTTTGAATTGACGCTGTATCCTTAAATACATTAGAACTTTTTGACAAGTTATTGAATTCATCTTGCAATTTTCTAACTTCTTGTGTAAGCCTTTGAACATCTTCACCGTTAGAAGGATCGAGGTCTTGCAATTCAGATTTAAGTTGTTTTGCTCTGCTGCTTAATTCATCAAACATCTTTGAAAGTTCAGTAATTCCAGAACCAGCAATACCAGAAGTATCAATGTTCAATTTCATGGTTCCTGCTTTTTCTGAAATCGAATCAAGAATATCAACTTTTTTGCTAATCACGGACTGTTCTGCCCGATATTCAGAAACCGCACGTTTTGCGGCATTAACTTTTTCTGTAACTGCTTCCCATTCAGTAGCTAACTTACCACCAACAGCATTGCGATCTACATTTTGTAAAACAGTATCAAGTTCCTGAATGGCTTTTTTTAATTTCTCAGCACCAGCACTATCGCCAATCGTAGAATACGTAGCTTTGAGATTTTTCACATACGTATCCATATCTTGCATTTGCTTTTTAATTCCAGAATCTATAGCTAATGCACTTTCAGACTGTTTTAATGCTTGATATTCAACCTCTAATTGTCCAACAACTCTCTTGAGTTCATTATAATACTGCAATTTTTGTGGATTACTCGTTGCATTATTGAAATTCTCCTGAGACTGTTCTAATTGCTTAAAAAGTGTTTTTACAGAATCAGTTTGATTTTTTAACACATTAAACTTGCTCTGGATATTTTGAATATCAAAATCAAGTTTTGTGTCTTCATTCATCTTCTTAATTGCGGTATTATATTCGTCAATCTCCTTTTTGACAGAACGCAAACTTTCTTTCGCAGCCTTAAAATCATTTGCATCAATAGCAGACTTAAAAGAATTTTGTGTTGCACCTTTTAAAGTAAGTCCAACATCAGAAGCCGCTTGCTTATACTTCTCCATCTGTTGAACAAGTTCTTTTTGCATAGAGGCCATTTTCTGCTGTTGAGTAATTACTTTAGAAACGCTTTTAGGATCAACTTCAATTCCGATTTTTGCCGTTTCCTGATTAATTTCCTTAACAAGAGATGCAACGCCTTTTTCAACCTGAGACTTTTCTATTGCGGCTTTCAGAATAAGTTGTTTTGTCCCAAAACCATTCAAAATTGTACTTAAATCAGCACTAATTTGTGATGTAGTCTCTGATATATTTAGACCAAGTACAATCTGACCATCAGCAGCCATATATTTCACCTCCATACCATATAAATAAGCCCTCGCCATTTCTGACGAGGGCTGTTAATTGCTATTGTTTTATCTTATCCATAATACATAAGCGGACGAATAACCGCTATTTCAATCCCAAGATCATTTTTTGAGTTGAACTCTTGTATTCCTTCTTCTACAAATCTCTCTGCTACACGATAGCCAAAATTCGGTATATTCTTGAACCAAACTGGCTTTTTTACTGTATAACCATCATTCAACAGCCAAAAAACATTTGCATTTGACTGGTTCCATTTATTAAAAATAGATGGGCGAATTGCATTTTGAACTTTTAATGTGCAAGATAATCTCATACCATCAACTTTAATATCAGCAATATCAGCAGTTGATAAACAACTACCCATACTACCACGATTTATTCTTGACTGGATACAATCTCGCAATAGGTTTGCAGCCCGAACAAGTTCTTGTGCATATGTTAGTCCCGAAGGTGCTTTAATCTTTGTGAGATCGAGGCCAGCAACTATCTTATCTAAAGACATAGAACACCTCCACATAAGAAAAGAGCAACCGCCAAAGACGATTGCTCTTAATAAAATTTATTTTTTTGTCAATGTCACAATTAATCCAGTTGTTACCTCAAAAAATATTTTTCCGTTATTATATTCTACAAGTTCAAAATTTATCGAATTATCTGGATCAACAACTTCAACATAGCCATCTTGTACTGTATAAGAGCAACTTGTTTCAATCGTTCCTCCCTGAAAATCTGGCTTAATTATTTTTAGATTTCCAGATTTAGTGAATATCAAAGAATATTTGTTAAACTCATAGGTTGTTTCCCCGTATATATCACCAATCTCATCCGTACTTATAATATTTTCTCCATCACTATACTCCGAAACTACCCATGTGCCAACAATGTTATCTTCATCATTTCCACTACAACCAGCAAACGAGAAACATACAAAAACCACAAATATCGCAGATAAAATTCTTTTGAACATAATAAGCACCTCCATGATGCTATTATATCATCAAAAACAAACGAAGTCAATATATGATTGTATTTTTTGTTATGTTGAACTCAACACAGTAGACACCAACTCAGAATAGTTCATATTCTTCAGTGCCTCAGTCATATCCGCAGCCGTTCCAACATGAGAAATTGTTTCCATAAGTTGCTGACCAGTAGCAACAAACATGGCAACGCCGTTTTCAATTTCCTCTCTGGCCTTAGTCAAAATCTGCCGCTCTTGACTAAACTGCATCTGCTTCCGATATTCCAACTTATCACATACCATCTGACGAAGCCCCTGAATCAACTGCTGATACGAATTATCCTTGACATTGGCAACAAGATTGATTGCCTTACAAAGTTCATACGTCTTATCAATATCCAGAACATCTTCGGTGCTACCATCATCAAGAGTAAGAGACTTTTCAAATACGGGTACATTCGTAGTCATCTGGAGTAAAGTGATCATAAACACAGCATCCAAAATTTGAGGAATAAAATCGCCATTTGAATCAAAACAAGCATTTACGACACGATCAACAAAAGCACCTTGCTCATCTACACTCATTTCATTTTTAATGAGAATTTCCATCAAAACAGCATCTCCGTTATCAGGATCAGTAAGGGTGAGTACAACATTAGTCTTATGATTCTTATAAACGTCCATCAGCGCATTAACAGACTTCTTTGTAATTTTACTCATATCAATTCTCCTTTAAAAAAATATTTGTAATTTCAATTTCTGTACGTGGATTATCTTTATCCACATAACATTCCAGAGTCAATGAAGTTAGATGAGTGCTATCATCATCAACTAAAAACCCGCTCTCTGTAAATCCATCTAAAATGAATTTAGGAGAAGCGGAATCAACATCATGCCTACGATTTGTTTTATAATATGTAATAAATTTCATTTCACATTTTTCAATGTGTAGGTTAGTATAACCTTGTTCTTTTACGAACCAAACTATGAAATCTTTCCATCTTTGTTTAAGTGCGTTCATCATAGGTCTTTTCATAATCATCCATTGATTCATAAGAGGATGATACGGATTATCTATTGGCTTTTTTGATGCTTTAGGATGTAATTTGAAATATAGCCGTTCATAATTAGCTAATGTTTCATTGTCGATTATAAGTTTCAAATCATTATACATATTCAATCGTCATTTAATTCCTCCATAATAATAAGTGGGAGGGTAATCAAAGCACCCTCCCAACCTTTTATTCTTCAGTTTCGTCCATTGCATCTTCGATTGCAACGACTTCACGCCGCTTACCACGTGTGCGCTTTGGTGTCTCTTTCACAGTCTCGTCCTCTGCCTTTGATTCATCCGTAGACACTGTTGCGTCCGGGGTTTTCTCAACAGTGAACTCCTGCCTTGCGGCCTGAACACGGCGCAAGTATTCTGCGCCGCACTCAGGACTACACGCAAGACTATGATAATTAAAAGCACTAATCACAGCACTTGGTTTATTACAAGGGACGAACATTTTGCCACATACCCTACATGGAATAGCACGTGCCGCCATGTCAAATCACCTCACAAATCAAATTACGCAGTGTCCTCCTGCTCACCGAACACAGTCATATCCCAGAACTTAGTGCCACCATTAGTACAAGCGGAAGCCAAACTGGTAGCCTCGAAACCGTGAGTAGTCTGACTATCGCCCATAGCAAGATCGAAAGAGCCAGTAAAGTCAGCATAAGGAATGTAGAACTGAACATGATAAATATTGTGACACTTATCTTCAGCCAGAGCATCTACATACATCTCAACAGTCTCGGAATAATTATCAGAGATGTTGGAAACAACATCACCCTCGACATTGCGAGTATAGTACACAACAATAGACGTACCATCGGCAATCTCACCATCAGCAAAAGTCAGTTCCTTAGTAGCAGGATCGTAAGCAAACTTACCAGTAGCAGCAGTAGCATCCTGAGTCAGACGCTTATTGATAGTGCTATCAGCGTTCTTAACAATGACTTCCTGAATCTCATTGCCAGCAGTACCCACGGCCTTAAAATTAGTAGTAGCCTTGTTGCTATTCACAGTAAGATAATCAGGAATCTTGACAGGAGTGGCGGTCTTGTGTTCGCCAGCAGAACCAACCTCAACCTCAACCAGACCCATAGACACCATACCATTTGTGCCAGACACAGTAACAGACTTATTACGCTTCAACTGACCAATGGTGCGACCACCCTTACCAGTCAGAGCGGTGTTGTCCTGACTATTGGCAATAGTAGCGTTCTGCAATTCATCCAGAGTAAACCGATGAGTACCACCGTTGATACCGAAAGCCATAATAGTCTCAAGACTTGTAATAGACAGGTCATTCACATTAACAGACATATTATCGTCCTCCTTTATTTTTGTAATAAAAAAGCACCAGACATTAATCTGGTGACAGCCAACTTAATTTTTCGAGATCAATTTTGTTCAAATCTACCGTACCAAAATAAGCACCGTTCATTGTTTGTTCCCAATGCTTTTTCTTCTGAATTTGTCGCCAACTCGCATTTAGTTTGTATATACTCAAATCCATCACAGTATCATAGTTATACTTAAATTCCTCAGTATTCACCAAAGAAATAATGATACCCTCCAGAAAAGATTTATATGGTTTCTTTGCAAGTCGTTGTTTTTTTAGTCGTTTGCGTTCAATCAGATACCTTTTCGCCTCATTATTACCAGCCTGTCCAAGAGGTGCTTCCCAAAAATGTATTTTGCGAATTGCATTACATATCTCCAGCGCAATCATTTGGTCAATCACAATATCATTCGTAGGATCATAAAATACACGTTCGCCATTTTTTGTGTTTTTGGCAGCTTTGAAATTTTTCAAATCCAAATTGCCAAATAGGATTTCTGTATTTTCCTCATTTGCCGCAATAGACTCCATCATCAAAAGAAATAACTGATAATTAGTAATTGATTCATAATCAATCCCTATATCATCTAACTCCACCATTAAATCAAATGGCGTAGCTATCAATGTTTGCACAATGCTATAATACTTCTGATCTCCAAAGTCAAAAATCTCATTCACGGTTGGTACATGAACTGCGATTTTATCATTTATCTCATAATCGCTGATACGAAGTAAATTAGGTTTCTGTACCATTACTTAGCACCAGACCTCAGATCACCATTGATTGTCGGACGATTAAACTCCGACACCGTATATTCCAGAGCAATACCATGAAAAGTTGAAGCAGGACTAATATCATCCATTCCATACAACTTCATTCGACCAACTCCCAAATCCATCGAACCATTAAACAATGTCTCTAATCTTTCTCCAATTAAATCAGGCCGCAGCCCATTACTGGTGCGGATATTATCTTGATGACAAAAAATATAGAAAACAATATTTACAGTTTTAAATGTCTTGTTTTGCACTTCTGGAATATAAATCCTAAAACAAATGTAGTTATTTGTATCTTTCGTTACATCAGGAGTATAAGCATATGGAAAAATATTTTTGTACATCAAAGACCGATCTGGAATTGCAGAATTAGGCGTATCAGTTATCAGGTCTACAATTTCCTGATCGCTGCAAAGCAATTTCATAATCTTGCTTCTGTACTCGGTCAATTCTTTGCATAAAGCCATATCATTTCACCTCAAATCCACATATCGGTCTTTGTCTCTAACTCTGCGCCTGTTCCAACAGGATCAGGAACATAATCTGCAATCATCAATTCTTTGTTGTCAACCTTCGGATTAAACTGATCTTCATACAAAGTGAACGCAATAAATCCATGCTCGTTAGCATCTGAATATGATACAGTGTCAGCCTGTTTGACAACGTATGCTGTAGGATTGACTTGATTACGGTCAACCAAAAACCTAACACCATTATCAATCAAAATAGTATGCTTATCATATGTAATGTACATAAGCATCTGCGTTGTACCAACCGTCATTTTCAATTCATCATCATAACGCTCAGTTTCGCCGCTGCCATACTGTGTAGAGTTCAAGATGCTTACAGGGTATTCAACAATCTCATGATTCAGCGGAGAGTAGAATTTTATATAGTGATTGCAGAATCGTAAAGTCCCCTCAAACTGAATACCATGTAAATTGTTAGCCTCAAGGCACATCCAATAACCATGTTCAGGCCAAGGAATTACATCACCCTTATAAATAGGCTCATGTATCATCGTTTGAATTTGTGCCTGTTCAGGAGAAGTTGAACGATATGTTTCCTGATAAATCCTTGGATGCAAAATTCGTTCACTATTCCAGACTTGTACCCCATCTGGAATATAAGAAGGATCGTCTGCGAAAGTATGTCGTACCAAGTGCAACGAGTTTTCAATTTGCTCATTTCGCATAGTATTACCACCAGCGTTCATTCTACGAAGAAAATTCTGATAACCTCCCACAGACAATCACCTCCTTACATATCTTGTTTAATCCAACGATAACGAGACAATAAGGTTTCGTTATCTTTTCGATACATTTCACGCATAGCAACCATTTTTTCTAATTGGTTTGCTGGCGAAAAAGCATTGAAGTCCTTACTTGAAAGTGTCTGTTTAAGTGCAAGAGGAACACGAATATAGTTACTGTCAAGATAAGCAATTACCATGTAATTAGCCAATATTTCAATTTCAGTATCCGTCAACGTGACTTCAAACTTCCTTTTGTTCCTTTTACTCAAATCTTGTTTGCATCCCCTAAAAGATGCAATCGCTGGACGCAAATAATCTGAAAGAACCTCATAAATATCGGTTTCTTCCAGATTCAAGAAGTCATAGTCTTTAATTTTTGATAGAACACTTTCGTAAAGAACTGTAAAAGGTGTACCTTTCATGGCTCACCTCCCATTACACATACTGCATTAACTCAACACCTAAATGCTTTTCAAGGCAACGAATGATTTTTACGTTCTCAATTTTACCATTCTTAACAGCATCCTCAACCTTATGAGTCAATCCAGTCTTAGCATCATTGCTCAACCCGGAAAGCAGTTCCTCGACCTCTTTCACATCAGACCCATACAGTTTCCGCATATCCCCACGATTCATGTTGTTTGCATAAACCTTATCAAGACCTAATTTCTTAACAACATTTTTATCAATGGGCAGCAACCACTTATCATTAAAATACCTTGGATGCTTAGTTTTCATCATCCTAAGTTGCTTGTAAGTCATCTCCTGAATATCACCGACTTCCACCCAAGCAAAACTCTCAAAAGTCGTTGTACAAGTGTAGTATACCGCAGGAACAAGCGACTTGACAGAAACCTTTGTATCATCATTCAAAGTGGTAGAAGTGGCAGGAGCAACTTTCTTTGAAGCTGCCCCATCAGGAATTTCGGTTTTCACCTTATTCTCAATATCCTGTGCCATTAAAACGCCTCCCAAATTTTATTTATTATTAGATTAAGCCAACTCCCAATCACCAACAATCCCGCCATAGATAACAGCCAGACCAGCCTTAACCTGAATCTGACCCTCAAGAGTCATATCCATGTTTTCACGACTATCGGTAATTTCCTTCAGGCGGGAATCGCCCTCAAACACAAACTTGATGGGCTTTGCATTATTTGCCAGCAAAATCAAGCGAGTGCTGGACAGAGCAAAGTCAAACGTACCCTGTTTAAATACCTGCGGAATAGGCATCAGATCGTAACCTTCCCAACTGGAAATAACGCCATTACGATTACGCTGCTCCTTGGCAGACTCAGGAATCCAATTCTCATCAATATTCTTCTGCAACTTACGCAAAGCCGCACCAGTACCAACAATAATAGGCTTCACACCATTATTGGCAGCAGACACCTTATCCAGCAATGTCAGAAGCTCATCACGCTCAGTATCGGTGGACAACGCACCACGACCAGTAAAACCATCAGGCACAAGATCGCTCATATTGGTAAATGCCACATACGCTGCACTCTGGAACGCTTGCAAGAAGGACTTACGAGCCTTATCCAGCAACTTAGCCCAAGAGTCAATGTTCTTCATGAACCGCTCAAACTCATTGTAAAAATGCACGTCCCACCAAGTAGTCTCAACACTAAACTCAGCCCCTAAATCCATGCGCTCACGGTTGGTATCCCAATGATTACCGCTAAACTTAGATACCACAAAGTAACCATTGTCCTCGGCGTAGAACTCATTCTTATCACCTAAGTCAACACGAATAGTCTCAACAAAACGATCAAAGAATTCATTCTCTTTCCAGCCCTCCGGCAAAGTCTGATCAAGAGTGGTTTCAAGAATTTCATAAATATCGTTCTTATACTTACGATAAGTACGATAATTGTACTTCTCACCATGCAGAATTTCTTTCTCAAAACGGTCACGGATTTCATCATCCATGCTCCGATTACTGGTATCCACATTCCCAGCAACATAATTACCAAGATCACCAGTATAATGATCAACACCAAGGGCGATCAACTGCTGCTTCTCAGTAGAGAAATTAGCCAGCTTACTCATATCACAAGCCATATTCACATACCTCGCTTTCTAAATTAAACATTCAATTAAACAATATCGTTGCGAATGACACGCAGCAAATACATATTATATGAACGACCATAAGTAGTGCCATTCTTAGTAGTAAAACCAAAACCACGCTGAAGTTTTACGCCTGTAATCTGAGCGTAGAAACCCTGATCAGCAATACCAGACTCATCGACAACCTTCAACGTATCCTTTCCATGCTGTGCAATAACATATTTACCAACAGCAATTTCAGACTCATCAGCAACGTCAAAAGCACCCACAGAAACAGAATACTGATCCTCAGCAAATAAGTCATAAGCCCTAAAAGGACGCCCAGCCTCATTAATATAATTAGAAAGAGCCTGATTGCTCTTGCGACTCTCATCATAATCCCACTCAGGATTTGCAACCAGAACAACTTTGCGCTTATTAATCAAAGCAGTAGTAGGAGCCTCATATTCATGAGTTTCTACACCATCAATATCAGTAGCCAAATCGCCCACATAACAAATGTGACCATTCTCCACATCCACATCGGCAATCAGACTGTGCAAATGACCGCCACCACGAACAGCAGCAATCTTGGAAGTTTCCACAACAGTATAATTCTTATCCATAGTCATATTACCTCACTTTCAATTATTGTTTCTTTGTAGGCAGCACACCATAGCGAGAACTAACTTCTGCCTTAGGGGTCTGCTCAAATACATCCGCTACCATAGGAGCGGCCTCTTTAGTCTTACGACTGAAATTAGCGTTCAAGTTCTTCTTTGTAAACATCACGGCACACTGAGCCTGAATTTCCTCCAAAGAATACTCATCCCGCTTTTCTTTGAGTGTGGTGTATTCAGCAACATCACTTAAATGCTGATCAAACTGCTTAAACTCTGCATCCTTTGCGGCATCCACAGCAGCCTTCTCACGCTCGGCCTCTGCCTTAACATAAGCATCATACTTAGGTTTCATCTCATCATAGTCATTCTTAACCTGACTATAATTAGCCTCGGCAGTATCTTTACTTTCATTTGCAGCATCAATCTGTGCAGACATATATGTAGCAAAATCGGACATTGCTTTTTCAAACACAAACTGCTCCGCATCTTCTGCGCCTTCCTCGAAATCAGAATAAGTAGTCTTTTTACGACAAGCAGACGCAAAATCAATAGTAATCTTGTCGCCATCCATAGTGTACTTCATACCATACAATCTATAATGGTCAGCACGATCCATCACAATAATCTCATCACTCTGAACATCAACAAAGCAATATTGAGAACATTCATAACCCCAACTGTCACGATATTTCTTCTCGCCCAGCACAGCATAAATCTCATCAATCTGCTCCATTAAATTCAAAGTGAAATTTGTATCAGGAATTTTAGGCATTTCTCCAGCCTCCTTTTCACTATTTTCATTTAACTTTTCAACAGTCATGCTATACTCAGTCAGCTTATCCTTAATCTCTTGTGCGATAGTATGCGCTGTAAATTCCTTTGGAACAGCCTTGCTATCAATCATTGCTGGCTGAATACGATCATCTGTTGAAGATAACAGGCAACATCCATCAAACTTAAAGCCAGTGAATGTAAATGTCCCATCATCGTTTTCCTCGCCAGTGATTGAAGAAAGTTCAAGTTCCATACTCTGAGGCTTACCGCCATCACGATTAAAAATTGTAATTGCATCATCAAATTTAGTCCACAATAGGGCATCAACTTGAAAGAACTCACGGCAAATTCCATCGGAACAAACTTTTTCAATCCAACGATAGTTACATGACTCTGGAATTACACCATAGGCAGAACCAGCATATACATAATCTGTACCATCATTACTCTTAACGGCTTTATACTCATGACCCTGAAAGTCTAACTCTCCGTCTGGATTCAGAGCGATATACCCCAACACTGGAGTATTCATGATGCTATCGGCATTTGCATCAACCACTTCTTTGTCAAAAATACTGCCATTAAAATTCAATCCTGTGTGTAATACATCAATCGTTATGGCAAGAAAACGAGAATCTTCAGTATCCACACAGCTATTGATCGTAAACGACACTGGCAACCTATTTCGTTCATGACCCACTTTCCCCATCACCGCCTTTCTTTATATTTTAATAACGCCCAATGGACGGTATTAACGATTAAGATTTGTCTCATTATCTCTTGTAATTTCACCACTCTCATCAATATCCTGCCCCTTACTCTCATTTGTAGGGCGACCTGTAATTTCATCTCCAGTAGCAGTATAAGAAGTTTGCAATGGTACAAATTTCTCATGCAACTTGAGTACAGTATTTTCTAATAAGAGTGAACCAATAATTCTACTCGGACTTTTACCAAGAGCAACACCATAATCAATCTTAAACGGCTCTCCATTTTGAGCCGCTTTCAGCATAGCATCAGCCACATCATTTCGATTAAAAACAGTAGAATCTTGTATTCTCAATGCAAATTTAAATTGTGGCTTATTGAACTTACGCAGTTTAATGAACCGTGTAAATACACGTTCTACTTGCCGATAAAAGCCATAAATAAAAGCGGCATCATTCTCAATCGACATTTTCATTGCCGTCGCAGATGATCCGCTATTGAACAACTCTTTTGTGACACCAGCATTATCATATAAATTAGTAATAGCATCACTCAGATTATTCGCAGTATTCGCATTGTCCTTAAAGCTAACTGCTGTGGCCTTTCCGGGAGCATGAATCAATCCAACATCTTCTGGCATATTTGCTTTGTTCATTTCTGCAAATACAGCCAAAGTTTCATCTGTAAGCAACGGTTTGTCTACAGCATCCTCATCAATAGGGATTTCAATAACAATAGCCTTATAATTATCAACCCTTGCTTTCTGCAATTTCAATTTCTTGTATGTATCTAAGTCCAAAATATCCTTAATAAGTCCAAGCAAAAATGGCATCGGAGTAATAGAGTTTTCATTAAACTTAAAACACATCTGCTTATCTGCTGGTGGGACAAACCATCCATCAAAATAAGAATTTCCATTTCGGTAATCTAAATATGCCTGTTTGACATAATCAGGATATGAACCAATATGCAACGGGTTAATTCCGCTTAATTGTATCTTGAAATTAAACACGCCATCTTGTACCTGACAAATCTTGCAAATAGACGGATTGATTGACAAAACAAAAAAGTCTGAACTATCTTCAAAAATCAATCCATAAAATACATCCTGCATGGGTAGAACACTCATGATTTTTAACATTTCATGTTTGAAACCCATCTTTTCAAATTCAGAACACACATTTGCATATGCGTCCCTCAATTTCATTTGCTTTTCTTCACTATCCAATTCGCTCTCTTTAACGTCATACACATCAATATTGTAATTAAACAGTCCCATTTTCCCAAAATAGTTATTCAAACGCATATAGAATTGTGAAGTATACATGAGATAATGGCTTATCTCAATTAACATCATAGGATTGCTTGTTGGATTTTCAAGCGCATCAGCAATTCGTTCTAAAGAATAGCCTTTAATTTTATGAGACTTCAGAACATCAGTATTTGTACACAAATCATGAATCATCAATCGTTTGAATCCCGCTAAGTCAAGACGGCTTTTGCCATTTTCGGTTTCCTCAAAACGTTTTACATCTTTGTCATAATCCAAACTTGAGTAAATTACTTTTGTTACTGGCATTATATCACCGTCCTTTCTTAATACATTCTTGGCCTACGATTCAACGCTTTTAACCGTTCGGCAAATGATTTAATGTCAACATTTGATTTACTTCCACTATCATCTACTTTTACAATATAGTAAAGCAAATAAGCAACCGCAGAGAAACGGTCTTTATCAAACTTACTTACAACTTTCTCAACGGACAGATTCTTACCACTCTGAAGAAGTTTTAAATTACCAACCTCTTGGAAGAACAATTCCTCCTGTACAAAAGGCATAACTTTTGAATTTAAATCATCATTATCCTTAATAGCATAGTCGCCGCCATTTTTACTCTCTAAAAATCTCAATATGCCAGAATCAATCATATCAATGAAATTTGTCAAAATCATTGTTTGGCAAGACTGAGCCTTGAGATCATAAAGGCATTTATCGGCTTTCTTTGCATCAGGAACAGCATCAGTATTGATCGTGTCCCAAGCTGGATATGTTTCTCCAGTTAAAGGATCGTATGTTTCTTCCATCAGTTTATCAATCAATCCAGTTCCCAAGCCATTGCCATCGACAACAGCAATCTTGGCGTTATATCTCTTTCGGACACGCTTGACAATACAAGCCTGAGTTCCAAAGTTCAGCATATTTGAAACATGAATGATATTTGCTAACTGAATCTCCGTAATTTTACCATCAGAGTTTCTTATAACCTTACCAACTGCAATAGATGACTGGTTATTATTCTTGTTCTGAGAACGTGCAACGTCCATTGCCAAATAGAACTCATCGTCATCACTTGTGCTGCTTAATATTGGCTCTGTAAGAGTCCGACAATTCATAAAACGGTTGATATTTACCAACGCACCTGTTGAACTACCTACCCAATTCCCACCGTAGTTCATATCAAAAGCAATAGAGGACATATTTTTCTTTTTCTCTAAAATAGTTCTTTTACTTGAACCACGACCATACCAACAACCAAGCATCCAGTTTGAACCTAATACAATTTTACCCTTTATATCCCGCATATCGTGGAACATTGCAAGGTTTCGGTTAAATTCATCTGAACCCCTAAATCCGGGAGTAGTATAAAAATTAATCTGCTGATTCATTTCCTCTGGATTGACGATTGCTAATTTACCGCAAGTAGTACGACCAACTTCAACAACAGGTTCAAGAGCATCTTCAAAAATAACATTATCCATCAAGTTAGATTCTTCGATGCTAATACGCTTTCTACGCTGGCCTTTGCTGGTTTGTGCGTTAGCTAAAGCATCAATTCTTGCACCGTTCTTAAAAACGATCAGAGCGTCACCTTTAATAAAGCTGGACTTCTTTATTTCATTTTCCAGCATTGGGTAATAACGAATTAACTCCGTATACTTATCTTTCAACAATGCGGCAGCGTTCTCTTTTGTTTGTGCTGTTAAAGACAGTTCAATATTAGGATAACGAATTGCAACTACGACCATCGTTGCAAATTCTAAAAACGTCTTTCCATAGCCTCGATTAAAACAACCATGTTCACTAAAAAATCGTGCGCCAGCCCTCATAAAAACTCGCTGATCTAAATGTAATTTAATACTTCCCTCTGCGGGAGCCATCAAATCTAATGCCAAGTCCGGATACCACATCCACCAACTTGCAAAATCATCACATTTTTTAATTTCTTCTAATGTCATAATTCGATTTGATCATCATTGTCGCTATAATAATCTGGCGGCAACTCAATAAACTCCTTAATTTTTTCACGATTAGTTAGTGTTGGATCATCAGTAAAAATATGGTTCGGATCACCATATTGCTTAACATACTCGGCTACCTTTTCATCATAGAATTTGTAAACATCCTCATATGGGACTTCTGGTTTTCCCTCCAACCTACGACAATAGTTTATATAGCACCAAATAATAAAATCTGGCGCATCACTTGGTCGATATTTAAACTGTGGCAAAATCCTTGTTACGTCTTTTACACGTTCAAATTTTTGAAAGAACTCAGAAAAACACGTCACACCACCTTGTACATCAATGGAATTTAATTGCTTGAGTGCTTCGGTAGTCAGTTTAGACCATTTCTCAGCATCAGCAATAATGCCGGAATTTGTTGCGATTTCTTCCTTTGCAGCGAAACGAACATAACGTAAAAGTAAGTTTTTCTGATTGCTTGAAATATTCGGATAATCTTGCTTAGTATCATCATAAATTCGTTGCATTGTTTGATACTCTTTTGAGGTATATCCTTCTCCAAACAACCTAATCATTTCCTCGCTTACTTCAAATTCCTCATCGTTCAAATAATATACTTTTTCGTTTTGATTTGTTTTACGCCAAGAACTTCCAACAGCATTATCGCTTTGAGCCGCTTGACTATATTTCTCACCTTGTTCAAAATCTAACATTTTAAATTGGGGTAACGAATTAATCTTTGTAAGATATTTTCCAACGATTAAACTTGCAGACGAATCAATACCGTATTGACTAACAGTTTGATCCCATTCCTTTTTTATAAAAGGCTTATCTAATTGACGCATAATGAGATAAACTTTTTCATCATTTGCAGTTCCATCTTCATTAGCACACGCTTTAATCACACATTCCTTACACATAGGTATATACCCATCTTTATGTAATGGATTGTAGCTTCGATAAAACCCTCGTTTTAAAGTTTTTTCTTCTCCACAAGTAGAACATATTTTTTTGGCAGTAGTTAAACTGCCTGATCTGTTTGCCATACTGCCACCTCACTTGAAATTTATATTTTTAGAACATTTTCAATCAAAAAGTCAGATTCATAATTAACTCTACTTTTCATCCCACTTTTTGTATCCTCAAATCGAATAGTAATTGCTGACATAGGATTATCTGGAACCTTCATTAAATATATTTTGTCTCTATCAAGACTATATAAAGCAAAATAGTCAATCTCGGAATTTAAATACTTCCTTCTTTCACCATTTGTTCTATGCGCCGTTGATGATGTTAAATCAAAAATTGAACATCCATTTTTTGATTTAATGGATGTTTTCACCTGAATCTTGTTTAATTTTCCATCAAACTCAGCAATCAGATCAGCTTTCTCATCATCACCAAACGGAATATAAATAGGGATACCCATTTCAACAAATTTAGCGAGAACTTTTGCTTCTCCGATATTTCCAATTCGTTTACTATTCATCTTTCATCCCCTTATAAATAAAGATACCAACGCTCTTACCATATCTTTCGATCAGTAAAAACGTTGGCATTTTGGTAGAAGGTGTCGGACTCGAACCGCTACTCTTGCTCCCAAGGCAAGCGTGTTAGCCATTACACTACACCCTCTATATAAAGCCGCACTTACACGGCAGTAGTGGTCTATTCCCACCGTCAGCACCCGAAAAGCAAAGAAAGGAGATTTGTTTGCCGCTTACCCAAGGCGGCTGGTACTGCTGACGGGGATCGAACCCGTATGCCTAATGGCGAGGGATTTTAAGTCCCTTGTGTCTGCCAATTCCACCACAGCAGCATATTTACTTTATTTCTCCCAAGGAACAAGGTCGTATAAATCAACTGGCGAATTTGCAGTTTTAATCTTTATAAACCCCTTATTAACCACTTGCCATAATGTAAACTTCTTTCTTTCTACATTCTGACTAATTTGATATTTCTGACCAGAATTTGTTACACATAATACACCAGCACCATTATCAGATGCAGGAATACTTTTCACAATCTTTTCAGTCGTTTCTTCTATTTTCTTTCTCATAACTCAACCACCTCAAAATTATGGCAGGGGTAGTAGGAATCGAACCTACGCTCAAGGAGTCAAAGTCCCCAGCCTTACCGCTTGGCTATACCCCTATATAAATCCCGCTGCGTTGCAAGCCGCCCTCGCTAAAAGTGAGATGAACCAAGACCATTGTTATACGGGATATGGAGACATTGGTGGGATTTGAACCCACGATCATAGTTTTGCAGACTACTGCCTTACCAATCTTGGCTACAATGTCATGTCCTGATTTTTCAGGACTATTAATTACTTGAGATTACGCATTGTCGATTGAAGCCGCTTTCCCTTGGCTTCTTCACCTCCCGGCATTTGTAGTCCAAAGTATTTCTCCGCTACTCCCACAACTGCGCCCTTCGTTCAACCCGGCGCACTCTGCTGACCACAGAGTTTTCTTTATCTGGTGCTGGTAGTGGGACTTGAACCCACACGGTATTGCTACCAACAGATTTTGAGTCTGCCACGTCTGCCAATTCCATCATACCAGCAT